ACGGTCTTCCTCCTTTCCTTTCGGTCACTCGTCATCCCGTGTATTCGTTCCGCCTTTGGCTTCACTCATACCTTTCTATATTGAATCCTTTAATGATCGACATATAGATTTCATGGCTTGGAGCGATAGCGTAAAGCCATGGTTCCGTAGGAACGTTTAATCCCTTTATGGTATCTCATTATAGAAGGTGTGAAACTGGGGTTAAACTATTGATTAGATTGAAGGTAGATGGGTTCCATGAATCCTTAAAGGAATCATGAAGACCGCTTTATGATACCATTAAGGCCATCTTCAAACCACATGAAATGAAGGGTCGATTTCAGGTTTTCAATTTTCAATCTGGATTTGAAGGTGTTTCCTGATGGTGCTCACTCATTTTTCTGGAAAGTGTTTGGTAAGGGGGTAGTGCCATCTAGGGTCAATAGAATGCGGCGCGTTTCCGCGCCGTAATTAGCGACAGAAGACGGGATGATGTCGACATGAAGTCTTCATGTTATCTTCAATTGAATGCAGATAGTTTTCTGTATCGATTTTTGATGAAAGATACCTTTTTGATTTCCAGTAGAAACCAGACTGTTGAATAAAAAGGAATCCATGAAGGAAGGAACGATAGTGACTGACTGAATCGACGCGTAGCGTCGCCTTCGAATCTTTGAATCCCTTTTGATATCTTCTTGGGCCATTCCTTCCTCCCTTCGGTCGTCGTCATGGCCGTATGCCGTCGTCACTATCGTTCCTCCGTCATACCCGCGTCTTTTTAAGTCTTATTGGGGTCCTTTATGGTTCTTTATTCGTCCTTTATGGTTCCTTTTCCTATCTCATTATAGAAGGTGTGAAACTGGGGTTAAACTATTGATTCAATTGAAGAATTTTTCCGACCTTCTAGAATTTACTTTAAGTATGTTGAGGCTTCTAATAACCACCCTATTGGCCGTCTATCGGACACCCATTGACTATTTGACAATGGCTAAATCATAGGGTATACTTCGATCTTTGCTGGTCATTAGAGTAAAGACCTACCCTACCAACGCTCAAGGATAACGCAATGGGCCTTCCAGTCTTCTATAAGAACATACAGGTACAGCACACTTCACTAGCCCTACCCACCGATCCAGACTATCATGTAGATGAGGAATTCATTGATGAAATTCTCTCTGCAGCCAAAGTGCGTTACCTCCCGCTACACACGGAGGAAATGAAGCAGACTGAGCGTGACTATATCCGCGTGTTTGCTACCAACCTGTTCTCGGCCTATAAGCACGGCCGCCCTCTTGAGTTCGGGGTTATGACCGTTATGCCACAGTATAATGTTACTGAATGGCAATTCGAGCGGATGTCACGTTCTGAACAGAAGAATATTCCGCTAACAGGTGATTTCCGTCGGAAGGCTGTGAATGCCTTCATCAAGCTAGGCTATTGTGTGAAGTTGCGCAGCGGTTTCTCATTCAAGGTATCCACAGGGAGAACTAACCTCTCTGTGTTCGATCCGACCTCGCTTATCGTAGATGCGATTCTACCTCTTGGCGCAGAGAAGGAGCATGCTAACGTAGTGGACCGCGATGTTAACAATGTCCGTACGCTGTCTCCTTCATGGGCAAGGCAGGAGGAACGGATTCTGAAGAGATATAACCGCCACTGGCGCGCACGGGTGAACTTGCCCTATAAGCCATTGACGCGGGTCTATATTAACAACGGGAAGCTAGGCGGTCGGCTCTATAGTGATTATCAGTTGCTGAAAGGAACCGCTCGCCCAAATATCCTTAAGTTTGACGGGGAGCAAGTTGTAGAGATCGATTTCAAGGCCTCTCAGTTGAACATTGCTTCACTGCTGTTAGACGGGAAGCCTTTGGAAGGCGATCCATATAAGGTAGAAGCAGTCTCACGCGAAGACATGAAGTTGATCATGATGTACTATGTCAATAGCGCGAATCCAAAATCATGCTCAGTCAATCCTGGGGGTCCGCTGGGGATTGCTGGTGCCGCCTACGATTCTGCGATTGCTGAGTTTGAGGGCCGCTACCCATCATTGAAGCGTCTCAAGGGAACTGGCTTCGGTTTGGCCGCCCAGAAGATTGAGGGCGACATTTTCATGGAGCTTGTCCGCATCGCGATGGAACGGGATACGGTGGTGCTAACAGTTCACGATTCGATCATTGTCAAGGAATCTGAAGCCGAGTTCTGGACGGAGACTATGAATAGGGTACGTGATGAGGTCTGTAAGGACGCAATCGTAGAGGAACTTCTCCGCGATTCCCGTGAGTGGCTTCTAGCTGTCCGCGAGAATAAGCAACTCATCAAGGAAGCAGAGACAGCGGTTCGCCAGACGGACGAATTCAAAACCATTGCCCACGATTTCATCAATAATCGTCTGGCACTGCTGATGTCTAGACTTGAAAACAACGTCCCATATCTGAAATGCCATCGGTTCACCACAGACGAAGCAGAACGGCTTTGTCTTCCTCCGAAAATAGAAGAAGCCTGTGATAGCGGATTGGTTCCAGAAGAAATGGCGGAAATTGACCATAAATTAATTGAAGAGGGCAAACTGCCGAAATACTTCATCTAAGGTCAAGGATATGCTACAAGAGTTTGTCGCATCAATCGGAAAGCGCGGGTTTGCGAAGCCCTCGCTTTTCAGGGCGGAGATAACAAGGATTCCGCAAGCATTGGAACCCATCAATGGGATGTCTGAAGCTCTGCGCGATCTTCCCCTATTCATCGAGACGGGGGAAATGCCTGGGACTCAAGTTCTGACTCAGGAGCTGCGACACTATGATCTCTCCCAGAAGTTTGCATACATGAAAGCCCATGATGATCTAAACCTGCAGATTCGGATGGATCGGGATTTCATTTTTAAACGGCTATTCGATGAATGGGTGAACGCGATCTATAATCCGTCCACTGGCGACAGCTACTATAAATCCCAGTATGCGGGCACGGTTCAAATCTTCCAAATGAACGAACGCGGCGCCTCTTCATATGGGATTGAGCTAGAGGACGCATTCCCGACACAGATCGGTCAGATTTCCCTGGGGTGGGATCAGGCGGGGAACTATGTTCGCTTGCCTGTTACGCTGACTTTCCGTCGCATGAAGCAGATTCCGAACAAGGTTATTTTCCGTCCACAGGGCCAGCAGCTAGGCAATGGTTCAGCAGGCGGGCATACTTTCCCGTCTCAGCCACCCGCTTTTGGACGTTCAAATATTGAGATTCCCCAGCAGCTACGGGACACCGCTAACCTATCCACGATGAGACAGCTAAGGGTAGGTGGCCATTCCCGTCTAGGGAATCTGACTGGCAATTTCAATGGGGTTTTCTAAGTCATGGCACTACCAGTAATTCAAGCTCCCAAATTCACGATGACCCTTCCGACAGGTGAACAGGTTCAGTATCGGCCGTTCACTCATAAAGAACAGAAGAATTTGCTCATCACGGCTGAGGGCGGGAACGAACAGGACGTGCTACGCGGCATTATCAATCTTGTGGACGATTGCACGTTCAATAAAGTTGACTGGGCATCCCTACCAGCGGTAGACCTCGAATATGCATTCATCCACGTGCGCGCTAAGTCTATTGGTGAAGTGGTGGAAATGCGCTGGCAGTGCCATTCGAAGGCGGACGGGAAGAAGTGCGGGCATATGAATACGGTAGAAGCAGATATCCGCACAGCCAAAGCAGAACCCATGCCAGAGACCACGATCAAGGTAACCGACGATATCGCCATCGTGCTGGATCAGGTGACGCCGACTGACATTATCCGTATGGCTGGCGGGGCAAGCACTGAAGATATCCTGTTTGAAAAGGTCAAAATGGTTGTTCACGGGGATGAGGTTACAACCGAATTCACGAAGGAAGAGTTTACCCCGTTTGTTGAATCCTTCCCCGCCGAAGCATCGCGGGCAGTAGATGAGTTTTTCAAAAAGCAGGCAACCATGGTTTTAACCGTTCCTGTCACTTGCCAGAAGTGCGGGTCAGAATCGGAACTGACGATTAAAGGCGCATTGAATTTTTTCGGATAATTCTCGGTCACGAACCCTTGGGATCAATGTATAAGCTCAATTTCCAGTTGATGCAAATACACGGTTATTCACTAGCAGAGATAGAGGCCATGATCCCATTTGAACGAGAGGTCTATCTCGCACTGCTGGCAAAGCACATCAAAGACGAACAGGAAAGGTTAAATGCTAAACGACAGCGGTAAACGGAACCCACTGCAGAACGCGATCTATACGCTAGTGAATATGCCGTCCAGTGTCACTAAGGCGGCTCTCCACAACATCACCCGTCCTTTTGGTATGATGGGTGATGTTTTCTCGCGTGAGAACATTGTGAACGCCATGATGCCGAAGACACTGGCTGCTGGTGTTAACACGGTCCTGGACAAGGTATCTGCCTCACGGAAGAAAGCGTCCCAGTCGTCATCTTCGACGAAGAAAGCCGAATCAAAGAAACAGCAGCGCTTTGAGGAAGAAGACTTTGACCCGTCACAAGGCGGATGGGTTGAAGATGATGAATACGACAATGATGGCCCAGTAGCAGCCTCGATGCAGGTTGACGGCACCATAGACGACATCGACGAAGACGTGGGGGAATCTGAGGAGCTATTAGCAGAAATCCTTGACGAGATTCAAAACGGCTTTGGACAGTCGAACGAGAACCTAGGTCTCCTCCTAGAGAGGTTCGGTGTCAATAATGACAACGAAGAGCCAGTCATGATGCGCTGGGATGAACAGGGTATCCCCGATCCAGTGGCCAAGATCGATCCTGATCAGTTGGAAGAGTTGTCAGACGATGATTCGATGGTCGAACTCATTGAGCTGAACGGGGTCATTATCAAGAAACTGGATAAGATCGAGAAGAATACTCGTAGAGACACCCTTGCAGAACGTGAGGCTGAGTTGGAAAGTAGAAGTGCTAAAGCAGTTGTCTCCACGACTGCGGAAGATTTGGCCCGTGCCCAGAAAGACAAGGAGGGTTCCTTGATCGGCGCCATCGCAGACGGCCTCGGAAGCGCCGCGCTTGGTGCTGCTGGATTGGGTGCTGCTGGCCTAGGCGCAAAGGGTGCTGCTGGGAAGCTAGGGAAAATCCTCGGGAAGACAAAGGCCCCCGCTTCAGGTCTCGCAACCGCGGCTGCTGAGTCAAAGGCTGGTCCAGCTATTGCAAAGAGTGTAGAAGCCGCGGTGAAGCCTGCGTCTAAGCTAGGTGCTGTAACCAAGGGAGCTGGCCGCGTCCTAGGCGCCCCTCTAGCAGTCGGCTTGAGCGCATATGAAGCATATCAGGTTTCCCAAGACGAGGCCTTGACCGCCGAACAGAAAACGACAGAGTACGGCAAGATCGGCGGGAAGACAGTCGGTGCCCTTGCTGGTGCGAAAGCGGGCGCTGTTCTAGGTGCAATTGGTGGCCCCGTGGGTTCTGTCATTGGCGGATTACTCGGCGGTATTGGTGGGTTCTTCCTAGGTGAGAAAGGCGGCGAGATCATCGGCGACTTGATCAATAAAGTACTCCCTTCCAGTAGCTCTAGTCCAAAACTGGATGATACAGCAAAGGCAGCGGAGATCGCGGCCAATATCGTTAAGCCTGATATCAGCGGGGTGGCTGCTGGGAATACTCGTGTCAGCAACCTAGAGCAATTGACGCAACGGATTGAACAGACGGCTGCCGACAAACAGGCGGCACTCATGCAACCCATCATCGCGCCAGTGACTATACATAACAATAACACCACTAACAACGGTAGCAGCAATCAGCAGTCACGCATGCCAGTTCCATCGGTAAGGAATCAGGACGGCACAATTCAGAGACTACTAGACGCGAACTATCGACCATTGATTAAGTAATCACCATGCCACTATATCAATACGCTTGCAAAGAGTGCGGGACTGAAGTTGACAAAATGTTCAAAATCGCAGACCGCAAAGATCAAATCACGGAATACTGTCAGTATTGCCAGCAGGAAACCCCTCACGAATATCACATCAGTGCGGTGGCAATGTCCTACAATGGCGTCAATCACGGACACAAGATTCCGTCCGATCTAAAGAATCGATTTGATCAGTTGCGCAAGCACTACCCCAAGATGCGGAGTCAATACTAACATGAAAGAGCAATGGAAAAAGTTCATCGGTCTGAGCCGTGACAGCGACCTGCGCCGTCTTCTGTTCCTCGGCATCTTCCTACTAATCATTAGCCAAATTGACCGCGTGGTGCCGTTTGATGGGAACTTCGCGTTCCTAGCGGCGGCTCTGAATAGTACTAGTGTTGTTATCGTAGTGGCGGCGGTGAGCCACGTAGTCCGTCGTGTTCTCTTCCCACAAATCCACTTGATGGAGTTTGCCAATAAGGCCAAAGAGAACCCCATCGCGGCAGCTATCGTATATCTCGGGGTGTGTATCCTCATAGCGACGTTCGTCGTGGTTAACGTCAACCTACTACGCTAAGCCCCAAATCAATAAAGCCCCTTGATCATTTTCTCATGATCTCGGGGCTTTTCTTTTTGGATAACAAACATGGAACGTCTAATAACAAAACTGGCAGCATTCGTTCTGCTGGTGCTTTTCACTTCTCCGATGTGGGCACAGGAAGTGCCTCAAGCACCGAAGGGGATTCCACAGAACTTCATGTACCATAAGGGTGCGCTGATAGATGTCATGAAGAGGAAGTGGCCCGATAATCCCTATCCTAGTGCTATTGCTGGACAGATTGAGCAAGAAACCTGCATTTCACTGACGGGTAAAAGGTGCTGGAGTCGCTTTGCTGAATTGAATACTAGTCGAGAACGCGGCGTAGGTTTGGGTCAACATACGAAAACGGCACGATTCGACGCCATGGAAGAGGCGAAAGGACTTGATACCGATCTTAAGGACTGGGGATGGCAGGACCCGTACAATGCCGAAATGCAAATGATCGGGCTCATTGTGATGATGCGGAGGAACTACGGGATTTTCAAAAATAGCACAGGCGATCTCGACCGCTATGCCTTTGCTCTTGCTGCTTATAACGGTGGTGTCGGTGGTATACAGTCAGACCAGAGGATTTGTCGTAACACTAAGGGGTGCGACGATAGGCTATGGTTCGGGAACGTGGAAAATACATCACTGAAGGCTAAGACTAAGCTTAAAGGATACGGCCAGTCGTTCTTTTTTATAAACAGGGAATATCCAGTAAATATCCTTTTTAAGAGACGGCAAAAATATAAACCCTTTATTGACCCCTTCTTTGAGGGTGCAAAATGATCCTAAACCTATTCAGGCTGGCACTCCCATTCCTAACCCGTTATCGTTGGTATCTGGCCGCATTCGCCCTTCTGTCATCCTCTGCAACGGCAGCTTATTTCACGGCTCAGTATAAAGACGGTCAGCAGGCCATACGTGAACAAAGACAGCAGGAATACTATATCAAGGAACTGGAAAGGCAACACACACAGCATATTCAAGAGATAGAGCAGGTCAATAAGAAAGCCCTAGAGGCACAAACTGAACTTTCCCGCGTCAATACGGATTTGGAGAAGAAATACCGTGAAGCCACTAAGCAAGCTAGTAACAATGCTGCCCGTCTTGAGCGTGCTATCTCTGATGGTCTCAGGTTGCGCGACAAGTGGAAGGCCGCAGAAGCTGCCAGAACCGCCGAAAGTAACAAGACCAAAGGTGGAGCTTCCAGCGCCGCCGACAGCAGTAACGGAAACCCTGCCACCGACTGGGCATTTTCGGAGACAGCTACTCGAAGACTTTTCAAACTAGCAGACGAAGCGGACCAGCAATTGGAGCGCTTGCGCATCAGCAACGAGTATGCGCTAAGGCTACACGCCATTTGTCAAAAGTTGCAGAACAATCAGTAATAGTATAAAATAGGGGTGATGGGATTTCGATCCTGTCGCCCCTTAATCGTTTTGGAGACAACCCAATGCGCCAAAAACAAAGCCGCAAGAACGAAAGCCAGAAGCGTGAAGCCTTCAACCTAGTGAAGCTACAATCGCGTACGGCTGCCCAAAAGGCCATGATGGACGCTTACTTGGATGATCTTAACGTCATTGCATCGGGTAGCGCGGGGACTGGTAAAAGCTATGTCGCCTGTTACCTTGCACTGAAAGACCTTTTTGAAAAGGAAAAGGATCGGATCATCATTATTCGCTCCACTGTGCCGACACGGGATCAAGGTTTCTTGCCTGGGACGGTAGAGGAAAAGCAGGCGGTATATCAGTTGCCGTACGTAGGAATCGTGAATGAACTATGCCAGAACGGCGCGGCATGGGAGATTCTGAGAAAGAAAGACATGATTCAATTCATCACGACAAGCTATGTCCGTGGCATCACCTTGGACAATGCGGTAATCGTTGTGGATGAATTCCAGAACATGAACCAAGAGGAACTGTATAGCGTACTAACCCGTGTGGGTGAAAACACTCAAGTCATCCTATGCGGGGACACCCGTCAAACCGACCTGAAAAAGGAGAAGACCGCGTTCTATTGGCTGGAATCCCTATCGCACAAGATGTCAGATTGGTTCCGTCATATCACATTCCATCCTGAGGATATTGTGAGGTCTGATTTCGTTAAAGCGCTGATCATGGCTAACGAATCCATGTCTTAAATATCACTATTAGTGACAGTCTATAGGTTAGTCTACAATGGGAAAGAGATACGTCTACAGAGATATCAATCTGGATTTTGTGAAGCATCCGCTCACGGGGGATATCATCGCCGCCACGGATGTCGAAGCCATTAAGAAGAGTCTGCGCAACCTTGTCCAGACTGACCTATACGATTGTCCATTCAACCCTGATAAGGGGACGAACATCAGGGGCTCCCTATTCGAGAACTTCAGTCCGTTCACTGCTGAATTCATCAGGGCTAAGATCCATGAAATGGTAGACAAGTACGAGCCTAGGGTAGAGCTGCAGCAGATCAACATCTACCAGAGGGAAGAACAACACAGTCTAGAAGTATCGATCTACTTTAAGATCATTGAACTAAACAGACAGGAAGAATTAACAGTATTCGTTGAGAGGGCGCGCTGATACCATGGCTCAAGTCAACCTAACATCGATGGAATTCGGCGAGATTAAGGAATCTCTAAAGGAATTCCTGAAGCAGCAGGACGAATTCAAGGATTACAATTTTGAAGGATCGGGTCTGAATGCCATCCTAGACTTACTAGCCTACAACAGCCAGAACAATGCGTATCTGGCCAATATGTTGGCGAACGAGGCCGAGATCGATACTGCGATCATCCGCGCTAATGTGGTCTCCCGTGCGAAGCTACTAGGATACACCCCGAAGAGTGCGACGGCTGCCCGCGCCGTTCTGTCCATATCCATCAATGATCCGAGTAAGCATGTTGCCTCCCTAGTCCTCCCGCGCGGCGCGCGGTTCACAGTCAAGAGTGACCGTCAACAATTCACGTTCGTTACCTTGCAAGAGCATGTCCTTCAGGGCGACGGTAACGGCCTCTACAAGAATGATGCCGTGGAAGTCTTTGAAGGGATTTTGAAAGGCTACTCATTCACGGTTGACAGCGACGAACGCCGCTATATCATCCCTAGCACCAAGATCGATACCAGCACGATCCGCATGGCGGTCTACGACAATCAGACGGCTAACCAGTACACTGTATACGAGAAAGCCAGCGGGCTTGCCAACATCAAAGCCAGCACCCCCACATATTGGGTCTATGAGACTGACGGCGGAAACTACGAAGTTAAGTTCGGCGACGGTGTGTTTGGGAAGCGTCCACCACTAAACGGCATTGTCTATGTTGAGTATCTGGAAACCAATGGACCAGAGGCTAACGACTTCTCCCGCTTCTCTCTAGTAGGTTCGTTCGATGGCTATGAGAACGCCGACGTTCGGATTTCAGTAGTAGCAAACAGCGCAGGCGGTTCTGATCCTGAAGCAACCAGCACCATCAAGCTGAACGCCCCTCGTTATTTCCAGTCCCAGAACAGGGCAGTAACAAAAGAGGATTATGCGGCTGTCACCCACGACATTTACCCATATGCAAAGAGTGTAGCGGTCTGGGGTGGCGAAGAAGCAACCCCGCCCCAGTTCGGAAAGGTCTTCGTTTCAATCATCCCGCGCTCGCTAACCAAATTGACGGAAGCCAACCGCCGCGATATTGAACGAAAGCTGAAAGCCCGTTCCGTAATTGGAATCACCCCTGTCGTGATTGATCCGAAGTTTGTCGGTCTGAATCTGAACATCACCGCCGTTATCCGTCGGAATAGTGTGAACGGTCTCGGCAACTTTACCTCTCAAATCAAGGAAGTCGTCAAGCGCCACTTTGATGAAGGCTTCGGAATCTTCGATCAGGATTTCTATTACTCAAATCTGGTAGCAGATATCAAGGGCCATAGTCGTGCGATCGTCTCAGTCCGCGGCGACTACACCTTGTCAAGGTCGCAGCCAATCACTGGGACACTGACTTACGAGTTTGAAAACCCAATCAATGAAGGTAGCGTCAAGTCATCACTAGTCCGTCAGACAGGAAACACCGAATATCAGTCGCTGACCGATAAAGCGGGTAAGATATTCCTAGGAAAGACTGAAGTCGGAACGGTTGACTACAAGACAGGTAAGCTAATCGTCAACACCTCTAGCATCCGCGAGACTTCAGCCGAGAAACTGGAAGTGTTCGTCACGCCAGCCATTGATGACGTCTACACTGGATTCGCCACTGCCCTTGTGTTGAACAAAGATCGCCTATCCGTTGAACTGAAGGTAGAATAATGAGTGAACTAAACGTATCGGCACGGGCGGTTTCCCAGAAGGTTGCCGCCCTTCCCAAATTCATTCAGGAAGACCATCGTCGCTTCGTTTCCTTCATGGAAGCCTATTACAAGTGGTCGGCTATTCATGGGGCCGACCTGGGCTTTGAGGCGATGAAACTGGCAAACGACATCGACCTAGTGCCCTCCGAATTGCTGCCAAAGTACAGGGAAGTATATGCCCCCGACTTCCCTGTCAATGCTAAGGCCGACTTCCGTCTAGTGGCAAAGCACCTGAAAGAGATATACAGCGTCAAGGGTACAGAGGATAGCTACCGCATTTTCTATCAGGCTGCCTATGGTGAGGCGGTGCAGGTGAGGAATCCAAAGGACCGTGTGTTCAAACCTTCAGACGCGGTATGGTCGAATCACAAGGTGATGCTAGTCAAACAGGTAGCGGGGAACCCATTCGATCTAGTGGGTCATGATATCAATGGATGGCTAGTGGAGTCTGTGATGAAAAGCGGAGACCTGTATGCTATGGAGCTATCAGGTAACGGGAAGGAATTCAATCTGACAGATAACATCACGTCAGAAGGCATCACGGTTTCAATTCAGCCTGTCTATGAGATTGGCGAGATCGAATCATCTATCGATTGGCAGGACGGGGAAACCGCCACCGTGGACGGTGTGACTTTCAAGGTCGATCAAGTCCACTACGGTAAAGTTCAGTCGGTAACGGTCATGGCTGGCGGCGCTGGATACAAGGTTGATGATGTTGTAACCCTCTCAACCAAGCATCTGGGGAGTGGGTTCCGTGGTAGGGTTTCCGCTGTTGGTCCACAGGGCGCAATCACCCGCGTATCCATTGACCGTAGAGGCTGGGGGTTCAATAACAGGGACGTAACGCTATCCGTTCAATCGGAGCAAGGGAAGAACGCGAAATTATCCCCTGTGTTCTCCGCTGATATGGGAAAGATCAAACACGCATCCATCATCAAGAATACGGCAGCTCCAACAAAAAAGGCGATACGGGTAAAGAATACCCGTATCGCCTTGGAACAAACCGTATTTCATAGCGACCACTACTGGACCGAACTAAAATCAGCACCGTCAACCCATCTTGCAATGATACATGATAGTAGTTACTATCAGGATTATTCCTATGAGTTGATTTCTGGGGCTGACGTGGATAAAGCCGCCGTCCAGTCCCTGCTAGGGGTTGCTGGTATGAAGCTCTACACCACGAAGAAAATTACTTGGACCCCCTGATTAATTTCATTAGGTCCTCAGTCGAGCCGACATGCAAGTGTTGGTGATTCGACACCACAGGAGCCGTTTCCTTTTCGGAGGAGGCGGCTTTTTCTTTTTGTGTTGCACCACCGCTTACCTCATGGATTTTCATTGCGGTGTCGGTAATCGTTTTGATGAGATTGGCCGCCACACTGAACGCTTGGGGGTGCTCGGAACCCTGTGCAACTTGAGCGAGAAGCTCTAGAAGGGTCTCCCCCTTGGCTAGAGCATTTTTCATACTCTCCCGTGCAATCGCCTGATCCCGTTTATTGCGTTCCGCGTCATCAACAGGAACGACTGGCTTATCGTCTTTGACGACGATGCTAGCCTCTTCGATAACATCGGTCCGTGGAGAGACGACAGGAGACGGCATCAGGTTAAAGGTCTCTTCTAGCTTCTCAAACATGATCAGTTTTCCGTTATGCGTTCTGTGATGGTGTCTGGCGGTGTTCCTTCAGCATGATAGTTCACTGCGGGGGCCCCCTCCATCTGTGGGTTAAACCAATGATTGATGTCAATGGTTTTGATAATGGATTTATCAGCGACTGGCCCGTAGAAGTATCCCTTAAGGGAGAATTCTAGGGTCCATTCAATGAGTCTTGATTCTGTAAACTCGCCTTCCACGTTGTCCGTGAAGGAGACACTATTCAGGACAACATGAATGTCACGATCAATCCCCATATCGGGGATTTCTTTTGCAGAGACGGTGTATTCTGGCTGGAAAAATGGTAGGATTTGCTCAACGATTTGGGCAGAGTCTTCCATGTGAACCGCGAAAATCGTTAAACGAAACGGTATCACATAAGGAGCAGGCGAGAATTGAAACCGTGCCTTAGACCCATCTGCTTTACGCATCGTTTGAAGCGATGAACCCTCCTTTCTAGTGCCATCGTAAGACGGAGAGTCCATTTCAAAAGCCATGCGTGGAAAAGAATTATTCCACGTCTCTTTAAGGTTCGGATTTTGTTGTAGCCTTTCCAGTACCTTATCTTTATGCACAAAGGACAGCGGTACCTTGATGGTCTTTTTGTCTCCATTTTTTCCTTCCCTTATAATTGAAATGTCATTAAAGAGCGTGCCGAAAATGGCGACATAACGCTTAATATGACTGTGGTAGAATGGTGCGTGCCCTAACATTTTCAAGCCGTCCCGAAAGGATTATCTTCAGAAAAATCAATGAATGCTTTCCCGAGTTCCTCTAGCGGGTCGGTATCATCATTCCTATCCATCATCTCTTTTCTAACTGCGTCTTCGTCAAGATCGGATATACCAGTGTTAACCTCTTGGTGGCTGAACTTGGCGCGCTCGCATTTAATGAAGTAGTAGACAGGCGAACCCAACGCTTTCCACTGGGCGTCTACGAAGTCCACCTTAGTGATACGGAAAACGTCATCGGGGCCGAGGTAATCCCATTCGGGGATGTAGATGTAATCTCCTTCCCTTGGGCGCATCCCCATGACGTTGCCGAACCGACGAACGCCAGCCACGAACGTACATGTATGGGCTTGCGTGAATCCGAACTTCGAGTAAAGATCATCCCCGCCTAGAGGTTGCTCAAAGTCCTTCATGTACATCTCGATGGTGACAGCACCATTCAGTTTTTCAAAACGGTTCTCACCAAAGACGGGGTCGTAGTTCTCGGAACGGAGATTCTCAACCTTGATATATTGGACATCGATCCCCGACAGCTGGATCATCTCTTCAGCAAGGTCATGATATAGATTCTGTTCGTTCCGCTGGGTGACATGATCGAAGTAGTTGTTAACAGCCATCACGTCACCTCATTACGCCATGAATGGCATGATCGGTTCTTGTTCGGATAGTAAGATATCTTCCTCTAGCTGACGTAGCTCATCCGTCGCCTCAGTGACAATCTGTAGACCGTCAATCTGTACGCCGCCTACTAGCTGCACGTTTTGAAGCTTGCGGAGGTTGTTACCCCACTGGAGTTTGATCAGACAGGTGGCATAACGCTTCAGCCATTGATCGTCCCAGATATCCGTGAACTCGTCTGGGTCTAGCGCGCGGGTTGCCTCTACAACGAAGATGCGACCTTCAGGAACCTGCGACCAGTCCGTATCGATGAACATGCGATTCATGCGCATGTTGAACCGATGGTTTTTGAAACGCCCTGAGGTGACATCACGAAGGGTTTGCAGATATTGCATGGCCATGGTGTAGGAAGCCAGACCAGACCCCTTCAGGGCAAACGGATATGTGCTACTGATCAGACCATACTCGGCTGAGAATTGACCAGTGGTGACGCTATTGGTCTCCAGCACGCGCTCCACCGCAATGATGGACTTATCCAGTGGGAAGAAGCGGTCGGCTTTGACTTGAGCCGTTACCTCGGCGGGTAGGTAGAAGTTGATGGAGCCGTTATAGTGTTCACGGTGGAACTTCTGTAGAGCTGAGTCTACGATGTCTTCCACTTGCTCACGCGCAACGTTGATACGAATCACGGGTGCGCCCAAACGACGCATGCACCAGTTAATGAACTCTTCTCGGTTTTCGGGTTTGGAAGAAGACATAGTAGATAGAATCCTTAAATTAGATTGATAGTATTTAACAAACGACAAAGCCCCCGATCCGATTGGAAAGGGGGCTTTTTTGATTTAGTGTAGCCTGTAGACTACTAGTTTCTTGTATACCAGTGCAGTCGTGAATTCGACCACTAGGCAAGGCCCGCTGACCTCTAACCACTCAATCGCGAATCCGACTTTACGAATCCCGTGTTTCAGTGACTGCTGACGTAAAGTCGTCTGCGGGAGATTGAAGAGACGTGGGTTGAAGTGCGTGTCTTTCTTCTCGGTATTGTGCGCCTTGGTGTCGTCGAAGAAGAAAGAGAGGCTGTTCATCAACTCTCTATAGTCATCTTCCCGCATATGCAGCGGTTGGCGATGTTCGAAGATGACTTGCTCACGATTCATTGTCCAGCGAGTCATTTTTCAACCCTCAGCGCCATAAGTTTGTTGATTACATTCACCATATTGTTTAAGGAAGCGGTGCAATCATCGATGCCGATGTACACCTCTCTGATGTTCTTCTTCATATTGATAGCGTCGAGGTCAAACACCCTACCCATGCAGTGCGTATAGTCCTTTTCTAGAAGCTTCTCCATCCACATGAATTCATGCATGACCATTGGATCGTATTTGAGTTTTGAGGTCTCATTCATGTAAATCAGACCCTTTAGAACGTCGATTTCTGCAAAGTTCTTTTGTTTTACGTAATTCCCAACGTTGGCGATTTTACCTCTATGATCTTTTCATTTGACCATAAGTCGGAGACACCAGCGGCATTGACGCTAGACATCGCGAAGATGGCGGCTACGGCAAACAGAGCTTTAAGTACTTTCATGATGATCAATCCTTAATGATGAGCTTGAAGCTTCGCTTTGGAAGCTTGATGAACGTATTATAGTCCACGTTGATACAACCTGCTGTGACAAAGTTCCGCTTTTCACCAGAAAGCTTCCTTTGCCGTTCATCGGTCCAGACGGGATGGATGGCAAACACACCACCTTTCCCGTCTTCCTTGAAACCGATCCCCATATACTCCATTTGATGAGCGGTGTAGCTCCCCTTTGGGGTATCCTTACCAGTCAAGACAGGACACCCAGTCGGACATGCTGGTCCAGTCATCAGGGACAGAGACAGAGAGACGACATATTCAATCATGGTCTTTGCCTCTCGCCAATGACAGGCCAATCAGACACGCTGAGCCAGAGACCATATATCCGAGGGCCAGAATCATGGGTTTCATGGCAACAATGCCTCCCCATGAAACCGCGGCACCTACAACAGCAGCCAATATGCAAAACTCAACCGCGTGACCTTTCATGATATTCTTCTGAAACCTCTATGTCTTCCCAAGATGATGCTATTGTAGTAGCAACCCAAAGGATGATCAAGAGGGCGCTAGATGCTTCGCTGTTAATTAGCGAAACCATCGGTGCCGCGAAGCAAGCTTTAACGATTGCTGCAATGATGTAAGCACCCCTCACCGTCCCATCATTGGCCGACTGCCAGAAGAAGCCTATCAGCGTCTTAACATACTCCGCCAGAATCCATCCGATCCCGACCCCAAGGACCAGACCCATAGGAGGAAGAGGGCGGAAGAGCAACAGCATGCACATTGGAAACAACGTGTAGACGTGAATCCAGTAGGCCGCTTTGTAGTCGTCTGGCCACTTCTTCAAAGCAGGATCATTAATAGGTGTTCTCATACCCTTCCACCTCTTCTATGTCAAAGTCAAGGCAGTACTTTTCAAAATATACCAGCGCCTTTTCTTCGTCCAGTTTGAACGGGGTCATGATGTCAGCGCGGTGCGGGCCTCCTTCAAACGTCCACCGACCCACTAGGGCTGCGTGCGCGAGATCGGCTTCAACCCACCAAGCGTTTAGCATGATCAGACAGGTCGCCGCCCCCATGTTGAGATTGCGGATAGCCTCCACCGTCTTTAGCACATATTCTGGTTCTCCGCGCCGCACTACAATGACTTTCTCTTCCTGTGGTGCTGCCTTGAATTCTGGTTCTTGGTCTTCCATCTTCACGCCCTCCGTTTGGCATCCTTGATAGGAAATCTAACTGGGTCCACGTCGGCGGTTTTGAAAAGTAGAGGAACAGCCTTCTCAGGAACCTGATTCGTGCAGAAAAGGTCCACCATCCCATACAGTGTCGTGGCTGTCCAGTGCATTCCATCATTCATGGCTTCCACGATCAGAGACTCATCCTTACTCAGACCATAGACAGCGATCGCAAACACATCACGCGACATCAGAACACGCCCCATTGCACCAATGTATTTTTGGTTGCGATTGAACAGGTCCTTTAAGTTGAAGATCGGGACCAAATGAGCGGGGACGAATGCGGAATCTAGGTTCCCGTCCCATCTAACCAAATCTGCTACCTTTTCAATCACGCCAGAACCCCCATCGCGATGGCCTCGAATTCCTCAGGCTCGATCGTGTTGTAGGTATATTCATACCCCTTGCCAGTAGCGGGAGACTGATAGACCATCCACAGAGCATGCGGATAGTATTGCATTACCACATCCCGCCAGCCATCCCGATCGGAGATAGCATACAAGTCACCCAGCTTCATGATACTGACAGTATTGTAATTGGAAAGCTCCTTCCCGTCAATCTCTACTTCTTCCCCGTTCTGGCGGATGTAGTCAACCAGACGATTAAAGGCTTTGTCCTGATTAAGCATTGCTAGAGTCCTCCAGTTTGTTCGGTAGGGGTTGGTAGTATACAGCGCCATTCCAGCCAGAGACGGTACGTTCTTTGACAATGTAGTCATGTCCGTTCTTGTCTACACGCTTCTCTGCTGGGATCGTGATTTCCACTTCTTCAACTTCGGTCCACCAGTCGGCGAAGAGGAAGGCCTTCGCCTCAATCCGTCGCATGGCCTTGATGAAGTCTTCGTGCTTCATATTGTCAACAGGAAGATTAACAATAGGAAGTCTCTCCTTGACAATGGTCTGCGAAAGCTTGATGGCCCAGCGGCGATCATCGTCCGTAGTCTTGTTTGTGAACTCGGCATTCAGGACTGGGAGCATGAGTTGGGCCCATTTCTGCCCCCTCTTGCCGTATTCATTGATCGTCCGCATAACTTCAGTCTTTGTATACTTGACCATGGTTCATCTCACAATCAGGTTATAGGACAGCTGAAAAGCAAACACGCTTTGATTGAAGCTTGATCCATTGTTGGAACGGTAAGCAACCCTGTCACATTCAACCCATTCCAGGGTCACCAGTTCATCCCCTTTGATTGACTGCCACTGGGAGCCTTCCTGAAGTTCATGTGCTTTGAAGATATGGGCGGTAAGGAGATTCTTGCCGTTCTGATTGATGACTTTCATTTCAGGTTCCTTTGTTGGTTCACTGTGATGTAATCTTACTATGAACCCGTCTCGGTGTCAATACCGTCTGTCGTCTTGCTCTTCGTCTTCATCGAGGAAGCGATAGTCGCCAGTCATGATGAAATCGAATTCATCCATGCTTACACTGGGGCGCTTGTCGATTTCCGACTCATAGCGGCCGTATTGCTCGGGTCGCAGTGCAGATTTCAGCAAGTTGCTACCGTCTCGCGCATCAATGTAAGCCATTTCATTGAATGCTTCATAGTCGCACGGACCGCCTTCCACCGATTCCCAGAAGGCTTTAACTTGCACGGGGTCCGACAGGTCATATTCCTGTGTTCGGGTGCCTTGCGGGGCGTTACGATCGACATTCTCGCCGATTTCGAACTCTTGCCCCGAATCATCGGGAAGTTGGAAGACGATTGCTTTCATGGCGTTTCCTTCGGATTACCGCACAACCCGCATGCGCGCAAATTCTTCTGGGGTAATGTTGTGGACCCGCGTGCGATGGGAAGCGTCTTGTTCGGCGATCCAGTATGAGCCGTTGGCTTTGACTTGACCAACAGTCTTCTTCTGAGTTGCGGTGTCGATGGTGGCAAACCACCCACCTTTCTCATCTGGGAAGCGGTAGGCCTGCACAGTGGAATCGTCCCTCTTGGAGAACTGGGCGTGTTTGCTCTTCATGGTGTCTACCAGAATTTCAGTGAAACGGTCGGCGTGTTGATCGGCGCGCATGGTGTATGTCCTTTAATGGTCAAAATTGAACTTTGATGAATTCTTCAGGGCTGATACTGTCCAGTTTATACTCAAACTGACCTTCCGTCAAGTGCTCATCGACCGCCCAAGAATACTGCTTTTCGAGGTCAAGGCAGGTAAGCTGTTCGGGATAACCATTGACAGCAGCGCGGAATCTCCAGACGCGGTTTTCTTGACGGCAGAAGATATCCTTTCCGCCGTTCTCATTGTCTTCGCGTGGCATGTTCTCGTTGGCAACAACTTCCGCTACGAGGATTTCGAATTGCGCTGCGGTTTTGGCTTTCAGTACTGATTCCATGATGTTTGTGTGTTGTTTGTTGCGAAGGGTGTCATTATACAGGCAACCCTAGAAAAGGCAAGGGCCGTTCATCCGAAGACAAACGGCCCTTTGAGGATTATTTCACGCCAGTGCTTCCGAATCCACCTTCGCCACGCTCGGATGATTCCAGCGATTCCACCACATTCCAGACCGCGTGGACTACTGGGCAGATAACACCCTGTGCGATGCGGTCGCCCGCCTGAACCGTGAAGGGTTCGCTACCAGCATTGTGAAGAATTACCTTCACTTCACCGCGATAGTCGCTGTCCACCGTTCCTGGGGTGTTCAGGACGAAGACGTTATTCTTCGCGGCCAGACCAGAACGCGAACGGACTTGCATTTCAAAGCCAGCGGGGATCGCCATATGCAGACCAGTGGGGACCAGTGCGGTCCCTCCTGCTGGGATCGTGATATCGTCTTCGTTGTTGGCGCGAAGATCGAACCCCGAGGCGCCTGTGCTGCCATATGCAGGGGGCGTGGTGCCCTCCTTCAGATTGATGGTCAGTTTCTGAAAGCGGCCGCTGATTGTCGGATTGTTCATTTCAAACCCTTCCTGTAGTCAAGAATACAATGTCAAGAAATTCTTCAATTCCCAAGTTCTCAAGAGTATAGACCATCTGGCCTTTACCGTCAAGATATTCCAGCTCTTCCGTCATCTTCTCATTGCCGTATGTCGCAATGGAGCGCATCATGGTGCAATGAAGGGTCCAACCTTCCCGTTTGAAAATCGTATATCGGTCATGATCAACGTCGACACTGCCAGCGCGAAGCCACATATACAGGTGGTGATATGCGCCCTGCACCTCCTTGAAGCGTGCATCAGTATGCACTAGCCTCAAGGACCGTTGTTCTTTTTCCGTTGACATAAGCCTTAACCTCTTTTGGATCAATGATGAAGTGTACCACAGTGTCTTTGAAAAGGGAGGTGTAGGTTACTACCTTCCGTTTCCCTTGGACCACTACGCGGATGTGCCGTCGTAAGGGTCTACCCGAACAATGATAGACCTTAGTTGTGCCGTTGTCAAACACCTTCTGACTATCGGCGGTGTTTGACATGTTGGCGGCATAGAGGCGAACCTTCAACGCCGCCAATACCTCATCGGCTTCTTTGGGTGCTTTCACCTCTTCCTTTGGGGAAAGGTATGCATTGGGGCTGTATAGGGAGTGGGCCAGTTCCTCGCCAGCCCAGTACTCATCCCAGTGTCTCGTATCAGTCATCCAGATTCCTTACCGTGAATTCGATGTGATGGATGGAAGAGTTCTCGATGTCCTTGGCGACATCCTCCGCTTCCTGTCTGGTTTGGAACAGCGTGCAGGCAAAGAGACGATCCGTGCCAGTGGGCAGCCCGTCGGGTGTCATATACACCCACTCCGTATGCTTCGTGCTTTCGTGAAGGAACCAGTACTCAACCGCGTATCCTTTGGTGCACATTTCCGTTCCCCTTAGGCGACCAGATTCATGAACTCTTCTTCGTTGACACCGCTGAACCGCACTTCGGGTGCGCGGCCCGTACCGACAACCGTGATGCTCCACTCGCGACGGCCTTTCTTATCCATCATACCGATGGTGTATTCGTCCCCGTCGGTTTTGCACTCAGCAAACCACGGGCCGTTGCGGTATGTTTCCAGTGAGCAAAACACAAGCTTCTGCACTTCGGGGGTGATGCTACCGTCGGTCAAGTCGCCGAAGATTTCGTCGAATTTTTCCATCAGGGCGGCGGAGGCGGTTTGTGCTTTCATCGTGTTCACCGTTTGGTGTTTGGTTTCGATGGTTGAAACTATACGCTGGTGTTTCGTGGTTGTCAAGACCGTTCGTCTGGGTGACGGGCGGCGAACTCTTCAGCGAACTTGATCATGTCTGTCGCTGTGAGTCTGTAGTAATTGAAGACGATGCGCAGATACTGATCGTTCAGGTTGGAAAGTGACCAAGAAAGCTTCCCGTCGTTACCCATGACGTTTACACTGTCGAATCCAGATTCAACGTCGATGCCGACGCGGATGTTATCAAGATCGAATGCCTTGTAACTACCATGGGTGATTGCGAGACGCCCCTTCTCGACCACAATCGCGCGAAGGGCGTTGAAGGCTTCAGCAAGGTCTTTCATGGTGAGCCTCAGTGTGTTTGACTGTGCATTCATTATAGACCACCTGGCCACGAATGCAATAGCCGTTTGTCGTCTGGATGGGCGGCGTACATTCCATCACACAAAAAGAAAAGGGGCCAGATTCTTCGTGGATCTGGCCCCTCAAACCGCCCATAGCGTCCTCGATGTATGCATGTGACAAACTTAACCAATCTAGCCTGATTGTATGAGGACATAGCGTGCCGTAGGAGAGTCAGCACGGATGGTGCCATGGAGACACCATCACACCACTGCGGTTTGAAACCACATCAACCAATCTTGATAATGACACAAGATTCGTTGAATCGTCCGTTAGCGGGTCTTGGTACCGTGGACAACCCCTTCAGCCAGTCCCGCATCTTTGCTACCGTCTGTTCATGGAAGGCCAATTTCATATCGGCTGGCTTCCGTACCTTGATCATGAAAGACTTCTCAATATCGAAGTTTTTCAGGGAAGTCCCCGAGACCGTGAATCCGTTATCACTCTGGTAGTAGACCGCCATTCGATCCTTAGCATTCCAGACGATGGCCCGCTTTGCACCGATCAAGCCCTCTGGCCGCACTCCAGCGATAGCAGTCTCTTTATCCTCCATGCTGAAGCGGAGTTTTGAAACTAGCTTGACAGGGGATTGCTTGCGCTTGGACGGAACCTTATTGGCTGAATGCTGCTTGACCGATGTCAGTGCAGACTCACAACGATCAATTAGGTCACGTAGGAACCGCTTGGCCCGCAGAGGGAACCCCTTCCGATAGTTTGAAGGGTCCTCCTCAAGATCATCGCGCACCCGTTTCGCCCACTGAATGACTTCCGTGATATCTTTGGCATCGATCCCCAGATTCACAGGATCGACATTCCGTTCCTGTAGGATTCCATCCAAAGCGCACTCGGCTGCTTCAAGCGGGAGATTAGGGCGCTCAGTGACTTTTTTACTTTCTGAGCGGGCACCTCCTTAACCCGTTCTTCCGTCACAACCCCGCCTGCGATGATGCGGAACTCGGCCATGATCTTTGTCAGCTGCTTCTCCGTCAGAAAGAAACCGCGTTCCTGCATACGGAGGATGAAGCCGTAGTTTTGGAATTTCCAGTCATCCGCCTTCTTCAGTTGCGGATAGATCTCTGGCATGTGCTTCTTCACCCACTTCAGCGCATAGGCTTTTGAATCCTCGGCCGTGTGATTGTTGGCGTAATAGTTCAGGCCGCGAATGAAGTCGATCCGCTCGGACTGAAGGGCATTGAATGTGGGTTCAATGGCGACGGGGAGAATCTTACTCATGGTCAATTCCCAGTGATTTTGGTGTAGAGACGGTTAAATTCTTCTTCGGTCATACCCTTTACGCGAATCGTACCGTCGTTTTCGATTTCAATCGTACACTCGGGCAGGTAGATGGTCCTGTCGCTATATCGCCACTTGATCACCCTGCCGCCCATGGAAATGATATTACGCTCGGTGGCTTCGCTTGTCAAGTCTGGATATGAAAGCGTGTTTTGCCTGAACGTGCGATCTTTCACAACGGGGTCTCCGTATCGGTCAAGGCCGACGCTAATGATTGAAACCATATATCCGAAGGCGTCCAGCTTAACCCGACGGAATTCGTCAGCCGCTTCCTCATTGGTAGAGAACGTCTTCGCCGCCCGCACATTATCGGTCCAGTTCCATTTACCATTAATCGGGCTCCAGAACACGCCCCATTCCCGTTCGCGGATTACGTAGATGTGATTCATTCTTCAATCGCCATAACAGAGGAGGAGCGCAGGGCCCTGAAGATCATCCCGTCTTCCCGATTGATCATGGCTTCCGTTTCGAGGAACCAGCGGGCTTCCTTCTCGGTCAGGAAGATGTGGGCCTCGTTTGAATCCTTGGTCCACTGCTGGGATTCCTTGTCATCGTCCTTCGACAGGAAATATTCCCGATGTTCGGTGTCATAGACCAGAAAGCCGTGTTGCGATTTGTGCTCAAACATGATTCGGTTCCCCTTTCATTGTTTGCTATGGGGTTTATTATGCCCCATCCAATGGTATCTGTCAAGCGGTTTCCAGTTTGACAACCTTTCCGCGAATCTTGTGCTCTTTCTTGAAGGCTGTCGCTTCCGCTTCGGTTACCCACTCGCGGGCAAATCGGATGATGGTCGTCCATGAGTAAGCGTTCGGCGCGCCCTCGTAGAAGCGGCCTTTGTGGTTTTGGATCGCGTACATTTCAGCTACTCCGTGATTCATCGTGGTTAGCATAATAGAACGAAAAAGACAGCCAGTCAATGACATTTGTCACCTTCTGGCCGCCGTCTGTCTCACTGGGCGTTTTTGAAAATCCCTTCGATCTTTTCCAACGAATCGGCTTCGGTCTTGTCCAGTCGCTCCTCAACAAAGCGGGGAAGGAACAGGGACCGCTTTCCGCCGTTCTGGGGAACGGGCATCAGGTTGTTAGCTCGCACCGTGATGATCTTCTTCCCGATCCATTGATCCAGCTCACCCGCAATCCGCCCGCGGTCGGCGTCGGTGAACCCACTAACCGCCACCTCCACCAGACCATCACTGGATTGGCAGACAAGGGAACCGAAAGTGTCCGCGTTCTTACCGTTGCCAGCATTGACACCAGTGACCAGTAGGTCAACCTCGGCCTCAATCTTGAATTTGACGCAATCCTTCGACGTGCCGTCTTTCCAGATTGAAACGGGATCCTTAAGGATAGTTCCCTCCTTCCCAGCTTCGGTCATTTCCGTATAGTGGGCGAGGGCTTCATCCATGGAATGAACCACTCGGGTTTCAATCATGGCAACGCTGCCAGCCAGCACGTTCTTAACCATGGATTGTAGGGTATAGAGGCGGCCTGTGTACGGTTTCTCACACAGTCCGTTCTTATAGTCCACCAGAGGGAGCATATCCCACAGATAGACTTTCGGATAGTATCCATATGGAAACTCACCACCCTTAAGGACACTGTTCAGCATCCCGTTACCCTCTTCACGGGGCAGCACGTTGCCGCTAATATCCGTCACCACCATTTCCCCGTGCAGCACGGTTTCATCATGGAAGCCTTTCAGTTGCTCTAGCACGGAGACAAGAGTACCGAATTCAACCATCGGGAAGATGGACCCATTACGGGACTGGAACAAAATCTCGCCGCCTTCCCGTCGGATGATGTTAACAAACATCCCGTCGGCCTTCTCTTGACTGATGACGCCCGCTTTCCAATTGAACTTCACGATATTGGACTTATCAGGCAGGGAGCACCGCATATATGGGTACTCTGGAATGAGTCCAGGGATCGCAGCATTAATCGTCGAGACATTCACGCCGCAACGGATATCCCGTTTCAGGACTGATTCTAAGATGTCCGCCTCTTCCTGTGTCATTAGTGACATGAGAGTTGCGACAGCCTCATGCGCACTGTTACCCGTCACGGAACGGTTATGCAAGTTGATCAGCAGAGAACATGCTTGCGGCCAGAGTTCATACAGCGTCTGCTGACCGTATTGAGCGGGCCGACGAACGGACTTGATGTAGTAGTTAAACTCTGGATTGTACGCATGGTACAGAACATCTTGGAAGACAAGATCGGCCGTCTTCAGGATGGATATTTTGCCGTTCTTGGAACCTTCGTTCTGAAGGGTCACGATCATTTCTCGAATCATGGCCACGTTCCCAATCAGCGGTAATTGCGATAGAGTTTGTCAAGTTGACGGGCAAGTCCCTCAGGGGCGTCAAAGTCGTCTTCCTCGAAGTCGAAGGACTCCTCGTAACGCTGACGACTGACAGCCTTCTGTTTGGCTTGCTTTGAAGCGCGCTCCTCGGCCAGTTGCTCATCGGTCCGATGGTTGATTGCACGTTTCTGGGACTTGATCATTTTCCGCTCCTTTGCGGGTTGCTTTGAAAGTGTCTCTATTATGCGGTAGTCTTTCTTTGTTGTCAAGCCACCGCGCATCTGCTTATGAACGGTCGGCCAGTTCAATTGTAGCATTCATGAGATATGCAGCCAGCATGCGAGCATCCTTCTCATTAAGCCGCTTGGCTTCCGCCTTGTTCTGTGTCCGTTTGACGATCAGGCTTTCGTTAGTTTCCACAATGTAGAAACCGCGCTGATTGATGACGTATTGCATTGTTTTCTCACTTGCAGTGGGTGTTGATGAATTCCACTGTGCGCATATCGCCTTCTTCCGTGTTAGAAGCAGCATACACATATTCGGCTGCTTTGTAAAGCTCTTTGCTGATGTTGAAGCCCTTCAGTTTGCGGAACCTTTTGGCCTCATAAACCGCTTCAATCAGCCAGCGGGAAACGTCCACGCACTCTGGGTCAAAGGCTTCTTTCACTGCCGCCACGAAGTTAGCGTCGTTCAGGTCTCTGGAAAGGAGCCGATACCCGAAGGCGGCGTGCTTCATTTCATAGATTCGGGCTTCCTCTACCTCAAGGATGGTATGACTGATAATGATCCTATCTTGGTTGATGATGGTGGCGATTTTCAGCATGGACGTTCTCCTATCACTGATAGAGTGCTTTCCGCTTGTAGATCATGACATCTTCCATCACCTCGGAAAACGTCCCATTGTAGCAGCGAGCCGCGAACTCTTTCAGCTCGGCGGGAAAGTCCTTCACTTCGGGGTAGCCGAACTCAACCATACGGCCGACTTCATCCAGATTGTAGTAGACCGTCGTGGCTGATGCGCCATTCTTGACAGTCTTCATGAAATTCTCGTAGTTGAATTCCCAGACTTCGGGAAGACGATCGCGGCTGGCAAAGTGTTCTTTCCACTCATTGACGACTTCATCGTCAAAGGCGATGACGGATTGGAGGGCGTAACCTTTGCTGCTGATACCTGCGACGATTTGGGCTTTCATTTGGCTTACCTTTCAGTGTTTGCCTTCGATGGTTCCCATTATACGCGGTCTGTCTGAAAGCAATGTCAATTGCCGTTCGTCGGCTTTCGACACTCAGACAGAGGGTCTATGAAAAAGTTCTCAATCACCGCTTCTGTCAGCGCCATTCGCTTGCTGGCATCCCTCGCCCCATAGATCAGACGGGCGGCGTCATAGACCCCCTCTGACAAGTCGCTGGGGCCGAGGAAGACGGAGGATTCATAGACCGATTCAAAGAGGCAAGCGGCGAGGAAGAATGATTGCTCCTCATAGCAGGACTGGAGAGCAACCGCCAAGGAATCATCGTTCAGTTCAGCGGTGGTTAGTGTCTCGCCCTCTTCCGCGATCTCCTGCCTGAAGCCGCCGACCTCATCGTCCTTCAGGATGACGTAAGAAACCCGCTCACCCTTCTGATTGAAAATAGTTGCCAGTTTCATGGTTCACTCCAGATACTCATTCAGGAAAGTGCGGGTCAGTTTGGCGGACTTCAGACCGTCATCTTCATCATAGATCTCCTTCGCGGCTTCCGTCAGATACGAAGGCAGGTTGTATTCTTTCAAGTCTTCGGCCCAGAAATCGATCTCTTCCATCAACCAGCGAGCTTCGAAGACATCATGACATTCAGCCAGTCGCGCCATAATGCTTTCTTCCGTGACGGGATAGAACTCATACGATGCACCATGGTCTTCCCAGTCTTTCACGAGGTAAGTCTCTTCGCTATCCTTGACGAAAATGCGGGTCTCGATGCCGTCGTGGAAGTTCACATGCGCCAGTTTCATTTCAGTGTCCTTGATGTTTGACAGTGAAGACAGTATATCTTACTCTTCACTTGGATGCAATACCGTTCATCAGTTTCTCAAGCCGACCAGCGACATCGTAGGTTTCCGTGAAGGATTCCTCACTGATACCATTGAACGCCATTTCATCCGTTTCCGTGTTGACAGAGACCGACCACCGTTGACTATCGCATTCGATCTCTACGCGCTTGTCAATGTAGAAGTTCGCCCGAAAGTCGCCAGTCCACTGTGTGCAGAACGGCCCATTCCGATGCCATACTGTTTGATCGTGGCCCAGAGAAGATCGAAGGCGCGCTTAGAGGGTTTCATTTGGTCGAATCCTGTTCTGGTTTCAAGGTGAAGACAGTATAGACCGCTTACCTCTTGATTGCAACACCGTTCATCAGATCTTCCACCAGACTAGCGGCGTCATACTTCTTAAGCCAGGCCGCTTGGTCAATACCGTGAAGTTCGATGATCATTGTCTTCGGATCAAAAATGGCAGACCACTTCCCGTTATGCGGCTCGATCTCGGAGCGGCCGTCTTCATAGACAGTAGCCCGATAATCTTCAGTCCAGCTAGTAACTCTGATCTTTCTGTCGATGAGGTCTTGATAACCCTGTGCGGCAGTCATGGTGTTGCCGTGCTTATCAATGGTCATGAACATGAGGTCGAAGGCGCGGAGAAGGCGATTCATTGTCTACATCCAGTGTTTTGACGATGGGAGAGTATAGAACAACGAGGAGGGTATGTCAAGACAAAATTTTAGAAAAAGTTCTCTCTTGTTTTATCGTCGGTCTTCTAACGTCATAGTAGGGGCTTCTACTAGCAATCTATCGTTATTTGTCGCTAATTTCGGCCGAATAACGCGCCGCGTTCTATTGATGCGGGTTGGTGTCTACCCCTTACCTCGATTTTGAAAGTGCGATTTAAACCGCTTTAAATTTTCTAGATTGGCCATTCATGCGGATCTCCAGCCATTCCACTGTATAAAAGCACACCCTGTGTTTTGACATGTCTCTACAATTAACATTCATGTAACAAAAAAAGCCCCAAATCCGTGAAGACTGGGGCTTTCTCGTTTCAATATCCACCACTCATCAGCTTCTGGAAGTCGATGGCGTTTTTAATACAGAAGCCACGGTTGGCAATCTGTTTCAATGCGCTATCCAGAAACTCGACCTTCTCGGTCTGAACCTCAATCTTGAGCTTCAGTTCTCCGATATCGGTGTCAGCATCTACGTAGTGGTCAACCTCTGACTTCAGAATCTTCAGGTTGAACGGCTTCTCTTTGTACACCGCTGGATCGGCTCGACCGAGATAGTAATCGCGTTTGTCGGCGTACATCTCTTTGAGGGCGTGTTTGTGCTTATGCAGGATCATGCTCTCGTTCGTGCGAATGCGGAGGATGTTGCCGTAGATTTTCGGGGTCTCAAGACTTTCGCGGGCGAGATTAGTTTCGTCAATCGCTAGGGCCCTTTCAACCTCAAGCATTATTTCTTCTAGCTTCATCGCTTCATCCTCGTTAGATTACCATTAGATCATCGTAGAAGGCTTTCGCGTCTTCTTTTGTACACCCATACAACGTAACACGATTCGACGACGGTCTGATAGCAACGATATAATGCTTATAAGAATAGTAAATGTCTCCGTTCTCTTTAGAAATCGCAACTGGTTCAAAAAGAGTACACGTCGCATCCCTAGAAGTTGTGTGGATTGTTCCGAGACATGGAATCTTTAAACCATCATCGAAAAATCGCCTTTCCAGTATTGCATGCATCTTAAGGCGATCTTGAAAAAACATCAACTCAAAAACATTTTGACAGAAATAATCCAATTCATGCATTGAGTTCCTGTCGTGAAATTTTTTACGTAGTTTTGAACTCCAATATACGAAAACTATTGGTACCATCGCACCAACCAGTGCAATTGTCGACCATATAAGCCCTGTTATGTCCCACAACACGCCACTAATCGTTGTAATCACGGCCGCCCCCATTTGTCACGAAACATCCAATCGTCATAGTCATTCAGTGGGTCATCCGCATCACAGACCGAGTGCTTTAATTGCGCGCTCATAGGTTTCTTTCCTATAGTTGAGTGATAGGAACCCTCTAACTTCGGAGGGCAGTCCGCGCAGTGACAGAACCTGATACTCTACGCCATCATTGAATGGGCTAACCGCGACGTCAACGCCGCCATAGAAGAAATGCGGTTCCTCGACGGTCTCGTTAATCCGCCGACTGTTCACGACTGGACGTTTGATGATGCGCGGCGGTTCGGCAGATTTAACCAACAGTTCCAGCCCATTGCAGCGATACAGCGTCACCAGTTCCTTTGCCTTCGGGCCGACGACAGCGCCCTTCTCCTTAATCTTGGCCATTTGCTGGGCCACGATGGCGGACCAGTAGATTACCATGACGACAAGTGCAACTAGAACGCTCAAAAACAGAATGTCAAGCATGTTTCTTACCCTCCACAGCGACAATGAAGTAATCAAACCATACCGCTAAACGTTTCAATAGTGACTTCACTCTTCCACCTTCAGATTTGTAAATCTCGGTCCAGACGGCTTCCGACTCGCAGGCGCGGTCCACTTGACGTTATCAAAGTCGTCTTGTGGCTGGCTGGGCTGGGGCTTACTGCTGCGACTTCCCGCCCCGCCGTTCCCCTTCGAGTTCGGAACCACATCCGTTTCCGTATCATACAACCGCATTTTGTCCCTGTCTATGCCACAGACGAAGCGCAGTTTCTTGGCCATGTCCCCGTAGCGATTCTTCAACTGCTTGAACATCACTAGGTTCTGTTCGTCCAGCTCCTCAGAACGAATCATCGCCAAGAGGAGGTCAACTGTCATGCTGATCCCAGAAGAGTCTGAGATATCCCCTAGGTCCGCATCACTGTTCGTCTGACCGTTCCTGTTGAACTGAGTCGCCGAGACGATGGGCACATTGTACTCTTGGGCCAGACCGCGAACCTCTTCCGTGATAGCCTTCACATACTGATAGCTATTCACCATGGAGGCATTGAAGCGTGCCGAGGCGCAAATGTTCAGATAGTCAACAAAGATGATATCGGCCGTGAACTCTTTCTTCAGCTTCAACTCGTTCAGGAGAGAACGAAAGTGGTTAACGCTGGCGCTGGCCGTTGGGTACTCTTTGACGATCAGCCGACCTTTACATCCTTCCAGTTTCTTGGACAGGCGGTTGACATAATCTTGCTGGGACAGGAACGGGAGATCATTAACGCTCATGTTCAGGATGTTAGCATCAACCCGTTCTGAGATTCGTTCCTCCGCCATTTCCATCGAAATGTAAAGGACGTTCAGCCCAGCCAGCAGAGACCTCGCGGCCATGTGACACATCAATAGAGACTTACCAGCGCCAGTACCCGCTACGATGACGTTCAGCGTCTTCCTTGACAGACCGCCGCCAGTGATTCCATTCAGGCACTCAAGGTCAAATGGGATTTTGTACTCCTGGGTCTGGTGCAGGAGGCGATAACGTTCCTCAATCTGATTAGAGAAGTCGTGACCGATGTTGTTGTCAAAGGACACGGACAACGCATCCTTCATGAGGTCTGGAATCTTTCCGACTTCCTGCTTATTGTCAATCAGGGAAGCAGCCTCCACCACGGCATTGTAAAGCGCCCTGTCTTTACAGAAGGTCTCTGTGTGCTCTACTAGCCAATCCAGTGCAGGGGCTTTCGACCTACGGGATAGGGTGTTGACCAAATCGACGGACGCTTGATAGTCACCCTGTCCGATCCCCTTCTGGTTGGTGATTTCGACCAGCAGTTCCTCTTGCGTCGGGGCGTTATTGTAATCGTTAAAATGGTTGACGATTTTGTTAAAGACGATACTATGGGGGTTGTCCGAGAAGTATTCATCTTTCAGGAACGGGAGAACCCGACGCGTGTATTCGTCATTGTGAAGCAGGTTCTCTAGGATGACGTCTTCGATTTGCATTGTCAAACACCCATTGTATTGAAAAGGAAAGGGAGGATTCTTCACCCTCCCTATGTTACCGCTTTATTACTTTTCTGTCAATCCAAGTCAGCCAGCGCGGCCTTAGTTATGAAGAAGTTCACTAGGTCGGCGACAATTGGTTGAGCGATTGGATCGGCAAGACGCGTTCCGTCTTCTTTCACTGCGGAGTAGTCCACATTCATCATGTCCCCATCGAAGACGATGGATTGAAGCATGATGGAGGCGCCTTTGTAGGCTCCGCTGGTCAGACGAATGACGGCCACCGCATCCTTATCCAGCTCAGCGGGGACTGGGAGGCTTTCAAAAGAGGGAAGCCGCGACTTTACCTCTTCCATCAGCCCCTCTAGGGTTTCTCTGTTACTCATCGTCGGACACCTCTTCATTCTGCGCGTCGTGGACGAGGAGGAACTTCTGACGAATGGCATCGTTGAATTCCTTGCTCTTCAGTAGCGGCTCCCAGAATTCGGCCGTGTTGGTGTCCTTCATGCGATACTTGCCCTCTAGGACTTCACCAGTCTCTGGATCAACCTTCTGATACCATCCCATCGAAGGCTTAATCACCATGCCAGCCTCTAGGGCTAGGTCCAGAAGACCACTGTAGCGGGTGATGCCGCCATCGAACATAACGGTAAGCGGAATCTTGGACTTCTCTTTCACGCGGCGGGACTTCTCGATATTGATCGTGAAGGTATATCCCGCTAGTTCAGTGCCTTCCTTCTCCTGCGAACGGCTGATGATCCATGCGTCGTTAGCAGAATACATGATGCCCGTTCCGCCCGAAACTACCGATTTTGCATACAGTTCCATGGTCTGGTACGTATGCGCAATGCAGACCATCGGCAAATCCTTCATGGTCAAATGCGGCGTCACCATACGGAAGAGGGATTTCAGTTGCTTGGCACGTGACATATCAGCAACCGCTTTCTCATTGATAGCGTCCTCAACCTCTTTCTTAGAAGCAAGGTTGCCAATTGAGTCTACTAGGATGAAGACGCGGTCTCCTTTCTTGATCTCCTGCAGCTGAGCCATGATGTCAAACTTCAGCTGTTCAATGTCGGTAATCGGAGAGTGCATCACGCGATTGGTGTCTACGCCGAATGCCTCAAAGTAGGACTGTGGGCTACCGAACTCGCTGTCATAGAACAGAATGACGGCATCGTCATATTTCTTCAGGTAGGCTGCAGCCATCACCAGACAGATAGATGATTTGAAGTGCTTAGAAGGACCAGCGACGACAGTTAGCCCAGACTGCAGACCACCATTCAGGCTGCCAGAAAGGGCGATGTTCAGCGCGGGAACTTCCGTCGGAACCTCAGGGCGGGCTTGGAAGAATGAAGACTCAAGCATACTTGATGTCTCTTTGATCTTGGAATTCTTCTTCAGCCGATCCATTAGACTACTCATAACCATTTCCTTTTCAATTAGTCGATTCGCTCAATTGCGTAACCTGAAGGCGTATTATAGACCACTTCCTTAATTCCACGCAAGCGGATGGCGTGCATACATGCTTGGCAGGGGCGGCACATTCCCGTGTGGCCCGTTTGATCAAGTCTACCTATGAATAGGATTGACCCATTGGGAACGTCCCTAACCCCTGTCAAACAATCAACTTCCGCATGTAAAAAGCTGCGGTCTCTTCTACCTTCCTCCCTATACTGATTCAGTTCTCTTTGCAGGGGGTGTGTCTTCTTCTTATTGAACCCCATGCCGATGATACCTTTCTTATGCACCAGAATCGCGCCGATCTTGTACACTGGCATATCTGATAGCTGTCCAAGATGGGCGGCTTTCCTGATCATCCCAGCATACCACTTCTCAGCACGATTCGACAACATGATGTTTCCTTACTTGACGTACGGTTCCCACGATTCGGGGAAGTCGCAATTCACTACACCTTTGAACAGAGGGGCGATTTGGCGATCTTCGTAACCAGCCAGACCACACCCTACACGAGTCACAAAGAATTGTAGCTCTGGATGTGCTTTGGTGTATGCGACAAAATCCGCAATGTAGGGGCGAATCTTGGACAGAACCAGCGTCTTGACTTCGCGATCCTTGGTCGGGATAGCGTAGGTCTCACCATAATGACCGACCCCCTTACCCCATTCGGCGCCATACTCAAGGGCCAGTGCGGCAGCACCTGCACCATGGATACCAGCCTCATTGGAGCCGAAGACGAATACTTGACCCTTGGAGGGGCGGGTGTGGTCGCGATGAAATTCAATCATGATTAGTCCTTAGTGTGAGGGGCAAATTCGTTAACCCATTCGTCGTAGTTCCAACGTGGATCATCGGTCTTGGTGTACGGCTTGATAATCGGTGCTGGGGTTGCCGTGTGATACGCAACCGCAGAGCAACCTGCTAGGAAGGCCGCCGCAAGAATTGCGAGTGACGCTTTCATAGTATACATCCTTTCAGTGATGATTGCCGCAAGTGTACATACCGCACACGAACGGGAACTCGAAGTCTGGATCATAGTCCAGTTTCTTCGGTTTGTCAACGGCGGCACATGCTTGGAGTGCCAGAGTAACTGCAACGGCTGCAAGGAATTTCATGGATTAAAGTCCTTTGAGAATTTGGGCGGCCTTTTGTTTTCCGTGCCCCATTGTGCCCGAAACTGCACACGATATTGCGGTGTCTGGTGTCGGTCGCAAACAGATCCTACTCCTAGGTTCTGACGGTTCTCTTTCACACCGCCCATGTCCGTAACTATACTCCAGCCATCATCCTGTGTCAAGCCCGCCTTGTGATGTCGGTCACGATTGTTAACCATTGGCGACATGTAACCAGAAAGCAACACGGTTAAATAATATTTGTGACATTGTTTTCACAAATCAAGGGGTGTGATAAGATGGGTGATTTAGTCCTGAACATCCCAAAACTTCTGGAAGGGCTTCCGTCGTCCGTCTCTACTCTGGTTACTGCACTGCTAGTTCTAATCGCGGTGCGGTGGAAAGAGAAGAAGACGAACGTAGAGGTTCGAAAGGTTGACGATGATATTCGTGGGCAGCAGATTTCAGGCCTAATGGCCCAAATCAAAGTGCTCACGGATCAAATCAAGACTTTGACAGAGGACATCGCACATTATCAGGTGCAAATCGGGGAATTACGTGGGCAGTTGGATGATCAGTATCGGCAGAACATCCAGCTAACCACGCAATTGAAAGAGGCTAACAAGCGTATTTCGGAATTGGAAATTTCCCTTGCACTATACGATAACGCTAAGACAAACGGTGTTGATGTTGCTCTCTTCCAAGCTAAGTAAGGATCGTTCTTTGCAGTGCGAAAAGGCGGGTCTAGGTTCATTCCTAGCCCGCTTTTTTTTGTTTTCAGATTTCCCGAAGCCTATGCTTGATTTGCTTTCGCTTGTCAGCGTGCTTTCCCGCTTTCTTTGTCAGAAGCGGCAGCACTGTCGGGTTTCTTTTCTTGACTGGATTTGGAACCGAAAATACGATCCCATCCGCTTGAGTATGCTTTGTCATCACGTGCCTTCCTTGGCGCTGATCCTTTACCTGCTTCGCTGGCCATTGTTAACCCCGTATTTGATTGCAATATAGTGACGTAGTGCACGGTCTTCGTCTGAGACTTCATCGCCTTTGTAGGCATCCTTCATCAGGACAAACCCCGCACAGAAACCGACAAGCCCAATCAGGTAAGCAATGGTCTGGTGTTGCTCAATGTAGTGCATGGCAATCGTGAACATGATCCGTGTTTCCTTTCAATTGTAATAGTAGGGTAGAACTTGTTTCAACCCTTCATTGACTCGGTAATCAGGATACTGGAATTCTGCCCATGCGTCAATGACATATTTGGGGGTTGTGCGTAAAACTTCCCAGATTGCCATATTGTAATCCAGTTTGTCGGATGCTGGATTGCCAATGATGAGAAGTAGTTCATACAACCTGCCGTCGTGGCACGAGTAGACCATTGTACTTACCTCTTTTGATGGATGGGGTTCGCTGAAGAACCCCATTAGTGTATCAGATTCAGGCTTCCAATGCAATAGCGTAGCGCATGGAGCCGTCTTCGCGGGTGAAGAGAGCAATGCCCCGCTCAGCGACGCGAACTTGATACGTGCCAGAGATCATCTTCAGGTTGTCGCGCTTCAGATATGCGCGGAACTCTTTCGCGGGTTTGTCGCTGACTTGGATTTCAAAATCGTTGGAACTGTCGTTCTTGCGATCCTGCACCACTAGGCTGATACCCTCATCGTCGGCAACGATAGTTACATCCTTCACACCCAGAACGTCAGCCGCTTTGGTCAGCTTCGACAGAGTTTCCTCAGTTAGAGTGAACTCCACCGCAAACTCTTCGATATTCTTCAGAGGCTTGGTCGGGTGCACGATGAGGGCTTTGTTACTGTAGAAGTATTTGATACCGCCTTTCTTGCTACCCTTCTCGCGGATGTTCACCCACTTCTCGGTGAACTCCAGCTCGGGCTCATTGAAGAGGGAGATGGCAGCAAGGAATTCGTTCAGGTTGTAGATTGCGAACTCTTGCGGGAAGTCTTCTTCAATGTCGGCCTCGGCGAGGATGTTGCGGGGAATGGCCATCGTGGAAAGCTTCTTGCCTTTGTTGATGACGATAGAAGCATTGATTGAACTCCAACCTTTCAGGATGGCGAGGGTGCGTTTGGACAGTTGCATGGTGTTTCCTTTAATAGTGGTGTTTGGTACTGCAATACGAGAATCTTATCAGGCTTTCTTGTGGTTGTCAAGTCCAGTCGTCAGCCAATCCATTGAACGTGGCATGAGTCTATCGGCGCCGCCGTGTTTGATCAGTTGGGTGGCGGACAGGACGACATCATGGGACTTCAGCAGGTGCTTTTTGACATAAGATAGGGGCCTACCCGTGCATTCCATGTAGAGGGCATGAAGCCGCTCAATGATCAGATTGAACTCCTGCTGACGTGACGGGTCTGCTACTAGGATGTTCATATTGCCGATTTGCATGGAAGCATAGTGAGACAGCACTGAGCAATTCACACTGATTACCCGTTCATGGCCAGCCATGAAGATCATCAGTGCGGCACTGGCAAGATTACCCCATGCGATGGTGCGCACTGGAATCCGTGACATCCTGATGACATCAATCAGTTTCATGGCCGAGGACAGGTCGCCTCCCATGGAATCGATGAACAGATTAATGATCGCGATATCCTCGTTTGCCATATTCGAATTCAGAATGAACTCTAGGGCGGGTTGCACGGATTCATCGGCAATCTCCGAGTTTAGATGAATGTTGGCGACCTTCTCGAATACGTCAACGTGCGTTTGCTCATGCGCGGGGGTTTCGACCGCCTCTACCGCCCCCAACTCTTCGTCTGCTTTAATTGCCATTTTAAACAATCCTTGAAAAGTTACCCTGTTTCTCAATCCGTAGATTACTCTCGAATTTGTCAACCACTTCTGGTCTGTGAGAAATAAGGAACACGTTAGTATCCTTCAGGTTGTAACGTAGAAGGTTGATGAAGGATTCTAGCCCTTCTTCGTCCAAGACGCTATCAAAGATTTCGTCAAGGAACAGAAGGTTACACGACAGGCTGTTTTTCAGCTTCGCCAGCTCACGCCATGTGAACAGAATCGCGATATCAATCCTAGCTCGCTCCCCAGCGCTGAAGGAAGCATAGGACAGCTCATCCTTGAATCGAGACAGGATTTTCTCATTAAACTGTTCGTCGATTTCAAACGACAGGTTCAGATTGAGAATTTCCAGATAACGGTTAATTTCCGCGTTCATATGGGGGACGTACTGGGCGATGATCTTGCTTTTAATGCCGTTGTCCTTAATGATCGCAGTAATAATGTCGTTATACTGTTTCTCTTCCAGTAGAGCTAGGCGGCGCCCCTTGAGGTTCTCCATTTGCTCGGTCTTGGCCTTGATCTCACCCTTAATCTCATCACCGCTGCCAGCCGAATTCTTCAACATCTTCTGCTGCTGTGTGATGTAGGATTGGAGGTCGCGGATTCGGCTATTCGTCGAATGAACCTGCTTCTCAAGCTCCAGAGTCTTCTCTAGGATAGATTCCAGTTTCTCGATGTCGTCCCGTGTTTGCTTCAGGGTGTCCTCTAGACGATGGAGGGATTCCGCGTACTCTGCTTTCTTGGCTTCCTTCGGTCCGATCGATTCCTGTTTGAATTCATGAGTGATGCCCTGCTTACATGTTGGGCAGTGGTCATGATCATGGAAAAATTTGACGTACTCATCAATGCGGGAAACCTTCTTCTCAATATCCCGTTTGAAGTCTAGGAGCTTCTGGCGCTTATCCTTCCGTTGCTTGATCTTCTCACGAACAGGGGCGAACTCTTCAATGCGGCGATTTGATTCCTCGTTCTCCGCAAGCAATGCGGCGATCTTGTCCTCGGCGCTTTGGATATTGGCCTCAATCGTCAGACGGTACCCTTCCTCTTGTTCGGCAAGGGATTCTAGGCCTTTCTTCAGAGACGCAATAGAAGCCTGAAGCCGTCCGATCTCGTTCTCCGCATTGGTAAGCTCTTCCCTGTTCTGATTGATAGTCGCTAGGTGGAGGCTAGCCATTTTTGAAAAGATAGTCAGATTCAGCAGCTCCTCAACAATCTTCCGACGAGCCCCAGCGGACAGAAGAAGGAATGGGGTGTAGCTCCCACCGCTGATGCTAATAATCTGGCGGAAGCTAGAGATATTGAAACCCAGCACTTCTTCCTCAAACCGTGATTGATAGTCTCGACTTGATGCATCCTGATCGACTAGCTTCCCGTCAATCTCAATATCAAACACAGCGGGTTTGATGCCACGCCGCACAAGAATGTGACGGCCGTTGGTCTCACACTCGACCTCTACGAGGCAGTCCTTTTTGTTGATGGAGTTAACGAGGTCTGGTTTCGCAACCCCGTTACTCACCCGCCCAAAAAGACCGAACTCAATAGCCATCAGGATAGTAGACTTACCGCTACCGTTTGGGGCCGTGATGACAGTTGACCCCACCTTCGTTAGGTTAACTTCGGTGAACTGATTACCATAGCTCCTGAAGTTTTTAAACCGTACATGTTTAACAATGAACATTATTCATCCTCGGCAATCTCTTTAGCTGCTACGTAGATACGCTGGATTTTGGATAGTAGACGTTCCTTGTCCAAATCCGTTTCAAGATCATTATAGATGAACTGTCCGATGATTTCAAGTGTATCTTTTGGCAATTCGTCCACCGCGTTCTCTGCCACCCGTACCGCGTTCGTCTCATCAATGACATTCACGTCAAGAGGGCCAGTCTGCGTGATGGCATCCAGATACCGCTCAAACATGATGGGGTGATTCTTGGAGCGAACCACTACCTTGAGTCTCTTCCCAGCATAAGACGGGATATCTTTGATCATCCTGTCGGTGGCTTTCTTGTCGGTGTCATGGTAGATGACGCGCAGGAAGATTTCTTCAGGATTTGGGATGAACTCTAGCTGTTCTGAACCATTGAAGATATGAACGCCCTTGATATCCCCGTAGTCATTCCACGTCAACTGATAAGGCGTCCCTACGTAATGGATGTTTCCGCGGCTGGACTTATGGTGATAGTGACCAGTCCATACGGCGGTGAACCTCCCCAGTAGGTCCTCATCAATCTGACCGTGGTCGGAGACGATACCTCGCATGTATTCGAACCCGCCTAGCTCCAAGTGTCCAACAACATAAGGTGCGTCAGTCTCTTTCAGTTGGCGGACAGATTCTCCGTAGTTTTCTGCGTTAATCCACGGGAGCATCAGAACACGGATACCGTCAATCGTAACCGTCTCTGGGTTGCAATATACATGGATGTTCGGATACTCAGTCGGTGTCACTACTAGCTCTACGCTGTTAACCGCGTTTGTATTCTTGTAGTAAACGTCATGGTTCCCGATGATCATGTGCATCTCTAGACCAATTGCTTTAACTCGGTCAAAGAAAGCCTCCTTTGCAAACTTCAGAGTTTCAAAGTTGATGAACTTCCGACGGTCGAAGAAGTCGCCCATTCCGATAATGGTTTTGATACCACGACTTTCGATCAATGGGAATAGTTGCTCATTGAAGTAGCGGGACATCATGTCGCGAGTAGCTTTTTGGTCACCTGATGCGCCAACGTGAACATCACCAAGGATCAACCAATCACTCTTCATTGTTGAAATCATCTTCCGCCACCTCTTCCGTTTCATCGTCTTCTAGTAGACTCTGGATATCGAACTCACTGCACTTCTTTTTCTTCGGTGCCTTCTCGAACAGTCTTTCTAGATCAGGGTTGCTGTTCTGCTGCAGAACTTCCATGAAGCCAATTTTGAAATCAGGGTCTTCATCGTCCAGCATACTAACCATTTCATCCACATCAGCACTGTGAATCAGTTTGTGCTTAATGTAGGAATTCTTCTTCTCGATGTGTATGCGGCGGATGAACGCATAGTAGGTAATTTGCGTCAGATAGGCAAACGGGTTCTTTGACTTGTTAATGTCAAAGTTCCTGAAGTAACGGACGATGTTTTCCACCGCGTCTCCGATCATCTCATCTTTATAGGTGTAGCTCGCAAAGTTAAATTTGTTAGCTAGGTGAGTCGGGATCAACATGATGCACTGTGCAAGGTATGCGGGGGGTTGCGGCTCGGGCTTCCCAGCTTCTTCGGCTTCCTTGCGTTGAGCATACCATGCGACAAAATCCGCATACAACCGCTCATTATCCACGTAGTTAGTAACTTTCTTCTTACTATTCGGGGTTGGTGGGATTGTAGTTGGCTTTAGTTTGCGCTTAGGGGCTTCCATGATTTGCTCTGTAGTGGTTAGTTGATGAAGGGTATAACTATACCCGAATCTGTATGATTTGTCAACGGGTTGTAACGTAAACGATTGTCAGATATGAACTTTCTCACACCAATCAACCGTCCGTCGCCCTGCTGAACGGTCATTGCATTCTACTTCATGGTCTGTATAATGACAACCATCGAAACGCGGAACAAATCACAACCCGCACAACCCAAGGTGAACCAAAATGATCGACTTCAGCAAAATGACCTCCGAAGAACTGCAAGCCATGATCCGCAAGAACGTGGGTTCCTTCTTCGCGGATGTCGCCGAGGCCTTCGAGGCCGCCGACAAGAAAGCCGAAGAAGAAAAGGTTGACTACAGTGAGTTCTCCCTCGACTACCTGTCGGCTCACGCTGGTGTGCGCGTCTCGCTGGAACTCCCCGCCCTGCCCGTCTTCTCCGCCTAAGCCACAAACCTAGAAACAACAAAGCCCCCTGCAAAGGGGGCTTTTTTCATTTGTGGTGGTGTAAATACCCTTAACTGTAACCTACTCTATAGGATTGCCTTATGGCTATCACCCAAGATTCCATCCGCAAGTCGGCGGGGGACGGACGGGACTTTGGAAACCGCCCTCCCATCAGACAATCAAACGGGGAGAACTCACAGACTTTTGAAAAGTCCTCTTCCGAGACCTTCAGTCAGCGCCCAGAGGAACATTCTGCGGTTGATACCGATTTCCATTTTGACCAGAAGGGCGCTATATGGTATCCAGACGATTTGGGTTCAACTCCCAATGCCTACTATGTGAAGTTTGAGGTCTACCTTCTGGATACGGAGAAGTCCACTAGCAAGGTGCGCGGTGATAGTGCAAGGGAAGTTGGGTTTGATGACGGTTTTAAGCCTAGGTTCACTCAGGGGCTTGGAACCAGCAGCGGCCATACCCGCAACCTTGATACGAAAATCCCGACGCCGACAATGAAACGGGTCAATGAGATTATCGCAATGCCAATGCCTGATAGTGTTGTGAGTGACCATGCTGCTTCATGGTCAAGGGCAGAAGGCGGAATGATATCCAATATCCTGGCCCTAGGTGATGGCGTCGTTTCTGGTGATGCTTCTGGTGGAGCTGCTGCCATCGCCAAGACTGCTGGTCTGGGCGCTGCGAACGGGATTACTGGTCTCCTGTCACAAATGGACCTTGACGGCGCGCAGACTCACCTGAAGCTACTAACGAAGCGGGCGGCCAACCCACGGAATGAGTTCCTGTTCGATGGGGTGAACAACCGTAGCTTCAACTTTCAGTGGAAGTTCATCCCTCGCTCGCCAAAAGAAGCCAAGACGCTGAAGGGGATCATTGAGAAATTCAAGCTCTACATGTATCCAGAGCTGGACCAGTCTACTGCGGGCAACTTCTACCTCTTTCCTGCGATGTTTGACATCACCTTCATGCAAGGGAACAAGGAAAACGAGTGGCTGTATCGTACATCCACGTGCGCCCTCACCAATATGACTGTCAACTATACCGATGGTGGTCAATGGGTTGGTATGGATGGTACTGGGGCACCTTTCTCCGTCAGCGTTATCTGCCAATTCACTGAGGCTGAGTTCCTGCACCGCGACAGGTTCAAATCAGCATCTAATCCTAATGGGGTTGCACGATGAAGCTATTTTCAAAACTACCTCTCACCGAATACCGCTTCAGTCAAGACAACTGGCTTCAGGTTAGGAATGTCTTCATCAAACTTGGGTTGCTTGAATCACTTAGAGACAATCCCGCTTTCCTAACCACCGTCACCCTGAACAGCGCAGAACGGGCCGATGTCCTTGCTCACAGACTATATGGGGATTCTAATCTATTCTGGACTCTGTATCTGGTGAACGATATCGTAGACCCGTCGGACTGGATCATGGATGACTATACGCTGGGGCGGTACGTGAAGGCCAAATATGACAATCCAATGGGAACCCACTCCGTGACGAATGATGCTGGGACATCAAGAATCATTAACAAGGGGTCTCCATTCGGTACTGTTGATATGAAGCATGATACCACAAGAAATAGTAGTTTGTCAAATCAGCAGTATGAAGAGGAAGTCAATGAACGGAGACGGGCCGTTAGGGCAATCAGGAAAGAATACATGAATGCATTCCTAATTGACGTTGAGAGGAAGCTAGGGTGATGAAGGGGACTGGATTCTACGGGATTCGGTCCCTTTTCTTTTGTTCAATTGAATCAATGGTTTAACCCAACTTTCACACCTTCTATTATGAGATACCATAAAGGACGAATAATGAATCCAAAACGTCCCTTCGGGACCATGGCTTTCGCATACGCTACAGCCATGATACTTAAAGGAATCGAAATAGAAAGGTATGAGTGAAGCCAAAGGCGGAACGAATACACGGGATGACGAGTGACCGAAAGGAAAGGAGGAAGACCGTATCATGAGTCTTAATGAAATCAACAACTTAACCCCACTCTCACACCTTCTATTATGAGATATGAAAAGAATATTAAGGGAACCATTAAAGGATTAGACATCCCTACGGGATCATGGCTTTCGCTTATCGCTCAAGCCATGGGATCAAGGGGTATCCATTATACATCAATCAAGACGAGTTCGGACGGCAGAGCCGAAGGCGATGACGGACGAACATGGCGAAGCCATCATAAATCAATAAGGGAACCTTAAGGATAACATCAGGTCATGGATAAGTCGCTACCTTTCACTAATACCTTTCGATCAATCCGCTTGACAAACAATAAAGGATTGGTGTATAATTTGAGTTCAATGGTTGCTGAACTATCGATCTTTGAAGACATCTTCTCAAATACCCTGTCGGGGGAGCTAGTGATGGCAGACGGAAATGGGGCGTCTGATATCATGAATGTCACTGGGAATGACAAGCTCACGGTAGAGTTATTCAATGGGGAGAACATCGAACTTCACGAATTCTTTGTTTACGCAACCACTAACAGGATTCGTAACAATAACACCAGTGAAGTCTATAAGCTTCAGTTCTGTAGCCTTGAATCCATCCTGAACGAGAACACCCGTCTATATTCGGCTTTCACTGGGACGAATGCCGAATCGGTCCGTTCGATCTTCAGGAACTATATCGGCTCAAGCAAGTCACTGGGCGTGGAGGAGACACACGGGCAATTCAAATTCGTCATGCCATCATGGACGCCATTTGAGGCTATCAACTTCTATGCTGGACGGTCTGTCAGTGAGGAATCCAAGGGTTCCTTCTTCCTCTTCTATGAGACCATGCGCGGTTTCAATTTCCGTTGTCTGGATACACTGTTGAAAGAGGAGCCTGATCTTTCCTATCACTACTCACCTGTTACTGGGAATCCTGCTGAAAAGGACATTACGAACATCAGGGAATATGAAGTAGTGTCGATGGGTGATACAGTCAAGGGGGTGAAGGAGGACTATACAACCCTCTGGACACATGATCTTGTCAGGAAGAAAATCGTCAAGCGTCGCTATGAACCCGAAGGGGTGGAGAACTCTAACGGTTTCGGAATTGACATGAAGGCCCGTCGGGATGTCTTCGGATCGGAAACAGTCTTCAAGCCAGAGACTCGGAACGTTCACACCCAAACCAAAGACTATACGTATGACGCCATCCAGAACAAGGTGTCTAGTATGCGTCGGTTTGGTAATCAGAAAATCCGTTTCCTTGCTTTCGGTAACAGAGAACTCCTAGTAGGAAAGACTCTTGACATGAAGTTCCTACAGACACGGGTTATCACGGAGACTAACAAGGAAGACGCCGAAGACAAGACCTTGAGCGGTAAATACCTCATCACTGCTGTGCGCCATATCTTCAAGGCGCAGGACTATCACGTTAGCGTAGAAGTCGTCAAGAAAGTTTAAGGACAATTGAAAATGCTAGGGAATACCTTCTTCTATGGTGTTGTGGAATCACGGGCCGATCCGCTGAAGCTGGGGCGGTGCAAGGTCCGTGTCATTGGTGTGCATACGGAAAATACCGCAGTTCTACCGACCAAGGACCTACCGTGGTGCACCCCTATGCAACCTATTACATCGGCGGGTGTTAGCGGTATTGGGGTATCCCCTACAGGACCAGTTGAAGGGACTTTCGTTGTCGTTATCTTCCGTGATGAAGGGACGTTTCAAGAGCCGCTGATGATCGGGACACTTGCTGGTATTCCAGAGTCCAAGGATCAGAATCTGAAGGATCGGAATAGCGGCACCGCGGGTACCCGCTATGAAGGGGTGAAGGATATCGTAGGGATTGACGTAGAAGATGGTGACGGTTCTGCTACAGAAGATAGGGGCGATAACCAGACGGCCACTGGAATCGAAAACTCCCCGTTCTCAAGCGGGAACGTCCTACGGCAGGTGGAGGGTGAAGGCAGCCGCAAGCAATCCCAAAAGCAGAAACAGTTCTCTCTAGGCGAATACACGTCAGGTTCAATCAAGACGCCAGCGAGTGCCGTTTCTGAAGGTGATTCTACTACTGGTAAGACGTACGGTAAGTACAGCCTACCTTCCTACATGACAGAGAACGGACCAACAACTAACCGTGCTGCGAATTCCCCAGCTCTACGCTTTGTCCGTCAGGAGTACCCAGAAGAGTTTAAGGGTCTCGTTCCAGCGTCAAGACAGTTTGATTCGCAATGGCAAAGGCAGGCTGCTAATGATCCTGTTGGTTTTGAAAAGCGCCAGAGGGAATTTCATGCTCAGGACACTGTCACACCAGTCGTCAATGAAATGCGGTCTTCGGGAGTAGACCTATCAGACCGCGGCCCAGCCGTCCAAGAACTCGTTTTTAATACTGTCACGGAATACGGTTCGGCTTATCCAATCACAAGGGCGCTAGACGGGAAAGAAGTCTCCCTGATGTCGGATGCTGAGATCATCCAAGCGGTACAGGATAGTAAGATCAAGCATCTTGACACCGATTTCAAAAAGAAGACGATTGAAGAACGAAATCTGATCAAGAGCAAGGCCAGTGCAGACAAGGCAGCCCTATCTGACCTAGCGGGTGATGATGGGAAACTGACGGAAGAGGAAGTCAAGGCAATCAAGCGGAAAGCGCGGGAGGGTCAAGCGATTCCATCTAGTGGTGTCACCGAACCCGTAACCATTGCCTCCAATGATCGCAGTGGTTTCCAAGACCCGTTTGATCTCTATCCTCGCAAGAAATGGCTGAACGAACAGGACACGTCACGGCTTGCACGTAACGAGAAGACGGATCAGACTATTCTACGATCCAAGGAAGCAACCCTGATCAAGGGGGTAGGAACGGCTGGCGGCGGCTCGTGGGATGAACCAAAGAGCCCCTATGATGCGAAGTATCCGCTCAATCATGTCTATCAATCAGAAAGCGGTCACGTACAGGAATGGGACGATAGCCCGAACGCAGAACGGATTCACGTCTATCACAGGGCGGGCTCCTTCACCGAATATCATCCAGACGGAACGGTAGTTTTCAAATCGGTCAAAGATCAGTTTGAAATTACGGTCAAGGATCGGAACATCTACGTAGGCGGTAACTGCAACATAACCGTAAAGGGCGACGCCAACATCTATAGCCAAGGTTCCCTGAACATGGAAAGCGACGGGGATATGACGATCAAGACGGGTGCTAACCTCTATATCGGTGCAGAAGGGAAAGCGGAGATTGTTTCTAATGCCGACCTTCACCTAGGTTCAAACGGAAACCTGCATGAAGGGGCAAAGAACATCATGTTAAACTGTTCATGGTTCCCTCAGAACGTCACTGCTGGCGATTATGCAATCGGAAAGATTCGCGTCGAAGTTTTTGATGATGACGAATCCGCGCCGACGGTGGAAGCATTGAATGAAGAGGCTGCATATCAGAAAGCCGTAAAGTCTGGGGCTATCACCTATGACAAAGCCACTGCGCCGATCAAGTCCTCTAGCGGGGAAATGATCAGCCAGACCAAACCCGATCCTGATATTGCAGACCTGAAGCCGAAAGCTGCTGATACCAAGGAAGTTAGGTGCCACGGTGACGATGCTCTAGGTTCCGACCCGCTGAGCACTAACTATAAGCTTGCCGATCTAACGACTAGTCCAGTGTTGTCTAAAGTGAAGTTGAAGGCCCAGGCTGGATTGACGAAATGTCAAATCTTCGATAACCTGTCTGAACTAGCCAAGAACGTGCTAGAGCCGATCCGTTCGCGGTACGGTAATAACTTCATCATCACTAGTGCTTTCCGTGAAGTTGGGGCTAACGCTAGATCGCAGCATCCGAAAGGACAAGCTGTAGATATCCAGTTCCCACAGCTACCCGCAGATCAATACGTACACAGGGCAGAAGAGATTACGAAGATTCTACCTTCAGGGTGGGATCAGTGCATCCTCGAACGGCATGGTAAGGCACCCGTCATCCATATCTCCTATAACAAGGAAGGGAATCGGAGACAGAAAAAGTCAACCCCAGATCTACGTACTTACTTCAGTGGGTTCCGTGATAAACAAATGGGTAAGGTGTACGAATGACAGCAGCTGTTACACGACTAGGCGATCTAAGTACAGGACACGGGGGATTCGTTCCAGTCCCCAGTGTCCAAGCATCCCCAAACGTCTTTGCAAACTTCCTACCAGTTGTAAGGCAGGGGGATGCTTTCGCGGTTCATTGCACAAAGCATTGTCATCAGGGCGTCTTGGCTTCGGGTTCTCAAACGGTCTATGTCAATGGGAAACAAGTGGGGCGTATCGGAGACAGGGTGAGTTGCTCGGATCAAGTTGCTTCAGGCTCTAACAACGTCTTTGCTTAAACGGAGAATGGTATGGTCTTCCAGCCGATTAAACTGGACGTTGACCTAGTAGCAGACAGGAGGAAAGAAGGCGAGTCGGCCCCTTTGAATCTTGAGATTCCCAGAGAGATTCAAAGGGGCGATATTGTCACTATTCGTATCCTGAACCATGAGGACGGGAACGAGTATGATATCTCTGTCACTCATGGTTCCTTCACCTATGGCAATGGGTTGATCCTGTATACCGCCCCTAGTGATTACTTCGGTCCCGTTACACTGACGATCAAGCATAACAACGGCGCGGTATACGGTTATGCGGTGTTGGAAGACGGTACCGTATATGATGAAGATGGGGTCATCGCTCAGGCGGAGAAGTCAGATAACGGACTATCTTTCAAAGGATTCAACATCACGGCTTCCGTGGTTCCCGCCGATGAGATAGAACCACCAGTCCCGACGAACACGGACGCGGGAACCACTAACCCAGCGGCTCTACAGACATATGACATCACTTCATTGTTCGGGGATATCGGATCGGTTGCTTTCACCCCCGCACCAAAGATAGGGAACGTTGCCGACTACTATCTACCTTCTGAACAATCACGAAAATCCGATGCACAGAAGGGCCTATACCAGACACAGGACGGGAAGTTCAAAACCGTTCCCAGGAACAGTAATGTTACCGAATCTGGTGGGGATATCTGGGACGGGTACGGCAAGGAAGGTGATGTAGGCGGCTCTCTGAAAGTCATCAAGGGCTCAAACATCACAGAAAGGATAGATCAATGGGTGTTTGATATTGTCAACAATGAGTTGACGGCCATTATGCCCGAAGACATCGTCTCGTTCTGTTTGACACATGCTACCTTCACGCCGCGTTTGGTTGGGGACCCGAAAGGTCATACTTTCCTATGGGAACAGATCAAGGGCGACGACACGGAAGTAACTTGGCTTACGCCGAAGAATCAACCCAGCATGACGATTCAAATCGGTGCAATCAAGACCGACCGTACTTTCCGCTTCTGGATTTCAAAGGGGACCCGTTACGAGAAACACTATGACGTGACAATCTACGGAACCCCGTTTGATAACATCATGCATGTCCCACGTCCAGTAGGATACGGTGACAGCGCCAACCATTTAAATATCCACGTGCATGATACTGGACCGATTCTGCTTTGGCATCGGAACGTATTCAACAAGGAACTACGGGTGAAAGTCATCCGCAACAATTGAGGACAATCCAAATGGCAGTTAAACTAGCAGCAGCAGCGCGGACCAAACTAGCAGAAACCATTATCGCAGCGATTGATGCTGGTGGCGCTGCTGGTAAGATCATCATCTATGATGGGACGCAACCAGTTAACCCCGATACCGCCGTGGTGGCACAGAAGGTGCTATCGGAGCACACCCTAAGCCAACCTTGCGGTACGGCTCTAAACGGTGTACTAACCTTCAGCGCGATTAGTGAAGACCAGTACGCCAACGCATCAGGTACTGCAACATGGGCCCGCCTGCTGGATAGCACGGGTAAGGCGGTGGCTGACGTATCAGTTTCGGTTGTAGGCGGCAATGGCGATCTGCAAATGAACACGGTTAACATCATCATCAACGGACCGATTCGGTTCTCGTCCCTACAGTGGACGATGCCTGGGGCTTAATGTAGTTTAAATATCCCTGAACCTTTAACTCATAGGGGCGGGGATATGGCAGAAGACAAAGAAAACGCGAGAACAGGGGCGGCCAGAAATGGCTTAGCCCCTGTTGGCGTTTCTAGCGGGCCATCATGCGGTTATATCCCCACTATTCCCGCTGGTGATGCGGTAGAGTTCCAACTTTGGAATGATGCATATAGCGCCCCCATCGGGGATGATGTTCTCTTTGAGCTGAAGTGTGATGTAGCACTAGAGGAAATCACGGCAGAAGGAAACGTCTCGACTGGTCCTGTGATTTCAAGTGGTGAAGCCATTCACTATGAGAACATAGTTGTAGGTGGGAGAACAACCCTAGACAGTGGTCGGTTTGAAACTGAACTGACTCATACCCAGTCATTCTATGATAGCATTATCAAGACTGGGGATATCACGGTAGTCGGAGAAGCCGAAGTCTTCACGGCTGTCAGTGGTAGATGGGAGTCTGTTCTTTCCAGTAGCGGACGCGTAGAGTTCTATCAGGAAATCATGGTAGAGAGACTACGCGACCTAGGTCCACTAATTTCCAATGGTTTCACCGCAGCCCAAGCATTCGTCTCTGGTGACAATCAGTTACTACAGATAGATTCACAGGGCGCCGCCGAAACCATTGATTACCCGTTTATTGGTGGGGTGATTCATACTCACATCCTCTCGGACGGTCATGCGGATGTTCTTAATAGCGCCCATGGGATTGCTTCTGCGCCGTTAGCGATCCAATCAGAAGGCTTAGTAGATGTCCTCTTCAACATCACTGGTAGCATACAGTCTGGTGACATCAAGTCCGAGTCACAACGAGTAGAAGTCCTAACCCTGATTGAAGGGCGGTTGTCCAGTGAGATTCGGGTAATCGGTCAAGCCGAATTCGTCGGAATTCTTGCTATCAATGGCGCCATAAAGACTGGTGGCATCAAGTCGGTCGGCCAAGCCAATCAGGGCAACACCGTTGAGGGTCGGTCTTCCCTTTCAATTGATGGAGAGGGTGCACTAGAAGTCCGTTGGTTCGGTATGGTGGAGGAACGCAACCTCTCCTCCACCGATATTACCTCTAGTGGCAGATTTGACCACTACAGGGAAGTAAAGGTAGCCGAAGCGGCCCTTTCATTCGGACCTAACATCATTGTAAGCGCTGGACGCGCCGAACACCATCAAGAAGTCAAGGTAACAGGTAATGTTCCTGTCGTCATTGATTCTATTGGTTTCGTCGATGTAATCAACCTTGTCCGCGGCCTTGATGATCGGGGCCAGATCGAATCATCGGGTGAAGCAGAGTTCACCAAACCAAAGGACGGCCTAGAGCTTAGGTATGTCTTCGGTTGGATTCGACACGGTTCGGACCGCATCCTTTCAAACGGACGTATTGTAGAAGTCGATAACGTAGAAGGCGCTTCTACACTAGGGGACATCACGTCATCTAGTGGCGCTGTCGCCTCCTACGTCGAAGTCATGGATTCTTCCATGGCCTTCCGCGATGGGATTAACTTCCTCACGGGGCGCACGGAATTCGGCCATGGGGACGAGGAACGGATTGACCAGATATATGAGGTGTCAACCTCACGGTCAATGGATATACCGCTCATCTCACCCGATCCGCGATATGCTGTCAAGTTGAACACTACTGATTTCAATCTGTCGGAGACGGAACTCCGCAGGGGCACGACAGTCTTTGAATTCAGGTTCGACTACGACTACCCTGATATCAAACAGATTAAGGTGTGGCTGGAAACGGAGGACGGGAGTTACACACTGGATACGATGCGCTGGGCGGATAGACGTTTCAACACCAGAGCACCGCACATCCTTTCAGCTCCTATCCGCGCCATCGTTCCTATCCACTGTATCAGTAAGAAGTCAAACCAGTTTGTCCTAGAGCTGGAGTTCACAGAAGAAGGCCAATCAAGAGTCCATAGACCCAGTGAGACATACCTGATCCCGTTCCAAGCGCATTTTGATAACAGGAATCCATATGTCAACATAGCGGATCATGAGTCCTTGCAGGGATACGGCACAGAGACCACTACCCTGATCGCAGAGACGGATAATCTTCAGGTTGTCAGATACGTCTATGAAGATATCTTGGAGGCTGCTCCGTTTAGCTCTCAGACGACAGACGTTAGAACTGAATTCGATGAACTCAGACTAGCTACGCTTGTCTATGAGGATGAACTTTGGCCAAGGATGTTTGGCGGGAATACATATCTTACGGTTGAGTATGTCGACCTGTCCAATATTAACATCGGTGGATGAAAGAAATGAAACTACGCGGTCTAGTAACTTTCGAGTTTGTCAATAAAGAGACTGGAGAAGTGCGCACGGAAAAACGTGAAAACTTCTTCCACAGTGACATGATTAACAGTCTCTTTTATGAAAACAATACACTAGCCCGCGTAGCCATTCTCGGGGCCAATGAGGATATTTTCCCATACCGCAACCGCCATAGTCCGTATTATGGAGCGGGGACTTATTTGTTTGGACAGGAGGCGGGTGGTATTCCGTTTAAGCGGTTTGTGCCGAAAACAACGGAAAGCCCTGCATACATTGAGTTCTACAGTATGTTTCTCCCCGATGACAGGACACGTCTGATTCCAGCCATCGGCATCATCGAAGACTCACAGCAGACACCAAAACGGTATACCTCAATCAACCTGAACCCGCCTTGCTTACAGGAACCGACCGAATATCTGAACATCTATTATCGCGTTGTTCTCCAAGAGGACCCGAAGGATACCGAGAACAGCGATTATATTCGTGAGCGATTCCTGCGCGATACATCGGAAAGTAAAGTCCTTTTCAATACGAGAAACAAATATTTCTCTGCCTTCAGGATTAAACAGGACCTTGGTAAGTCTGGTTGGGTTAATTTTCTCAATCTTGACGACACGAAAGCCTATAGAGGGGAAGTCGTATATCCAGGGGCTATGAATAATAGCCTACAGTATGCGGCAAAAAATGAATATGTGCCTGATGCCGCGCCAAACCAATACAATCAGCTGCGCGGTGAGTATCTGAATACGATTATTCGCGGCGGGGCTGAAATGCTACGCAATGTTGGGCGTCTTGGAGTTCATCCGTTCAAGTTCACGTCAGACGAATCGTCTGGAATCGGTAACGTATTTGCTACGAACGCGAAATCTGATGTTCCATATTTCGACCCTGCAAATTTCCCAGTAGGTTCTGGTAAGATGTTCGCGAGTGGTCAATGGAGTGGTAAAGCGGAGAAAAACGCATTCCCGAGTCGCTTCCAAGTGATGGTCACAAAGACCGCTAAGAATGTCGCTGACATGGAATATCGCGTATATGAAATGCATGATAGCCCACGCGAAGCCAGTCCATTTGTCCCGAACGCGACCGAAGAACTCGCATTCGAGAATATCAAAAAAGAACAATACTCGAAGCCAGGAAATCTACATCTTGACTATACGAAATACGGTCTTTGTGCATATCAGGAAAATCGCAGTCTGATTTTCTTCAACCGCACTGGTATCACGATTTACGATTTCTACAACGGCACGCTTACCCCATTTGATGCCAATAGCAATCCACCAATCCCAGTAACAGACCTTCGGAATGTGCGCGTTGACATCAAAGGGAATATCTGGATGGCCTGCGCCGCTACTGGTCTGTGGATGCTGAAGATTGATGAATCCACGAACACCACAACTCTGAAACAAATCGGCACGCCACCTGGGTGTCAACCGCGGGTCTTCGCGATTGATACGGATAGTTTCGGTAACCTGTTTGCTATCTGGTGGGGCCTTGGTCTTCACTATACATCCGATGAGGGTGATACTTGGGTTAACGCCATTATCAACTTCGCCGACTTCTCCGAGTTTGACCAAGGCGGGTTGGACTCTAAGTGGAGATTTGTAAATCGTCTAGTGGTAAACCCCCATCGGGATGCGAAAGCGGGTAACGCTCAGATTCTTCTACTGCAGCGCACTGACGAAAACACTGGCGCCACAATCGCTGGATGTTGGTATGATCAAATCTCGGCAACAACAACTGGTATCACGAATGGGGAATTCCGTAGAGCCCTAAGCGATATTAGAGATAACCCCCATCTCTCATCACCGATAGTTGTTTCAAAACGGTTTGATAGGTGGATATTCTCGGCCATCGGCGGTAATGTGATTAGTAGGGCTAGTCCGCTAAGCGGTCGAACCGAATCGATGTACAAACAACTACATTGGGTGCCGTTTCAACACAATGCAGGAACGAATGGAATGTATGGATTCCAGCCACATTCACCCCAAGCATTCAAGACGATTCGCATCATTGAGTCGTGGAGTGATAGAAAGGGTGCTGTGACTGAGAAGGTCATCGTTCCGCGGACCGATCTTCAGGTCATGGGTGAAACGTATGATGTTTACGCCGAAGCGTTTGATGTTGAGTTGGAAGAATCATTGCTTCGCACACGTCGCGATTCGCCTTTCAGCCTATCCAGCGATTCGTATAACGCGGTGTATGTTGGGCCTAACCGCATGTTCTTCATTTCCACGCAGAGACAATCAGGACAGGACTTCCTGAAACAAGGTTTCCGCCCTGTGTTCAAGACTTTCAACGAGAACCGCGAGTTCGCGTCCACGTTCTGGGGTTGGAACGGTTCGAAGTGGGAGAAGGATTTCTACGGGTCTCGCAAAGGACACACCGTCTACGAACATGTCGTGAAGGGTCTTTCGGTAGCATGGAAGGACGGTAATGCTGGCACTACATCATTCGTCGCCACTGACAAATATTCGGTGACTTGCTTCGATGGTCTTTATAAAGACAATAGCTCTAAGCTGTATATTAGAGACACTGTCTATATTAAAGGTCGCGAAACAGTTAACGAGTATAGTCCTAGTGTCGTAACCCTAGTTGATAAGACTGGACAGGTTGGGTTACTGAACAGTGCAAATATTAATGTTGATTGGAATATCGATAATCTCCCATCAACAAAATATGAGGGTACCCCATCAGTGACCGATGGTGATGATGATTTCAACCTAGTCACGGCTCTGGTCCCATTCAACAAATCGCCAATTGAAGATGTTTCGAACTTCAAAACAACCCCATCAGTAACAGGCGAGGTTCAAGTTACTGGTGATAGGAAGATGACCTATCTTGGTGGCACTGAAGCCGATGCAGCATTCTTCAATGGTGAGAGTGGTCTAACCTTCACTGGTCAACAATATGTCCTAGCTCAAGAACAGTTCACAATTGAGCTTTGGGTTAACCCGACTAGCCTTCCAAAGACCGCTAGAAATCATGTTTTGATTGACATGCGAAACACTGATGCCAGCGAGGCTGGATATCTTGGCATCAACAAACTTGGACAGGTGATGTTTTGGGATGGTGCCAGTGAGAAGGGCGGTGTTGGCAACCCTCTTGCTCTAGATCAGTGGAGTCATATTGCGCTGTCTAGGAAGGCGGGTAATCAGTGGGAACTGGCGATAAACGGCTTTGTCGTTTCATCCTGGACTCAGAACATCACGTTCACATTACCTAAGAAACTGAGTGTCGGGAAACGGTTTGATGTTATGCGGTCATGGCGCGGTCAGTATAGTATGTCAAAGACGACTGGTCCGATTACTGGGAGGGATGCATATCGCCAAACTTCTGTTGGTGTGGTCGAATATGTTGATGAAATCGACATCCAACAAGGAGATTATTGCTTCAGCATCTATAGTAGAGTTGATCAGAGTCAAAGCGCCTTGATAACCGCAGTGGTTGCTGGTGTCACCCATAGACTCGTTTATGATAGAAACACCGATGCTGTTACTGGTAACGGTGCTCGTGAACTTCTTTCAGATAATTGGGTTAGGCTATCTCTTCCCATATCGGTGACAACACCAACGAAGGCTAAGCTCTCAGTGAATGGGGTTGAGTTCTCGTGTCCAATGCTCAACAAAGGACATGGGCCGAAAACATACGCTGACAGTGGTGAGAGTGAGGATCAGCTGATCCCGAGCGACTCAAATAAACTGGCTGGTAGCCTACATGGATTCAACGGATTCATGTCTGACCTTCGCATCACCATGGGTAAGAGTCGCTACAACGGAAACCTTTCGCTACCTACTGAACCGTTTAAACACCATAGTAACAGCTACATGGGCTTCAGGCTGAAGTTCAGCAACGTCCACCATCAAGGTTCCGTGATGAGTAAACGGGAGCTTGTCGGCGACTGGGCTGTAACCTTCTCCTTCTTTGATGAGAACCTTTTCAAACACAGGAAGTCTCGCCCGAGTCTGTTCTTTGGAGTCACGACGGCGCCATATATCAGCAATCTAACTGACATTGGTTATCGAATGGGTGCATCAAACCAAGACGGTAAACCAGTGTATCAGAAATGGTTGCAGATATGGGAAGAAGGTATAGTAATTGAAAGTGCTTTTGCTTTCCGCGTCAGAAAGGACCTCAAGGCCAATAAGATTATCACGGAATACAAACCGAAAGTCACATCCACACAGTGGGTGCGTCTTGAGGAAGTTTCCGATTTTGCTGGAATTCACTATATTGCAATGTGGCAAGAATCCCCAGCGATTGATAATGATGTCGACCCCGTGGTTTCGCCTCTGGTAAACGTTGAGTACAACGGTCAGGATTATGTTTCAAAGGTAGGAAGTGCGCGCGATGCAACAGGTGCATTCCACCGCAAGTTTCTGGCAGTGGATAATTACTACGAAACAGATTTCCGCGTACAACTCAACGGGAAGCTAGCAACAAACCATCGGTCAAACTTCAAGAATGAGGCGGCCCCACTGGCGGGTGAAGTATACGTCCACCAGCACGGTTCCGTTAGATTCCACGCCGATGATGTTGGTAAATCTATCACTGGTAGAGCTTCAACAATCCATGATTGATTAAGCCAAAACAAAAAAGGCCCCTTTCCTTTCGGATCGGGGCCTTTCTTTTTACTCTTCTGTTTTTTCTACACTATCAGTAGCTTTCTTGCTGCGTTGCTTAGATTCTTCAGGAAACAAGTAACGATGTACCGCCTTGACATCGTAGTTTTTCGTTACAAGTTTATAAATGGCGTCTGCCTCTAGATGCAGGACGGAATCAAGAAGAATCAGGAGCTTTTGTTGCTTCCGTGCCAGTTTACCGTAGTAGTCACTCTCTACAGTAAAATGATCCAGCTCCTTTAGCGCCTTGTCGAGAGACTGATAAGGTACATTGTTATCCTTGTTGGGGTTCGGGCCGATCTCAATAAAGTTCATCCGATCGGCGCGGCGCATCAAGTCCTCCAACATCACCCGACGCTTTGCGTTTTCAAAAACTGCTTTGACTGCTGGGTATCCTCTAGCGCCTAGCAGATCGATCAAGTCTTGACTAATGCTATCAGAAGTATTGATCAAGTGTTGAGCCGATAGCTTCATACTCACCCTCTTTGACTTTGAATAGGTTAATGTCCTCCATCATCCGATTCATGCGTTTGGCGATGAAGAATTGATAGAGTTTCTGAATGTTCCCGCTTGGTTTCTCATCATATACTGCCAGGATGGCACTGCGGATTTCATCAGGGATGAAGGAGAAGTCGATCAGCTTCTCGTTTAAATCGAATCGTTCTTTATGGTCACGGTAGACCTTCGCAGGATTATCTAGAAACTCTTCCTTCAGTTTCTTGGTGATAGGAAGTTGTCGTTTCCCCGTCATGATTGAATCTGCATCGGAACGGATATTAGGAATCCCGTCGGACGCATCGCCAGTCAGAATCAACTCCTGAAGATCGCGCTTAGGGTTATCCGTGTTGATCCACTTCTTCATGATAGGGGAATACTGGGCAATGCCTTCTTTCGTATGCAGTTGCTTGTAGTCCTTATCGCTGGACAGGATCAGCGTAGGTTTATCCCCGAACTGGTTAGCCAATACAGCAATGATGTCGTCGGCTTCCGCCTTAGGGACATATACTGACTTCCATGGAAGGACTTCCCGAATCTCGGCAGTGACCGTCTGAGCGATATCAAAGAATACTTCCCAGTCTACCTTATCATTGGCTTCGCGGTCCCGTTTGCGGTTGACCTTGTAACCTTCAAAAACGTCACGGCGCCAGTATCCTTCGCGCGAGTCGATTGCCAGAACGGGGGCGCCGAAACGCTGACCAAATTGCTTCTTATAGGATAGTAGGGTCATGAAGATCATGCCACGGGTGAGGTCTTTGGATAGACCGTTCTTCTGATTCTGAAAGAGGACAGAGAAGAGGGTTTGTGATAGATCGATTAAAATCATGGTGTGTGCCTAATGGAAACGGGGATAGACTGATTATAGTCCATCCCCGTTCTTATTTCAACTCAATCACTCATCAGCCAGTGAGCGGAAGAAAGCTAGATCATCGTCTTCTTCCTCTTCCTGTTTCGGGGCTGCTTTCTTAGTCGGCTTCGGTGCTTCTACTTCCTCTTCTTCGACTGGCTTGGCCGCTTTCTTACGCAGAGCATCCATCTTGGAAGAAGCACCATACTCGCTACCAGTGGCTTTGGCGACTTGCTCTACCTCTTCTTCATCATGATGGGCTGGGGCTGCTTCGCCTAGGACTTTGTTCAGACGCTTCTGCAGCTCATCACCCGATTTGAACTTGCTTTCCTCTAGGAACTCGTTCAGATCAACCATTGACTCTAGGACTCCCATTAGCTTGTCTTCGTCACCATCGAATAGGTCGCCAGCAGCTTCTACCATCGTGTCGTCCATATTCGGGTAGCCAGCAACTTTCTTCTGTTTGTATTTGACTTGACAGCCATCGAAGAAGCTAAACGGGTCGCGTGGCTCGTCGCCATACTCAGCAGGGGGGTTCATGACAGCTTGCAGCTTGTCAAAAATCTTCTGACCAAATGAGAACAGTTTCACTTTGCCGTCATTCTCGGGGTTCTTCGGGTCTTTGATGACCAGAATGTTGGCAATGTATTTCAGGCGACGTTTGCGCTGACGGGCAACTTCTTTGTCAGCCTCAAAGCCGCTGTTCCATAGTGCGCTGTTGGCTTGGCACACTGGGCATTCTTTGCCGATGGTGGTGGGGCACTCTTCAATGAACCACTTACCGTTATGTTGGAACCCATGCGAATAGGTTTTGACGAACGGTAGGCTGTCCTCGGTCTTGGACGGCAGAAAGCGGATTACTGCGAATGCATTGCCTGCAGCGTCAACCGTCGGTTTCCAGAAACGTTGGTCGGGGCCATTATTGAACGTCGGTTTCTTGGCGCCTTCCTGAATCTTCTTCAGTAGGCTGGTGGCGGATGAACGGTTTAGGGCGCTGCGGTTAATAGCTGTCATTTTGTTATCCTTGATATTTTGGATGTTTGGATGTTACGTGGCCAAGATCAGCGACCACAGTTAGCATTATAAGGGATGCTGCCCTATTTGTCAAAGAAGGGTCTTGCGATCTTCGCAACCCGTTTCATGTCGGGTTTGAAGAAGGCCTTATACTTCTCTGCACGAATCTTGTTAGATGACCAGATAACGTCATTTATGTCTTTGGAAAACGGGATCAGGTTATCCAAAGCAACATAGGTCTCTAGGCTAATCTGATTGTTCAGGAGTAGGCGCCCAATAGCAGGAACCTCAAACGGAGAAGGGGCTTTCAATGCCTCGATGATTTGGCCGCGTTCGTTCCTGATCGTCTCCAACTCTTGCTCAAACAGATAGAAGAAACCATTTGTCACCTTTAGATGATCGGCCTCTGCTTTCCGAGAAGACGGACTATCTAGCTCATCCAACCAGACGATTTTATTTTTGAAAAGGGACAGAAGGCGAAGCTCTAGTGCGTCCTTGGACTGAAACTTACCCGCCAGTGCATTTGCTAGGACATAGTTCCTACCTAGCTTCTCCTCGCCGATCGGTCGAGGGCCGTATGTTGGATAGTCATATCCGCGTTGGGTGAAGTGAAGTTTCATGCCAAGATAGACCGCATACAGAGCTGCGCCGTTCATATCCGTCCCTTATTCAAATTGATATTGGGGCATTGAGTCGGCGCGGAGCATCCCCCGCTCAACCGCATCAAGCCGCAGTTTCTCTTTCAGAGAACCCGTGATATAGGGCGTCAGCCACTCAGGCTCCCATTCGATCATATCGGCGAATTCAAGAACAGCATCTAGAATCCCCAGTTCCTTCTCAAGCGCGATCCGCTCGATTTCCTCGGCGAAATCCATGCGCTCAATCCAGTCGGGTGTAGGTTTGTTACTCATGACATTATACCATAACGAAGAAGGCAAGGTAGATGGCGAAAGCGAAGAGGATGGACATTGCAGTTAGTAGAGGAACCAATTCGATCGCCTCTAGGAAGAGGCTGCGACGGCCGACATACTTCTTACGCGCTGCTTTAAACATGATGAATTTCCCAGAAATGTTTACGGATGGCAACTAGCTCGGAGCGTGGTGTGTCCTCGGGTTTGAACTGGAACTGCTGCACGAAACCTTCCCTTGTCACCATGAAAATCGTCTGATCTTCTACCGTCTTCCCTAAGGTTTCCTTGATCATTTGGGTGTAGAAACCTAGCTGCTGGCGGTAGTTTTGAATCTGATCAACCGTCTTTGCTCTTCGACTGTTCTTGAAGTCCAGTAAGCATAGTCTATCATGCTTGTTCACGCAGAGCAAGTCGAACCGCCCCGCCACCCTGAACTGATCGGACCATACGGGGGTTTCCATAGCCACCACTTCCTTTACGTATGAACGGAGCTTAGGAAGAGAGACCTTAAACATCCGAGTCGCGGTCTCTTGTTCCTTGTTCTCAGGGGTTGGCTTCTCCATCCCCTGCAGCTCACACTCAAACAGATAGTGAAGATGGGTGCCGATATCCGTGCTTTCCTTACTGATTCGGTTAGCTTCCTCTTCCCCGATTCTCGCCCGCCACTCATCCAGAAAGGAATGGTCTTGTGACGCGGCGAGAACCGTTGTAACAGAGGGGTAACTTCCCTTAGGGGTCAGATAGAATCTTCCGATTCCTTCCCTGTTTTCAGTTTCCATTCATTGAGTCCCGTAGAAGGGCTTCCAGCTCAAGGTAGTACTTAAGCTCTTTGGTTGATGTGTCGAATTGTTCATCGTCGAACGCTTCGCCGCCACAATTCTTCACGATATCAGCGGCGATGGAAGTACACAACGCACTGATGATGCTCAGAGCTTCCACGCGATCCTTATTCATTGATCCACCGTACCTGTCACAAAGTCAGTTGTATCGATTGCAAACAGAGTGTCAATCAGAGTATCGCGGTCATCGGCGTAGTACATCTCATAGACACGGGTCCAGAACGATTTGATGAGTGTACCCTCACCGTTGTATCCAAACGTGATGGGTTCGCGATCCATCCGTTTGCGGGCAATCCCACGGCCGAGGGCCTTATCGAAATTGTCATCGCGGCGGCAGACGGAGACGCCCGCATAGACTTCATTCGTCACATAGTCAATCTGGAAAGCGTAGGCGACGCCGCCCAGATTATCAATCTCGCCCTTATAGAAGGAGCCGAACATATCGCGGACACCATAGCGGCTGTAGCGGTAGATGACGGGCGACAGATCATGATTCTTATCCATGATCTCCGTCCAGCGTGGCCGCGCAGGCGCACCGTCCTGGGCAACCCACTCGCAATACCATTCTGCTTCGTCGCTGTCTTGCCGTTCACCATTATACACGGCGGTTTCTAGGACTTGGAGGTCCTCATCCAGACGGGTGACGAATTCATCCAGATTATCCAGGCGCGTGGTGATGACTTCCTGATTCTTGAGCATCAGCTCCATGGCTTCGACAATCAGAGAGAGGGTGTGCTCGACGGCGGGGGATGCGTTTGCATTCATGGTGTTGTCCTTTCAAGATGTTGGAAGGTTACTGCTTTGAAGTGTTGTCAGTATACAGCATCTACTGTGTTTGTCAAGTCAGAACTCTTTGTGTGGGTTTCCGACTTGCAGGGTCTTTAGACCGATGGACCGCCATGCCCGACAGACGCGCGGGCGGTCCTCAATCACCATTCGAACATTGTATCGCGGCGCGATTGTCCGCCAGAAAACGTCAAGTTTGACCTCATCATCATGACGTTCGTCGCCTTCTGGTCGGCAGTGGAATTCGAAGAAACGAATGTCGTTCTTACGAAGCCATGCAAGGGATGCTTCTTTATGCTCCGCCTTGCGACCAGTCAGCACGATGACATACCATCCGAAGTGCTGCATGCTGTTAACAACCGTCTTGATCTCGTCATCACAGCGATCATTGATTGCTGCCGCGGCGTCGTAAATGTCGCGCTTCCCGTCATGGTGTGCAATCGTTCCATCCATGTCAAGAATGATGGCCTGCGGAAACAACGTGTTGCCGACGTATTGTTTCGTGAACTGGGCGTCCCATTGTTCCATTTGCTGGGCGATGACAGCAGGTCCTACCCCATAGCGCCTACGGCTATCGCGCTTAACTGCTTCTTCATATGAGACTGGGAACGGTCGCTCCTCCACATCATAGCCAGCCTCTTTGAATCGGTGGGTGAGAGAAGCGCGGGTCTTCGGGTTCAGATTCGCATCACTGACAACAATGTCACGCCCGTTCTGGATGGCGACATCAATCAGACGCTCATGCTCTCGCGTGACATCCTTTTCCCATTGGAATTTCCACTGAGTCCAGTCTAAGCCGTCATAACCGTTTTGGAACATGATCCCCTTACGGATACAGTCCCGTTCGATCTTTTGGAAACTGGGGTTCACTTTGACGAATTCATCCGCCCAAGTCGATTTACCGCTAGCAGAGACCCCAATGGTAAGAATGGCTTTCATTTTCAAATCCAATCAATGATGTTCAGAAGGGCCGAGACCAGAAGGAACCCATAGAAGACAAAGTTTCTCGTTCCCCCGTCTTTCAGGCCGTAGGAGCAACCAAGCCAGAAGACCAGTGCCCACAGACCTAGAGCATAATACACGTTGAGGGATAGAAGTGCAAGGAAAGTGAAGGCCCAAACAAAGCCGATGATGTACGGAATTGATTTCATGTCACACCCCTTTAACAAAGTCTTCTTCGCTGATACCGTAGAGGGTGAAGGAATCTCCAAACCAGTCACGATGGCAGACTACTTCCCATTCATGGCTATCTGGCATGCCTTTCCCGACCATGGCGTAGATGTCCACTACGCGGAGATAGTACCCGTCCAGCTCATAGGTTTCTACGCCCCAATCATCCGTGATGCCGTCATTCATGTCTACCAGCAACGGGTGTCTATAGAGACGGTCATGAATCTTACCAAAAGCATAAGCAACCGCTGCTTTATGCTTGATTTGTTTGTCAGTGATGATCTTCATGGTCTGGTTCCTTGTGGTGGAATCAATGTCGACATCATACAAAAAGAAAAGGGGGCCGTCAAGCCCCTTTCGTCGGTTTATCTCATCCGCTTCTTCTGCACAACATCATATCCAATAGCTTCGTACTCTTCGTCGTTGGCATATTGGTCTGGGGGGAGTCCGAGAAGTTTCATCAGACACTGCCACGACTCGCCATGTCCCCACTCGCCAAACAGGCTGTAGTCGGCAACATGCGCCATCTCATGATACACAACGTTCCGTAGAATCTCGCTGTCTTCCACGAACATCTTAGAGGCAATTTCAATCCAGAACTGCCCTCTGTCGCACCTGGCCTGTCCCATGGTGACGGAGAGCCTACCATTCAATCGAACCATCGGGAGAATAATCCGATGGCCCATCTTCCGCTGAAGGGTCCGATGCGCTTCCTTGGTGTATTGCTGCACCAAAGACAGCACCGCAGTTTCTTGGCTTTTCGGATACTGGCGCAATTCCTGCACGATTTGTGTAAACGGATTTGAAGCAGCAGTTTGGGTTCTCATAGCAGGGCTCGATGGCGAAGGGAGAGGGTTCCAAAGTTTCGGACATCATAACCTTGTAGCCCTGTCTTGTCAAGCTTTCGATTTGTGGAGTGTGACTTTCATCACTGTTACGGATGAAAGCAACCTGTTTCCCACATCCACACAATGCTTTCACGTTCATAGTCGTTTCCTATAGATACAAGAATGTTAACAGAACAATGACAGGATGTCAATATGGCTGTAAGCGACGCCCCGCAGGTCTACATGAACAACCCCAAGCTCAAGTCGGCTGGTGTTGATGTCGAATTCACGGCTCAGCACGTCGAGGAGCTGAAGAAGTGCTATGAGGACCCGATCTACTTCATTAAGAACTATGTCTACATCACCAACATCGACAAGGGTGTGATTAAGTTCTCACTGTACGATTTTCAGGAAGAGATAGTCAAGATTGAGCTGAAGAATCGTAAGGTCATCATGGTACTCCCCCGTCAGGCGGGTAAGTCGACCACTACGGGCGCCGCCGTTCTCCACTACGTCCTCTTCAATGAGAGTAAGACGGTCGCCATTCTGGCTAACAAGGCAGCAACCGCCCGCGAGATTCTCGGCCGCGTGAAAGACATGTACGAGAATCTTCCGCACTGGATGCAAGTTGGGGTCAAAGAATGGAATAAGGGTAGCATCGTCCTGGGCAATGGGTGCAAGGTCCTCGCTGCCGCAACCAGCGGCAGCGCCATCCGCGGCCAGTCTGTGGCGTGGCTTGTGTTGGATGAGTTTGCGTTCATCCCAACCAATCAGGCAGAAGAATTCTTCCAGTCGGTATACCCCACTATCTCATCTGGTAAAGAGTCAAAGATTACTATCTTCTCAACCCCCAAGGGAATGAACTTCTTCTACAAAATGTGGACGGAGGCCAAGGAAGGAAGGTCCGATTTTGTTCCTTTCCGTGTTGAGTGGCACGAAATCCCAGGTCGCGACGAGGAGTTTAAAAAGAAGACCATCGCCGACGTGGGGCAAGAGACATGGGATCAGGAATATGCTTGTGAGTTCCTCGGCTCTGGTGGTACCCTGATTGAAGGGGCCACTCTACGGACACTGACCCATCAAACACCAATCAAAGTTTCCAATTCGGTTAAGATTTACGAGGAGCCGCAGCAAGGGCATTCCTATTTCATCGGGGCTGATATATCGCGGGGCGTTGGCGGCGACTACTCTGTAGCCCAGGTCATCGACATCACAGAGCTACCATATCGCCAAGTCGCTGTCTTCAGGAATAATCGCACTAGCTATCTCATGATGGCAAGACTTCTCGCCGAGATCGGAAACAAATATAATGACGCTGCGATTCTGGTAGAAACCAATGATGTGGGCGAGGCGGTCGCCGATTCCCTATACGCTGAGGAAGAATACGAAAACGTTCTGACCACGGGGAACGTCAACGGGAAGACGATTCTCGGGGCATGGAAAAACGGCACCAATGGTCTGCGCACTACGGTCAAATCCAAGAGTATGGGGTGTTCGGCTCTAAAAGCATTGATCGAATCGCGTAAGCTGATCATCAATGACGCCGACACCATTCAGGAACTGACTTCCTTTATCGCCAAGGGGAAATCCTATGCTGCCGACGAAGGGACGCACGATGATCTAGTCATGTCGCTTGTAATCTTTGCATGGGCATCAACACAGGAATATTTCAAGGAACTGAACAATACAAACTTTAAAACGAAGTTCATTGAAGAGAACACAGATGCCATGATGGAAGAGCTAGCCCCATTTGGTTTCTTTGATGACGGAGCGGACGAATTTGAAAATGGTGTCCGCTGGCAGGTCATCAATCTATAAACAACGAGAGCCATATAGATATTTTCATCTATAGGGCTTTCTATTTTGAGGAATTACTATGCCTGCCAGCACCGAAGTCAAATTCTATCATCACAAGATGAAGAATGCACCAACAGTCAACCAAAACAAAGGAACAATCATTTCATTGATGGATGCAGTATTGGTTGACGGTTTCGGGGAAGCAACCGCCTCTAGAGTAGAAGTAACTGGTAACGTCGCCACAGTTCACCTTGCAGCCCACGGGTTCGACAAATATCATGTCATCTCAATCTCTGGCGCAACCCCACCCCAACTGAATGGGGAGCATCGCATCACCAATGTTTCGAAGGATACCTTCCAGATTGAGACTGTTGGTGTGTCTGACGGGGTCGCAACAGGGACCATTAAGGTTAAAGTCCCTGGTGCAGCGTGGAAGAAAGTTGCTCGATCGGCCGACGGTTATAAGGCGGTATATAAGTCAACACGTCTTGGGTTTGACCAACCATATTATCTGGTTGAGGACAACGAGGGTGGCGGTTATGGATATAAAGTGACTCCGCTGTCAAGCTTCGATAACTTCGATAGTTATGATAATAGTATGGAGACACAACCGAGAACTAGATTTCCGAAGAAAGGAAGCGGGCCGACGATTGCATGGTGTATTGTAGCAAATGATCATTTCGTTTATCTGATGTGGGATAACAGCTCCTATACAATCAATAATACCTTCGGAACATATAACAATGGTTCATCTTCAACGGTTGTTTGTTTCGGTTCGATGAAGACCACTAAGGCCAATAACAAATACAATGGTATAGTTGGCGGGTTGGCGGTGTCTAATCAGACACTCCAACCAAACATTCCCCTTGATACGATTTCGTTGTCAGCGTACTGCCCTGTGTCGGGTGGATCGAACTCATCGAATTTTATTACCATACAGAAAGACTACACTTCAATCGGAGACCCTGTTGTTTTGTGGAATGGTTTCACAAACTATATCAGCGCGTCAAGCGGTGTGATGTTTGGTAGCATTAATGCGGCTGATTATGCAGTTTATATCCAACGCCCGCTTTTCTCATCACCGACTGTTGCGTTTGGATATCTACCAGGCCTCTACCACTCGCCGATGTCTTTCAAGCCGCATAAGACGAACCCCGTATTTGTCGACGATGTTTCGCCAGTCAAGCCCGATAATCTTCTTATTTGGATTCCATGTGGGGTTGGTGGTGTGTATTTGAACGCTACAAAATGGTGATTCGATGAAACTATTACCACTATACGATGATTTGGACGGAAAGACCTCTGGAACGGCGGCCAGCCCGCTTAACTGGAGGTCGGATGGCGTAATCCCACCAAATACAAATTATCTTGATTTTTCTAAAACGGCGCCCAGTATTCGTTATGGTGCTGCTGGTAATACCTTCACTGTTGAATTCTGGCTAAAGGTCAATTCGCCCCCAGCCAGCGGTTATGCTTCCCTTTTCTCCCATGTTTACAACTACAGGAACCCGTTCTGCGGTGTTAACTCTGAGGGGAGGGTTGTCCTCTCTACGACATTTCAATCAGACCTAGTAACATCATCCGATCAAATTCATTCGATAAATCCGCTTAACGATGGGGCATGGCATCACATTTCCTATGCGAGGTCTGGTGGTAAACTGTTCCTCTGGGTTGACGGGGTGCACAATGGCGAAATGGCGGAGAAAGGTGTGCGCACTGCCGCTGTGGTTAGCATTGGGGCGGGTTACGGAATCGACGTGGCGAAGCCATTTGACGGTGGGATTGCTGGTTTCAGATTCCATGATAACTACAAAGAACCTAGGACGAATCTCCCGAGAGAAATCCAAGACCCTGGCGTCGGAGTGGAAACGATAGGTTTTGTTCTGATGGAGGACTTCATATCCGCGATCGAACCAGAAGAAGACCAGCAGGATTTCGGCGAATTCCATTATGAGGAAATGGAGGATGTGCTACCATTAGTCAGAGGCGGAACCTTAATCGGCGGAAAGTATTCGATTACGGGGACGGTCAAGAAAGCAGATGAAAATGGTATCTTGCGTCCTTACACTGAAGCAGTTGTCTACCTTGCCGATCAAGCGACGGGTAGTTACCATCGGGAACAGATTAAACCCCCTAATGGGTTGTTTGAACTTCGGGACCTTCGCGAGAACAGGGAATATTCCGTTTTCGTCAAAGACGGCAGAGGGAAAGCATATAAGGTCTTCATCGACGTAAGAGCCCCCTCTGTCTTGGATGTTATCCTGGAGGAAGAGACCCAGAAGCCACCAAAGCCTAAGGCCTATAAGGTGGCGGGTAAGGTTCTTGACCATACAGGCCAGTCGATCCAGCGGTACGTGGCCGTTCATTCCCGCACCGATGGCACCTTGTTGGGGATGACGAGATCGGCAGTAGACGGAACATACTCAATCGAACTCAGCGAGAACGATCCCGTCTATGTTGTCTGCCTACCCAACAATCAGGAAGACATCAATGCCAAGATTTTCGATCGCGTGATTCCAGTCCAGAAATGACAAAAGCCCCAAGGGGTCGCTTCCCAAGGGGCTTTTCTTTTGTTAGTCCCAGCTCCTGCTGCGATTCCGTTTGAATCGAGACAGCGGTAGGAACACGGCCATTACCCAGTGCTGATGATCTATATCAACGATGGGGCTTCTAACGTGATTGGCCAGATAGCGTTTAATGGAGTGGTTTAGGGACTTAGATGCGCCAACTTTCATGGCAACATACTCCGCCCGCTTCCAGTTCATCCGCAGCTTCATGCGCTTTGTGGTGTTGGCATGAAGCCCCTCTAGGAACCCCTCCATGATGCGCATTCGGATAGCAGGTGGCATGTAGTGGAAGTTGATCCCATACCAGCCGTCTTCCGTCACGGCCGTGCAGAGAATCAGCGGCATCGTGTCCCAGTAGGGCATCTCTTCCTTCGTCTTCGGGTCATACATGTATGCGTAGAACTTGCCTGGGATTGGCTGATTGGTGATTCTACCTAGCTTGCTAGTCCGATTCAGTGACGCATGGCCAGAAAGCGCACGGGTGTTTTCCATGAACCACTTAATAGCCTCGCGTGACATCCCATCGATGCCTTTCTCCCGTCTGAACTTTTCAAATTGCTGCCGTAGCTTGATATAACTCATTTCAGTTCCTCTAGAAACGGGAAAGCCCGCTGACCATATGATCCTATTTACAGGACCGCATGGAAAGCGGGCTTTGCTTTAATGGGTTAGCAGTCTGCGGCGCCAACCAGTTCCGTCGTGGTCGACTCTACGTAGCCGTTATAGCTACCAGCGGGGAAAACTGGAGAACGGCCAGCTAGTTTCCGCTCGCTGTTGTCGAAGACAAACAGGGTATCGCGGTTGGCCTTGACAACCTCCTTAACCAGATTAGCGGTCACGGGTTTGTAGGCATGCTCGCCAAGGTACACGAAGCCAGTCTTCGAGTCGACGAGTTGACCAGTCTTGATCCGCAGGGCGAGTTCGGTGCTGGTCATCTTGCGGCATGAAACAAACTCAGTACCGTCGTCGTGGGCGACCGCCTTCACATCAGCCTCAGCGATATAGTCATACTCATACTGAACACCGACCACATTCCAGTATTCGAAAGTGTCATCAGTGGCTTCATCGCGATCCTGTGGGGTGTCGCTGTCGTCGAAGCGAATCGTAACAACCGCTTCAATGATTTGAAAGTCGTCGGGCAATTCAACATCTCCGAAGATCGACAGACGGGCGGCCTGCGGGGTTTCGAAGATTGTTGCATCTTCACGATACCGCACGAACAGAGGCGCTAGCTGATCATGATCGCCAGCGGGTTGATTGACAAGGCGCACAAAGTCACCAGAAGAGTGACGGACGATGTAACGTTTCATGGTGTATTAACCCAAATTTTGATGAAGTTTTCGGCGCTGATTCCGTTCAGTGTGATTTGACGGTCAGCGAGTTTTGCGGACCACATCAAGTCTTTTGAAATGATGTAGTTTCCTGCGATGTTCTCTTCTACATGCATTGTACCAGACTTCTGCAAGTCTGTAAAGACGTAGGTCGGAATGTCGTTGTAGCCCCATCCACCGAAGTGGTCAACATAATCCATTTTACACTTTCTGAAAATGGAGGGGAGGTACCCATGGCAACCATTATATGCAACAAAGAACCCAGTGTCATATTTCTTGACCACTTTCCAGATATCCGTTGCCAGCTGTTCATCACAGGATTCGGAATGGATGCTGTCTGGGAGGACAAGGATCAAACCATATAAGTCCTCTGCCATGATATCAGAAACAAGACCGCGCAGGTCTACAATGTCCTTTACCTTGACATGAGGTTCTCCGAACCGCTTGGCTGCAGATTCTGCGACTTTATCCCTCAAACCCACAATTCCATCAAGTTTGTAGGAGTTGTTGTAGAGGTCAACAAACCCTCGATATTCAGCATTCATAGTCAGCCACCAGAAGAGTTCCGATAGGTTCCATTGTAGCAGGAATGTCGTCGAAGTCGGCGGGGAGCGTCACTGGTTCCATGGGTTCCAGTTTCAGGCTCTCTTCTTCGTCCCAAGGCATGGCCCATTCCATAACCATCGAATCGGGATAGTTTGCCATGTTCATCACCTCATTTGTTGATGGATTGGGCATCATTATACCCAATCCCTCCGAGTAGTCAAGTGAAATTTTACTCGTTCTTCAGCAACCAATCGTTACTGATGGCCTTGAAACTATCAAAGCCGTCTGCTGCCTTCCAAACGACACCCTCGCGCTTAGGCCTCGTACCGATCATGGATTGGCCATCCGCATCTTCGATGATCGCCCCGCGGCCCTTCAGAACGGCATGAGCTTCCAGGACGGGGACGTGCTGAAGCCCCAACAGAGCAACCCAATTGGTACGGATGTTCGGACGGACATTCTCGCAAGTCCCCGCATGTTGAATGTCAAAGACGAAGAATTCTTGATCATTCAAACCGTACTTGTTCCCCTGAATCTGGGGTCCGATGATCTCACCCTGCACCGCATACCCTTGCAGACCGATCTCCCGCATCCGTTCCTCAATCTGGTATTTCTTGGCGATCTTCCAGTAGACATTGCCTTCGTCTTCCTTCAGCTCAAAGTTCCGACTACAGACATGGAACTTATCGTCGTGGTCCAGATAGTAGGTTGCAGACATGCCGTCCAGTTTCTCTGTGACTTCGAAAGTCGTTCCGAGCTCATCGGTGACAATGAACCATTGGTCCGATAGATTCTGGATTCGTTCCTGATCCGTCTTGTTCAGTTCAGCGGGGAACGCCCCTGCTTGCTGGCCCGACAGAGACAGCGCCGTTTGGGGTTCCCACTTAACAACACCGTAGAATTTGGAAATGTCGTCACCCAGTAGTGGCTGCCCCATTTCCAGATACTCTACGCTGTTAACGTAGAGGATTAGACCTTGAGACATGGCTCCGCGAATCTTAACGGACTTCAGCCGCGCACCCTTGATTCCGTTATAGACAGCGGGTTCCTTCCCTTTTGAAAGGAACGGTGCAACTTCATGCGGAATCCATGAATCAATCTCGAAATAGGCGACTTCGTCTCCTACTTCAAATTCTCCTTTCTTAACCACAACCTGCCAGCCGCCGATATGGGCAAGCTCAATGGCATCAGCACCTCTAATGGGAGACAGGCGGTCAATCTCCCGATATGTAACCATTTTGCGCTCAGACATGGCACACCTCACTTAGTGATGGCATTCAGGAACGTTTCAAACACCCACAGGGAACCACCAACAATCAGTCCGACATAGACGAAAGTGGCGACAACCACACTGGCCATTGCAAAGTCTTGAGGTTTCATGACGTTCTCCGTTAATCACAATGGAGATATGATACCTGTATCACTTTGTTCTGTCAATACCGCCAGTCATTACTAGCATGGCGTCCGTCGGTCCACTGAAACCACGGAGGTAGATACCTCCTTCCCCTTCGTCTTCATAAAGACCGACTACACCCCAGTCTTTGAACTGGATTTCGATATCCGAACCAACACGCTCCACCATATCTGGGTGTTGCACCGCATACTTGAGAGCAAGATTGTAGAGACGGTCGCGTTTGGACAGGTACTCAGACGCATTCACCGTTTCCCGCTTCTTCATGGAAGAGAAGACTTCATCAAACACGGTGGGACTCGGACTATGGTTGATGATCAACGCACCTTCCCTCAGCGCGACAATGAAGCCCTTCATGACTTCATCATCAAACCAGAAGCGCGTAGCGTCCCCTAGGTCGATTGCCGTCTCAGTCCAACCCATGCAAGCAATGGCCTCAAGAGCATCGGCGGCATTCTTGCTGCTGACATTCAGGTAGCTATAAGGGCGACTCATGGCGATTTGGGTGCAAAGCTCTTGGCAGACGCGGCGACCCGCATCTTTGGATTGAGCCTGGACATTGACCCAAGCACCAGTGTGTGGCATGGTATTAAGCATATTGAGTCACCTCTTCCACCTTTGTTACAAGAATCCGCAGTGAACGGACGAGCAACGCATTGTTACAGATTTCACGGTTTGCCTTATCAGCCGCTTCGACTGAATGGAAATAGTGGGCCTCGGTCGGGTTCTCGGGTTTTGAATACCCCGTCCAGAACGCACCGTCTAGGTACTGCAAGACAAATACTCGTTTCATGGTTCGTCGTTGTCCTCTAGTGAGTCAATGGTGGTATTCTAGACGACTTTTCGCAGCAAGTCAATATCAGAAGGCAAATCGGAACAAAATTTAAGAAATATTTCACGTTTGTTTTAACGTCGGTCAAAGAGAGGCATTGTGTCGATTTCCAGGGACATCTTTCGTCTTCTGTCGCTAATTTCGGCCTAAAATCGCGCCGCGTTCTATTGAGTGCTGGTAAGGCGAGGATACCACCAAGATTTTAGAAAGTGCGATTTAAACGACGGAAATTTTGTGGATTGACTATTCATGCGGTTTTCCAGACACATGTATGGTTTCGCGACACCTCAAATTTTAGAAGTGCGTTTCATAATACAAAAAAAGCCCCTAATCCGCGAAGACTAGGGGCTAAAGTACAACCTCACTCTCAAGAAACTATGATACTACACATCAACCTGCATTGTCAACCGCGTCTTTCAGCGTGGACGCAATTGCCTTGAATTCTTCCTCACTGATGCCCTCAACGGTCACCCTAGTACTACCATAGCTGTAACGTTCCACTGCTTCCCATCCGTCCGCCGTATGGATGATTCGCAGGCAGTACCCACCATCCATCAGTTGAAACTTGAAGACGCCCCACATCCAAGTATCGACGGACCAGTTATCCATCCTGTTCTTTGCGTTGACGGGTTCCTGAAAGATACCCTTCGAGCGGATTTGCTTGGACAGCCAGTTGAAAGCGGTCTCTACGGTTTTGAACTGTTCCATGATGGTACCCTTAGTGAAAGTGTCATCATAGTATCATCAACCGAAGAAGTCGTCAAGTGTCGCCTTTGGTTCATGCGACCAATGGATGGCTTTTGTCACACGCTCCAATGGTTTGATAAACGAACCCTCGAATTGTTCACGGCGGTCTACGTATTTGTCTAGGCCGAACTCTGGCGGTAGCTTGTCAACGAAACCGATGGTGTCCTCGCCAATGGGGTTGGGGAGTGTTAGGGCAACCCGACGCATCTTCCCGCCTTCCTGAATGGGTGAATAGTTCCCCGCGATACCATGGGTCTTCAGGTAGTGATTGTAGAGTAGGGACGCACGGACATGCTTCGGACACCCCTGCTTATAGATGCCCTTGGCGTCGGCGTACTTGTCCAATCCCTTGACCCCTGAAGGAATGGCGATCTCATAGAGGGGCTGTTCCTGATACGTCTTTTCAAAGGCCTTCACATAGTCCTGTAGCTCGCGCTCCGTGCCTGTCAGAAGGATACGGAGACAATCACCCAGAGCATTGCGGCAAAACTTCGGTGTGCTAGACCGCTTGACCTCCAGCCCAGTGGCGCTGATATCGGGTTCGGTGTAGCGGACGCCCTCGTTATCCCATGCCAGCAAGACGTAGGCTTTCTTCTGGACGAAAATGGCCGACTCACTGATCTTCTCGCGCTTGACCGCTAGGTGATTTTCAAAAACGTTAGCCCTCTTGGCAACATTGCCGCATGAACGGTCAACCGCCTTCCCGATCTTCTGTTCGCAAATCTTATCCACCGCATCAATGAGTTTATCCTTCGGGAGCTTGTCTAGCCCGCATTTCTTGATCAGACTATTGACAGTCAGATACTCGGAGTCGGTGTCGGAATAGATCAGCGAATCCTTAACCCCAGACAAACCGTCAATGTATTCTGCCGTCTGTTCACCCACAGTCTTGATGAAGAACTGTCCCGATGACGTGATTCCCTCTGCACAGCGGAAGTCGAAGAAGCGGAAATAGGGGGAGGCCTGCGCACCATATCCGCTGTTCAGGAACACCTTTAGAGCATTCTGTTTGATGTTCAGGTTTGCCATAGCCGCCTCTTCCCGCAGCATGGCAGCCTTCAGCTCTTCATCGGTTAGAGTAGTGTAATCAGTCATACCAGACCCCTACGTTTCATTTCTGCTTCAATAGCAACCAATTCTTTCTTATGCTTCTTCATGTCGTTCTTTGCTACTACGCGGTCATTGTACACCTTGGACATGAGGAAAGGAATCACGCCCTGCTTATCCCGTTTGAAGAAGTGGCCGTTTGCGGTCATCGCAAGGTTATGCTTTTCTAGCAGCGGGGTCAACTCTTCATCGCGGGCCATGGTGTCAATCTGAAGACGATCATACCATGGCTGCAGCTCTTCTGGTACCTCATGTTCAGCCAGGATTGTCTCTGGGCTGATGTTGAAGGAGCGGATGATAGACGGGTATAGACTGTTCGCGTCAAATGACACAACCCATTCATAGCGGCCAGGGATGGGGTCTTTCACATAGCCACCAATGATTGACCTGTCGGGTTGCTTTGGTGAGAACACGGCAGGCACGAATTTCTTTTGACCGTAGAGGTAGTTCTGAATGTAAGCATCCCACGCCTTCACCGTCCCAAGCACGTCCTCATAGTTGACCTTTGTCATGTAGGCAACGCCCATCAGCAGAGGAATGAACCGCAGCTTCTCATCCAGACGATACAGGATGTGTACGTCGCGGCAGTTATATTGGGCGAACCGCTGGAAGTCCTTTTCATAGAATTCCCTGAAGGTTGCATATGGGTTCTCAAGTTTACCCTCATGTAGATGATCTTCCGCCACCGCGTCTAGGGTGAAATCGCGCTCACCTGGGATGAACTTCTTATACATCAGGATGTAATCAAGATGTTCGACGCCAATCAGACGATATCCAATCGTCTTAACGTCAATTTGATACTCTCTGACCTGTCCAACTGGAGAAAGGGTTTTCATCACCTCTTCCCCTAGGCGCTGGCGCACGCGATTGACGATATAAGGTACGTCAAACCGCGATGAGTTATAACCGATCAGCGCGTCAGGATAGTTCCCAGTCCAGAACGCCATGAAGTTTTTCAGCATCGCATCCTCATCCTTGAAGATGCGCTTCTCTACGGGGAAGTCATAGAGATTGTCAAACTTTGTTTCATCGAAGTCTTGGAAGCTCCAAATGACATACCGCTTACCTGTCAGAATTGTAATGAGGTTGATCCTTTGGTCAGCCCGCATTGGATCGGGAAACTCATCGCCGACTTCCGTTTCAATGTCGAACATGTAAACACTGACTTGATCGCGGTTGTATGGAATCTCTTCCATGGGCCAGCGTTCGTTAATGTAGGAATAGTCCCAGTTTGTGTTACCGAACAAGGTAAATCCATCCACACCTTCATAACGCTGAATGAAGTCCTTTGCTTCTTTGATGCCTTCCTGCTGGATAGGTTTCATGTTGTCACCATAGATTGACGTGTAACCAGTCTCCTCGTTCGTCTTGACGTATAGGGTGGGCTGGAAGTCGCGCACCACGGTGGTGCGCCGCTTCCCCTGATCGTCAACCCAACGAAGGAAGATTGCTCCGCCTCTTTGGTGGAAGTGAGTGTAAAAGGACATGGGTTGTTCTCCAATAGCAAATGAACAACCCATAATAGCAAAAAGCCCCTAGGATGTCAAGTCCTAGGGGCTTCCTGTTTGTTACAACACGGTGTTTAGACTGTCAAGAGACTTTACCGTAGACCGCTTGGAGGAAGGCGGGCAACTCTACCTCATTGCGCATGAATCGGGCAATGTCATCGACCTGAAAGACATCAGAAACTCCTTTGTCAGACTGTACGATGACAGAGATACCCCACGCACCGCCATCAAGCCTAACGCCACGCGGGGCCTTCCACTTTGTCCAGTCTATCGTTTCTTCCAGTGAGACTGGGATTTGTCCCTGTAGGAAGCACCATGACATGATATATCCTTCTTCTTTTGTTTCCTTCTCGGTCAAATAGCCATTAAACGATTTCATTTTCATACGCTGTACCCATATTTTCTGCAGTTGGCTTTCCACTCGTCAAGATCGACAATCTCAACTTTGTAGACCTTCTTGATTCGTAGCTGTCCCTTCTCGGTGAACACCGCCCACTCTGGAGACGCAAAGTCTTGATGATTGGTTGCATCGGCGAATCCACCAGACCGATGGCCGCACGTCACACCCTCATCTGGACCGCACGGCTCACTATTACGCACAGCAGGCCTGCCTATTTGCGCCTCCATTTCAAACAGATATCCAACGCTTCCAACTAAACGCGTGATTCGGTTGGTATCGTCCCGCAGATACTGTAGGGATTTGTCGGTGTACTTGGCGAAGTAGATTCCATTTCCAAGCGCTCGACCCGCCATAGTTGCGCGTTCATATGGGGTAATCTTGAAACCAAAGCGTAAGATCATGGAACCACCAACCGTCCCCGTCCCGTGCCATACCGTTTCAAAATACTGATTTCGATCCCCATTATTCACGCGTTCTACCGCGAAGGGATCCCAGTCTGGTCCGTTGGTAATGGTTGTATCATAAATTGCCAAAACCTTTAGACCTTCGGGCCCATGTTTCCTGTTGCTGCGGAATAGTCCATTCAGTCTGGCGGATGCTCGATCCAAAACACCCTGATCATTACCATCAGCTCGCACCGCATTTACGTCGGGTAGAACCGCCGAGTCAATACTACTATTCAAGGCATCACGGAAAGTCTTATGTCTCCCAGCAGCGCGCTTGTTTAGATCAATATTGTTCCTTGCCAGCATGGAGGGGACATCTTCTGGTTTAGAATCGTTCTCTGGGCGAATTTCCTGTTCCATCAGACGATCATAGATCGACTTATAGAGGATCGGACCAGCGATCGAGTTGATGAGTTTACCCTTTGCAATCTGCGACATACCGTTGAAGATATCTGTCGCGGCGGATTGGTTCTTCCCATCAATCGCCCTTAGTAGGTTGGCCAGGTGCGTAATATCGTTGAGGTCCTTAACACGGCCAATATCGGCATACACCCCACGGAATGCGTCTGTTAGTTCTGCAATCGATTCGGGCTTGGTTATGCGCTTGATAATCTCCGTCGTCTTCTCAATGATATTACCTTTATAAGACTTGTAGCCCGCGGTCTCACCATAGGTCATACGAATCTTATTCACATCACGTAGAATTCTGTCCTTCGTATTGGTTTCGAGTACATCATCGGGGGCGAACTTGATGGCGAACAATGGGGACGGGAAGTTAGGGTAAAGTTCGAACATCTTCTCCTCGAAGTAGCCCCTAACAAAATCATACATCCATGGAAGACTATTACGATCCCCTCCACCAACCACACGCAATAGGTTATTATCCAGTATGAAATCTACGGTTTGGTCCTTATATCCGTCACTAACATTACTTGCGCTTTGATGATTCAGAATATTCAACACCCACTGCTTTTGCTGTTCATAGGAGGCATTCACGAACCCCTTTTGCAAAACATCATCATACAGGGTCGATGAAACATCCAGAAGATAGACAATCCCTAGCCCAGCAACCATGACGGTAAACGGCACACCGTCTCTCATGAGCTGGCGGAGGCCATATCCGTCTTCCTTTATCAGAGATACAAACTCAGACGTAATCTGTGAAGTAAGATTGTGATAGTAACTGCCAAGACGCTGGATGTTCTTCACATTACCAGTCTTCAGGTGAGTATAGACCTGTTCGTAAATCCAATCGTCGCTAAACCCTAGTTCCTTCAGGTTATTGTAATTGATGACATCAATAACCTTCGATGGGTTCTGCTTTACAATCATCATCGCAATCCGCTTCCGCGTACCGACATCGAAAAGAGAAACATAATTCTCCTTCAATACGGTAAACCAGAAGTTTGTAGCGTCGTAGTTAATGTCAAACTCAAGAGAATCACCCTTCTTCTCTACGGCAGCGTCTAGGAGGGTTTTATGAACCTGTTTTATCGTGGTTAACACGGTGTCATTGTACGCGCCAGTGTTCACGTTAGACTGGTTCAGTAGCTTGCCCATGTACTTCTCGAACTCAGCCACAAAGCCTGGCATATTCACTATTTGTTCTGCAATCGTGGCGACATGATACGTCTTGGTGATTACAATATCACCAATAAGCGCCGCAAAGCCTTCCTTAAACGGTTTAACAAATTCCCCACTAGTACCCTCTACAATTTGCAGCGGACGGGTAGACGCTTTCATTGCGCCTTTCAGCAACCCCAAAACCTTTGTGTCAGTGACACCACCAACACTGCGAGTGCCCGCGTCAAGGACAGTACCTTTACTTGCGAGTCTGTCAACCACATTAGCAACCGTACCAGAATTAATCAACCAAAACCTTTCAGCTGGACTGTTCTTCGGGAAGTTAGCAACAATCATCCCAATGATTGTCAGTGTAATAACATCGGTTGTGTAGCCGTTCTTCTCCATGTAGTTGAAAGCGGCTGCGGGGTAGATGATGCGTTCCGCCAGAATCGCACTTGTTACTTTATTAAACTGGTTAGCATTCAGTGCCAGAGAGATAACATACGCGTCTTCAGCCATCGTATTGATCCGATCGATCCACGATTTTAGGACGGTGTCGCAAACACGTTCGGCGGTCTCTTTCGGATCGACCCCACGGTATGTTTTCTTGCCATTCACGAGAAACGCACTGCGACTGATCAACCTCTGTAGATCAAGATTGACAACTTCATTAAAATCAGTCAGTTTCTTGACGTTGGATTCCACCCACAGTGCCATGAGCGCGAACGCCTCATGTGGGAATTCCGCCTCAAGGAAAGCACCGAAACCGTCATTAAAGAATGACCAATACTCTTTCACTGTCAGATTCACAAACCCATTGTTCGGGAACGCAAAGTCAATCAGGCTATGAATGGAGAATGTGATATCGGTGGCAAACCTGAGAAGCTTGTTCTTGATATCCAAGACATCCACTTGCGTCATGAACGTGCGATAGCCCGTTTTGATCAAATCGGCAGCCAGTTTTCAATAGTATATTTCTCATCTGAGGGTGCTCCCTTGCTGACCGTCTGAGTCGGAACAGGGACAGCGGGTGACGCAACGGGGCGCACGCTTTGAGCAATTACCACTGGCTGAACCACGACACCACTTGCCGTCTGTATTGGGGCTTGCGGTTGCACCTGTGGTGATGTCACTTGGGACTTTGCAGCCTGCGCTTTAGTCGTCAGCGGGATATCGTCAACCTTGGCAAAGTATACGCTATACTGCTTGGCCAAATCGTAGAACTCGGTCGCAAAAGGCATTAGCTCTTTCTTGCGAGTCTTGATTGCGAGAAACATCTGCTTTGCAACCTGCTGGATGTTCAGCGCACCATCCGCAAACCCTTCGATGATCGGCAGCAGCGAGACATGCGGTCTATGGCTTTTGTATTGGATTTTTGAAAGGATGTCGCGTAGCGGAGCGTCTGCAATGTCCTCACCTTTAATCTGCTTTGACTTCAGGGCGAACAGAAGACGGGTGATTTCCTGTGCAACACTGAACTTAAGGATACCAGCGGAGACGGCCAGCTTCACGCTCAGGGAAATATCCTTGTTCGTATCCGCGATGTTGCTTAGACGGAGTTGCCCATCGTCTTGTAGGTGGGTCTTCATCGTTCCGCGCTTGGAACTGATCTTGAGAAGTCCAAGAGTTCCGAATAGGTTGATGAAGAAAGCGGTTGCAACACCCTCCTTATTCTTCAGCAGAGAATTCATCTCTGCTGGTGTCTTATACAGACTGTTTTCTACTAGTAGTTCTTTGCCCATATTACCCCATGACGAAGGATCCTTATAACCACAATATCTATTTCAAAAAGAAAAAGGCCATGTGGAGCTAACCACACGGCCTTATAGGATACTACATTATCTGATTTGCGTCAAGTATGTTTTGACTTGCTGACGGTTTGCTGGATCGCGCAGCCACTCTTTCGTATCCTTGATATAGAACGCCCCACCTTCTTTAACGTTCCTAATCACAACCATCGGACCCTTAGCGGACACGTCAACCATACCGCGACCAACACGTGACAATTTATCGAACGAGCGAACACTATCAGCTGAAACTGGGATGAGGCCATCCATGAAGACATAGTTCGCAACTTCTTTCCCGCGAATTTCATCTAGGAACGACTCATTCAGACTCTTCTGCTGAATCGCGAGCATTTCATTCTTACTGATCAACTGGACTTCATATGCGCGTTTGATCCTCAGCTGACCATTCGGTTTGAAGACCGCCCATTCAGGAGACACTACTTCTTTCTGAAATGTCGCGTTCGGCACGCCCGCCGACTGATGGTCGGTCCAAGGTTCACCCAACTGCGCATCCATTTCGAAGATATACCCCTTCGTACCGATACCGCGGGAGTAGCCACCATCACCGATATACTGGGCGACCTTGTCCACCACATCACTGAAGTATATCCCGTCACCCAACATCCGCCCTACGACACTCTTATCGGTTGATTCTACTACAGCAAATCCATAGCGGAGAATCATACTAGCGCCGATTGAACCAGTACCATGATACACTGGGCTCATGACGCGGTTTTCCTTACCTTCCTTCTCATTAGCAAAGTCTACCCACTCAGAAGCCTGAACAGGGATGTTTACATCAAAGGCACGTAGGACTTCAAAGTACGTCCCATGACGATGGCTGTTCAGCGATTCGAATTCAACAGTCAATCGCCGCTTCTCAGCTTTGGAGATTTCGATCTCCTCTGCATGAAGATCATTCGGCTTGGCGTTGGTGGCGTTCTCTTTCACTCGCTCAAGAAACGCGGTGTAGCTCTCACCCTGTTCTCTCGGAAGGATTGGGAACTGGATGTTATTGTAAGCCATCACCTCACGGAGGCGGTCAATCGTCATCTTCTCATAGGGTTTAATCGGCACATTATCCGAGAAGATTTCATTCATTGCTTTCTGTAGGGTGTAGTGGTTATTAGCCGCTTCCTCCACTGCAACCTTTTGGAAATCCTGAATGCGATTGAAAAGATCATCGGAGCCGATTGCATGGAACAATTCACCGATTGTTTCACGGGTTGACCACGCTGTCGGGCTATTCACCACGGCATTGCTAAGAACAGCCTTCGTGTTTTCGCTTAGCGCCTCGGCGCCACGATCCCTGAAGAAAGCAGCAACTGGGGCATATGAATAAAACCCAACCCCGCTGCTGATCGCCTGGGTATAAAGCCCCTCTAGTCTATCTTTGGCGACGAATTCATTAACAAAATCACTTTCGCGGATGATCTTCAGCACATCGGAATCTGGAAGAGATTCAACCCACCCACTAACCAGCGCACCACCGAAAATGCGAAGAGCTTGCAGAGCATCGGTGTTAACTACACCGCCATCGAATACAGAATCCGCGAAGTAATGGATGATGTCATCGACTACAGAGGTACCCTGTGTCGCTAGTTTCATCCTTTGCCTTTCCTGATCATTGGCCGCATAGAAAACGCTGGCAAAAGTTTCAAATGCGTCACCTTCTCGCACGCCAATCAGCGGATCGCGCAGGTGATTCGTTAGAAATTTTACAGCGCGTACAGCAGACGGCTCGCCTTCAACTGGAAATGCGTAAATCTCGTCCAAAATCTTGTCATAGTCTTCTTCGGAGAGATATCCGACGGTGTATTCCGATGTAAGGAATCCAAGTCGTGTGCGGCGTACACGATAATCTGACAATAGATCGACAACCGCTTCTCCGAAATCAATGCCTATGAATTCGAGTCGACGACGAACATTAGCAAAGTCGAACTGGGTCTCCATCAAAACGATTTCCGAAACAATCGCTGGATGTGTTTGCAGATATGTCTTAACAATCTTCTGCATGAGTTCGATTGCGGCGGCCCGCCAACCACCATCATCCAGCGCTGCATTTAGGAACTCAAGAATAACATCCTGCATTTTGTCCGAGGAAAGACGCTCAGGGTATTTCAATGCGAACTTTGCGAACGGTTCCCACACCTGCTGCATGATTGAGTCTGTGACGAAATCACTATGGACTGATTTCACGTTCTCAGTGTTGAGGGCGATTCTCAGTTGATCTTCGTCATCGATGAAGCGAAGGGCAACACCGAAAGCAGGAACAATCTCAGCGGCTGATGCGTTCGGATTCGCGCGGGCATAGGCTTCTAGAGAAGGTTTCAGCTCACCATGGCGCACGATCGCGTTTACGTCTGGCTTGATTTCAGTCGGCTGTTCGATTGGATCAAGCGACAACTCAAGGCCCTTGGATTTCTTCGGCTCCTCTTTCTTCGCAAAGAAATCGGACGGGGTGAACTCTATTGGGGCGTCTAGCTCGAAGTCTTTGGCTGGAGCGACCGAGGCGGCCATAGAAAGATTCACGTCGTTGTCACGTTGATATCCGCGCTCATAACCAGAAGAGGTAACGGGCTCCATAGTGAGGTCCGCTAGCGTGACTTTCTTCAGGACGGGGGCTTTTGGTTCCTCCTTGGCCTTCACATCGGCAAAGTTAGTCAGATAGCGGCGCGCAACTTCCATAAACTCACCCGCCAATGGCTGATACTGCTTCATGGCCTTGATGAGCATGTATAGTGTCTTACTGTACTGCTGGATGGTAATTTCACCCTCTTGCCAAGAGGTGACTAGTTTCAGAATCTTTGGACTGGGGCGGTGGCTGATGATCTTGATCTCATCGATCAATTCTTTCAACTCAGCCTCATCGAAACCAGTTGACACCTTGCGCTGTTTCAGGGCGAAGAGTAGGCGGCTGATCTTGTTAGCGGTTGCTGGAAGAATGGCACCTGTCTCCATATAGAGCTTTACGGACAGGGACATATCCTTGTTCGCGTCACCGATGTTCATCATCTTCAGCTTACCGTCGTCCATAATGGACTGGCGCAGTACGGTCTTTCCAGCGTCGATGGATACAAGACCCATTGTACCTAGGAAGTTGATGAAGAAAGCGTCTGCCACTTTCTGAACGTCCGAAAGTAGTTCCTCGCGCTCCTGCGGTGTTTTGTATAGACTGTTTTCGTTTAGGGTTGTCATGGGTCAATCCTATTCATTGGACTAATTGATATTTACCAAAAGAAAAGGGACACACTCAATAAGAGCATGTCCCTTCGTTATTAGCGCCCAACTCTCACGGGTGAGATTAGACGCCACATATATTCCTTCGCTTTCGGCACCACACACAGACGTAGGCTATCAGCCCTGTGCATCCGTTCTTCCTCGTTCACCAGAGTGCAACACCCCCAGCGCTCCAACAGGGAAGCCGCCTGCCTCTGGATCAGATAGTCAAAAGTCGTCATGCTTGGGGATTCGCCCTCCATTTCCGCGAACAGTTTATAGTGTCCGATATAATATCGCCCCTTCTTGTGCAACAGGTAACATTGCTGTGTTAGGGATTTGGTCTCGTTCTCTTGTAAACCAACCCTACGTAGCGTCTCACGGATGATATGAAAACTGTTTGACGAAGGCAGAGACACCTCTACCATATCACTGATAATCTCGGCGGCGCGCTCATTGCCGACGAATTTGATTTGATCCATTTCTACCACCCTTAAACAAATAGTCCTTTAGGCCATTGAGTTCTTCCTCTGTCAGAATATCAGCAATCTCTTCGGCTTTCTTAACAGAGACGTTATAGCATTCCACAATAGCATTTATATCATCGTTCTTGGTGGCTTTCGCCCACTTGGAGAACCGACGGTCTTTTGGGACTAAGTGGTAGTAAAAGTCGTATTGTAGCTTAGGATCGAGTGATGGGTGATTGCTCACCTCGGCGGCAATCAAAACCGTGTCCTCGTATTGGGACATGGCGCGATTGATCATGAAAGCAGGATACTTCTCCTCGATTGCTTCTGTGTTTCCATCCTCATACAAATATCGATCCTTTGTATTGATGGATGGAATCCACTCTTTGAACAGATCGAATTCCATCATCAGACCCTCACTTGTATTCCAGACCCATCATTTCGATGCAGAATGCAACAAAGTTGATTTCTGGATCAGGGGAAGAGACACCGCGATACTGATAGTCTGCAATCTTGATAATGGCATCGGGGATGTATTCTGGCTTGAGCATGTCTTTCAGGTTGTCGTAGACCTTGCGATAGAGAAGGTTCACGTCGTCCTGTGCGTTCTGGGCAACCCACTGGCGCATGGCAGGAAAGTCTTTAGCCGACAGTAGCTTGACCAGTTTTGAAATGTCCTGATCCTTGTCAATGAGGCCACATACATCATCGTCAAGCTTAGCGCCCGTCTTGGACATACGCTGAAGGGTGTTCAGGATTTTCCGATAGTCTGGGAACAGACGAAGGATTAGCTTCCCGACGGCGGCCTTATCGTGTTCTACACCCTCGTTCTTCAGGATATTGAAGACACGCTTGCCGAACTCCTTCACCATTTCCATTTTCTCCTCCTTCGTGACTGCAAGGGAGATAGACGGGCAGCGGGAATGGATCGGGTCTATGATTTTGTTGGGGTAGTTACACGTGAGCAGGAAGCGTGCATTAGTAAACTCTTCAATGGCCGCGCGCATCGCAGTCTGCAGCAGCGGGGTTGCTTGGTCGAACTCATCCATGATGATAACCTTCACGGGGTTATCGCTGAATGAGACCGTGGAAGCAAACTGGCTGATTTGGGTACGGAGTACGTCAATACCGCGCTCATTGGATGCGTTGATCAGGATATTATCCATACCCATTTCTTGGCACAGGGCGCGGGCAACAGTCGTCTTACCAATACCAGCCGACCCCGCAAGGATCATGGAAGGGAAGTCGCCGCTTTCCACAAAGCCGCGGAATTCCTTCTTAATGCGCTCAGGTAGGATGCAGTCGGAAATGGTGGCGGGGCGGTACTTTTCAACCCATAGGGCTTGCTCGGGGTTAAAATTAATTGTCATGATTGAAACCTCAATAATGAAACGGAAAGGAAGGATTCTAGCACAGGACGACGATCAATGCAACACCCTCTTTTCCTTCGGCTTCTCTACTTCGCTGTCCTCTGTGAGGAACTGGGGGATTTCCGCTTCTTCACCAGTCACAAACTCGACATACAATTTCAGAAGCGGGGTGCTTGGGCTTTCGAATTGCATGATCGCGTTGTCAGTGAACAGCACGACATCATGATCCCCCAGTACATTGTACTTACTGATCCGCACCTTATTACCGTCTTCGATAAAGCTAATCAGGCACGGATTCAGCATGGTCAACATGCCGCTTTCCTCGCTCAGTTCCTCATCAACCACCCCAATAACATACTCACCCGTCATCAATCGGACTAGGCTAGTCTGATCGGTTTCCTCTTCCAACAGCAGATCATCGTCACTCATTTCTGTTTACCTTAATGTCAACCTTGTTCACTGTGTATTCAAACCCTTCCTTGACGTAGATTTTCACTCGCTCAAGGAAGTGCTTAAACGTGTAATTGAAACTTGAAGGGTCCTTGTAGTCCCCTCTGATTTCGTCGAACAAATCATACACGTCACATTGGGTCTTTGTCAAGCTGGTGCGCAGACCGCGACCGATGGATTGAATCACCCGTGAGAAAGATTTGGTAGGGCTGGCGAAGATGATGTGACGAATGTTACGGATGTTGACCCCAGTTGAGAAGGTCTGATAGGAAGCAAGGATGATACAGCCTTTCTGGTGAGTCTCCGCTAACTTCCTGATCTTCTCCCTGTCGTCTACGTCAGTGCCACCATAGACGAAGAATAATTCCTTTTTGTATTTCTTGGAAAGCTCCTTCAGCGGTTTTCCGTGTTTCTCCACCAGACCAAACAGGATCAGGACGTTACCTTCCAGTTCATTGGCCATCTCCATGATGAGTTTGTTGCGGTCTTCGTTCTGAACAATATATTCAATCTCTTTCTGATAGCTGCCGCTGAAGTCGTTCTTCTCATACTTGAGCTGAATGCAGTTGACCTTGAGTTTCGCCACTGTACCCTCATCCATCAGTTGCTTTGTGGTGACTGTGACATACTTTGTCCCGTAAATGCCAGTCAGGGTCATGTCAGTTGCTTCGTCTTCCTCATTGATCGACCCCGAAAGACCGATGCGGAACTCGGCGTTACATTTTTGCCCGATTGACACTAAACTATTGGCCGCTGCTTGGTGGACCTCGTCGGTGATGACGGCGCGAAATTGGCTAAAGTATTCTGCGGGGAGCTTGAAAAGCCCCTGCCAAGTTCCTACGAAGATAGAAGCATTTTCATTTCGCTTCCCTTTACTCTCCGTCGACAGAACCATATTAGCGTCTGCGTCCCATCCATTCAATGAACTGTAGTCGGCGAAGTCGCTTTTCAATTGGGTCACGAGACCGACGGTTGGAACAATGACAAGGATTCTTTCCCCTCTGTCGAATACGTTATCCAACAGGTAGCGACAAATACCATAGATGATTGATGACTTACCACTACTGGTGGGGGACTGGATTAGCTTCCGCTTCTGGGTCATGCAGACTGCAATGGCTTTCTTCTGGTAGTCGCGGAACTCAATCTGTTTGCCATGGGCCGACATGACAAGACCGTTGACGTACTCATTGACCTGTTCTTCCGCGTCGCCTTTGAACATCTCTTTAACTTCGGGATCGATCTTAACAGACAGTTGATTGTCACGACAGTAGTCAATTAGGCGATTGATCAGGCCCGCATAGATCAGCCCAGTCTGATACTGGAAGAATCGAATCTTCCCGTCCCATATTCGGGCTTTATACTTCGGTTGAAACTGGTATCCTTTAACAAAACGTGCAAAGTGTTCCGACATACCCATCTTAATGGATGGTTCTGCTAGGACATGAATGTAGACATTATTATGTTTTTCAATTACAACGTCAGCCACGATAGAACCCTTATATGAAGACAGTGCTTGATATAAGGATTTATCAAAAGAAAAGGCCCAGATTTCAATCTGGGCCTCTCTTATTCACGTCACCAATGTATTGTCATTCCCACTGATATTTCAGGAAGATATCACCACACAGACCCCTGTCAGCACACAGACCAGGATTCCCTACATCCTTATGATCAGCGGGGACCCCATTCACATAGTAGTATGCTGCCATGGCTTGACCAGCGCAGAGGTAACGGGCGTTGCGAGCCGACACCGCGTCCAACTCGATCGGACTACCATCCTCAGCCGCATAGGAGCGCATGCAAGCATTTACGATATATTGGATAACTTCCGCATACTCACCCTCACGTTTCAGGGCTCGTCTGAAATATCCCTCAGCCGTTCGAACTCGACCAAGGGCATCCCGTTTGAATGCTTCTGGGTTCTCCATCGCAATATAGTGGGCCTCAGTCATGCCGCTGTTAATCGAGACAAGAACGGACTCACAGGAGTCTTGGTCTCGCAGACCCTCGCGCTGACATATCGCAAGCTCTTCTACTTCATTAAAGGCTGGATTGCCGTTTTCGTACACGAAATCCTGGATGTCGTGAACTACAGACTCACCTTTCTGGAAGTGGTATTCGGGAACATCCTTCACGAGACTTTCGCCTTTCTGGCTTTCACCATAGGCTTCTTGCCACTGAACAAGAGGCTCGCCTTTGGATTCGGCCTCAGCATAGACTAGCTCACCGCGAAATGTTGAAGGGCCGTTAACAGCATAGGGATGTACGTTGACAAGCCCTGGTCCATTAACCCCGAGGGGGCGTTTCTCCTCCCGAATCAATGCGGGTCCATTGACGCCAAGGGGACGATTCTCTTCCTGAACCAGAGACGGGCCTTTGGCGGTTTCGATCTTGTATTCGTCGACAACCAGAATCTCTGGGTCTCCTTTCTGGCTTTGATACTCAACAGAACTACCCGAACCACATGCGGCCAGTAGGGAAGCGATCGCTGCGGCGAGAAGGGGTTTCGAAACTTTCATGTCCTTTACCTTGAGTGTTGGTGTTGATGTCTGCATTCTACAACTTTGGTTGAGGAAGTCAAGACCGTTCGTCGGTTTTATTCGGCTAAGCGGTATTGCCCACCTTACAATCTACGCGCCTGCGTGAGGCGATGTCCATATTCGTCGGGTCCTGTTCCAATACCAGATTGTTTCAATCCACGCACCTTCTCAAGTGCGACACTTCACACTATACACCACCATCCTATGAAGTCAATTGCCGCTTGTCAGGCTCTAGAAGCCGATCTTACATTTCTGTTACACTTTTCTGGATTTTGTGGTCATTTTCGTTGGTGAAAAAATTAGGCAACAGGCTGAAGAACCGCATGGATAGCCAATCTACAAAATTTCCGTGATTCTATTGAACTTTGGGTAGCATGGTGATGTCACCTTGATGGAAAAGTCGAAAGTAGCTCTCGAAAACCCCTACAAAACAAGGGGTCTGAGAAGCCACTTTTGAAGGAGGGTGGAATGATATTTCGTTCTTTGGATTCATGGTTGGAAATTGGATCAGAAGATCATCATAACGTGATACGTCATTGGCGTCTTCCTCCCTTCGGTCGCCATCCGCGTATTCGTTCGCTATCGCTCACTCATACCCGTCTCTATTGAAGTCTTGATGTAATCCTTAAAGTCTCCAATCCTAAGTCCCATGGCTTGAGCGATAAGCGAAAGCCATGCGCCATAAAGGAACGATAGTGACTGAATGGCGATTATGGATTCCTTATTCGTCCTTTATGGTATCTCATAATAGAAGGTGTGAAAGTGGGGTTAAGCTATTGATTTCATTAGATGTCATCATGGACCCTTGATATCCCATTTGGCGTCTTCCTCATTCCCTTCGGTCATTCGTCATCCGCGTATGCCGTCGTCACTATCGTTCCTCCGTCATACCGTCTTGATTGAAATCCTTTATTGAATCTATAGTACTCATGGCTTGAAGCGATAGCGTAAAGCCATGGTCCCGTAGGGACGTTTAATCCTTTATGGTTCCTTTATTCGTCCTTTATGGTATCTCATAATAGAAGGTGTGAAAGTGGGGTTAAGCTATTGATTTCATTGAACCCACATCCAGAAAACAAAGGGCCAGATTCCGAAGAATCCAGCCCTTGTTATTGCTTACCTTTTAAGCACTTCGATCTCAACTCCCGTAAACTTCATGGAGCAAGTCGCCACCACAGGAACGCTATCACTGTCAGTCACGTTGACCGCAAACCCGCTCAAGTTGACTGGGAAGCAGTCCCTCATGGTATACTTGATTGATGGGTTTTTGTGGTTAGTGAGAATGGTCACGGTGATGTCACTGAACTGATTCCCGATCTTGCTGTTTGATAGGGTCAGTAGCTCTTGACTCCCAGTCTTCCCACTGATAAAATTGTCGTAATCCTCGTAGCAGTCTGGGAACGATAGTCCTTTCATCCATGAAAGGAGAGCCCTATAGTTCGCCATGGCTTCATCCACCAGAAAGGTGAATGTGAAGTCTTCTTGTATGATATGATCCCCAACGGCATTGACTGCACGGAACGGGTTCCCCATCTTCACCTCAGGAAGGCTAGTGTCTGGGAAGGTGATTTCCTGTACACTAAACTTCATGACTGGAAGGCGGGCGATCTCCATCACGAAGGAATTGATGTTCAGAAAGTTGAGTTCGCGCTGGGCCATAAATGAATCACCATTTTGATTGTGTAGACTAAGAGGTATTTACCATGATTGAAAAACACCTGCTCCCCGTTGAGGAATATCAAGAACCGATTGACTTTGCCACTCAGCAACTGTCGGTGTTCTGGCTCCCCGATGAGATTAAAGTAGAAAAAGATATTCATGACGTGCTGACAAACTTCACTGAAGCCGAAAGGCATGGCGTCATTACTACCCTGAAACTGTTCTCCCTCTATGAGACCCACGCTGGCGACGAATACTGGGGTGGCCGTTTTAAAAAGATGTTCGACGGTGCCGAGTTCCACCGCATGGCTTCCGTCTTCAGCATGTTTGAACTTGCCGTCCACGCCCCCTTCTATAACAAGATTAATCAGCTCCTGCATATTGACACCCCAGAATTCTATCTCTCATATCTGGATAATGAAACGCTGAGATCGAGGATTGACCATATTGGGGAAATCATCAATCATCCCGATGACGCTGTGTCTCTGGCGATGTTCTCATTTGTTGAAGGGGTTGTCCTCTACTCATCATTCGCCTTCCTGAAGAGCTTCCAATCCAACGGTCGCAATAAGCTCGCAAATGTTGTCCGCGGTCTTGACTTCTCTGTGCGCGATGAGAACTTCCACTGCATCGGTGGCGCATGGTGCTATCACCTGAAGACGAAAGGATATACAAAGGAACAATTCGAATCGGTGGAGAGGGTTGTTCGCGAAGGAGCCGAAAAGATTTACGAACACGAAGACCATATCGTTAAAATGGTCTTCGAGAAGGGCGATATTGATGGTATCAGCCCGAACCAAATGCGGGTATTCATCAAGTCGCGTATTAATGAAGTCCTGCACATGCTGAACATGAAACCCCTTTATAAGATTTCCGAAAAGGATAACAAGGTAGCCGATTGGTTCTATAAATCGATCAACGATTATCAATTTAATGATATATTTGCGGGCGTCGGGCGAGACTACCATCGTCAATGGGACGAGCGCGGTTTCCTGTGGGATTCTCCTAACGTAAGCGTCAACCGTTGATATAAGGGGTGGATATATTCCACCCTAAATCATAAACCATTAACAGAAACGGGATTCGGAAATGTCCGACGAAAAGGATTATTATCAAGAACTGAGCGATACACGTAAGCGCTTACAGAAAGAAGGTCTAGTCCCTAAGTGGTACACCACAGGCGGCTACCAAATGTTCAAAGAAAAATACGAGTATCAGACTGAGGGGCGTTCGGTGCGCGGACAGTTTGAGCGTATTGCAAAGACAGCGGCAATACACCTAGAGGGAACAAGTCTATACAAAGGAGCCGAAGAGAAGTTCTTTAATCTTTTCTGGAAAGGTTGGCTGTCCCCATCAACCCCTGTATTATCCAATATGGGCACCAATCGCGGCCTTCCAGTATCGTGCTCAGGTGGTGTTATTGATGACAGTATTGAGGGGTTTTATAAAAATCGCCTAGAGACCGCACTACTAACCAAGCATGGTTTTGGGACCTCTGCATATATCGGCGGTATTCGTGCCCGCGGAACCCCAATCAGCGTCGGTGGAAAGGCCAGCGGTCTGGTCCCAGTATTCAAAGGACACGTGCAGGATATGCGTGAAGTGTCACAAGGCCAAGCGCGCCGCGGTGCTTGGGCTGGATACCTCGAAATCGACCACGGTGATTTTGATGAACTTGCCGACCACCTCCTAGCGGAACCTGATGATTGTAACGTAGGTTGGATCATCAAGGATGAGTTTATTGCAAGGCTAGATGCAGGAGACGAGGAGGCAATCCGTCGTTATCAGAAAGCCTTGAAATTGAAAATGGTCACAGGCCGTGGTTACTTCTATTACATAGACAAAGTCAACCGTCAGCGTCCGCAGATTTACAAAGATCATGGGCTGATGGTTAAGGCATCCAATTTGTGTCAAGAAATTGCATTATTTGCCGATAAAGAACACACATTTAGCTGCGTTCTGTCGTCAATGAATGTTAGCCGCTGGGATGAGTGGAAAGACACCGACGCGGTTTTCTGGGCCACGGTATTCCTTGACTGTGTTGCCGAGGAATTCATTCAACGAGCCAAGCAAATCAGCGGACTTGAAAAGGTTGTCCGATTCACGGAGAAGGGGCGGGCGTTGGGGCTTGGTCAGTGTGGACTACACACCCTGTTTCAAAGCAAGATGATATCCTTTGAATCTCTGGAAGCTCAAATGCTTAGTCAGCAGATTGCAAAACATATTCAGGAAGAATCGGACCGCGCTAGCCGTGAAATGGCGGGTATCCTCGGTGAACCAGAATGGTGTAGGGGGTATGGTGTTAGGAATACCCATCGTCGAGCAATCGCCCCAACCAAATCGACCGCTCTTCTAATGGGCGGGATCAGTGAAGGAATCAACCCCGATCCTGCGATGACGTATACACAGAAGACTGCAGCGGGTGATGTGGCCAGGATTAATCCCACATTCCTGAAGTTGATGAAGGAACGCGGTCACAATAATAAGGCTACGCTAAAGTCAATCACAGACAAGTTTGGTAGCGTTCAGCATCTCGATTGGTTGACTGATGAAGAGAAAGCGGTTTTCAAAACAGCATTTGAGATTGACCAATACGTCATCCTTCGCATGACGGCCGCCCGCCAGAAGTTTGTAGATCAGGGTCAGAGCATGAACCTGTTCTTTAGCGCGGAAGAGAGCCCAGAGTATATCGGACGGGTGATGACCTCAGCAACGCGCAATGAGGGTATTCTTGGTGTGTACTACATCTACACTCAAGCGGGCGTGAAGGCTGCTCAAGAGACGCAGTGTCTTGCATGCCAGTAAAGAACTAACAGCAAGTTGACAACGAAAGCCTTGGGTTGTATACTCTAGGCTTTCCTTCATATAGGACCAATACCATGAAACTACTGAAACTAGGCGCCGAATGGTGCCAGCCTTGCAAAGCTCTATCCAAAACCATTTCCGAGAGCAACCTACCGATTCGGGTCGACGAGGTGGATATTGACGAACACCCCGAGATCGCCGCAAAGCACACGGTGCGCGGTGTACCTACCCTGATTCTTCTGAACGATGCTGGTGACGTTCTGAAGCGCCACACTGGTACTATGAACAAGGCTCAACTACTAGAGTTCATCAAAGCCTGATACTTGACAAAGCCACTATGACCGTTTATACTTACGCGGTCTAGTGGCTTTTTTGTTATGGAGGTTATATGGGCGGCAATGCGTTGATTGATGGTGTGCGTTCGGAACGCATCATTTTCGCTAACAGTGAGAATGCTATCGGTGCTGTCACACGGAAGCAGTTCAAAACTGATCTAGTAAATCTAATCATTGCAATGGATCAAGCGGTATACGCCGACCATGGCGGCCTAACCCCGTTTCAGACAATCGGTTTTAATCGGCCCGCCTTTCATCCCATGTCAGTGGCTTCTGGGTCTACTCAGTTCCTGTTCGATGAGAACATTAGCGATTCGGATTTCCTACGATATAAGCCATCTATGGGGGATGTTGATCTTATGATCAGCAATGTCGCGCGTCTGGATATCCTATGGGATATTGAAGACCAACAGTTTACCCTGATTGCCATGAAGGAGGATATCGCGCAAGCTATCACTATCTGGCGTTATGGGAGAACTGGTAAGAACGTGCAGATTGACCTAGAGAGAACCCACTATGTTAACGGGAAACCTATTAGCTGGGAACGCTTTATCCGTTCCTCATCGTGGGAAGATCAGGTAATGGGAATCCGTGGGGTATTTCATAAGTGGCTGCTGCGCGCTTCTACGTGGAAGGATGCACATTTAATCAATCTGTGGAAGCGCGGAGCAGTTGAAGTCGTGTATACAAACATGCTTTCCTTCAGCGTCCCCATGGGGTTACGCGACAAGTATATCCAGAACGGAGACGGGACGTATCGCACGCCAAAGCGGGAAGAAATGCGATTTGTTAGTAACATGGAGGCTATTGCACGCGGGATATTCGGAATTCCTGGTGCTGATATCACTTCCTTTATCTCAGTGGCCAATATCATTAACACTACGTTCAGCGATGAAGAGAAAGCGCGGGTTGCCACTGCCTTCGCTGGTATCATGTTTGACAAGGGGGCGCAATCCCTCTATAGGGATGACAAGATGCAGGACTATCGGGAAAAGCTAGGAGCTTATAACAAGCTTCTGAAGCTAATCAATATCGCTTCCCCGCTGAACATTAAAGAAAAGGCTGGGGTCTACTATGGCGAGTACTGGAGTCCAGAAATGGAAGAAGTATTTTCACGGCAAGACTGAAGTAGCGACAAAGACAAAGGGAATATCGGCCGTCTATGACTCTGTAGACGGTCGAGAGACCAAATATCACCTAGCAGACGGAACCCCAATTACCGTTATCCCCTGTAGCGAATGGAACGGCCGATATCGCATCAAGGATCATGGTTGGCTTAGTGATAACTCAGTAGCAAAGCCCCTGAATAGAAACACCAGCCTAGCATCCATCAATTCCCTTGCCTTCGCCTCACTGGGCAATGATGTTACGATCCAGTGGGGCGACACGGCTGTAGAGTGCAAGCGGTTCACTAGTCTATCGGTATTGAATGAATCTATTCGTCTAGGTCTTCCCGAATCCCTTAGAGACATAAACGGTCTTCTGGGCAACGAACGAGACACATTAGGTTGTTATCTGGGGGAGGTGCTGATAGGGGTCCACGCACTATCAGGCGGAAATGGTCCGTGGGTCTGGCACCCGACGGCTTTCTACCTTCCCACTGATCCTAGTTTCAGCGGAGTGGATTCATTCGTAGAGACGGCTAACGGTTTGACTCCGCTATCCAGCAAGTATGGCGCGGGTGCGGCGGCTTCCTTCTTTTCAAATATCCTGATCGGCGGGCTAGAAACAGAATTAGAACCGTCCGTCTTCAGCGGCGTGGTTGCTTCAACAAAGGACAGAGGAGTATCAGCCTCCGATCTTTTCAAAAAGCAGAAGTCAAAGCACGTCCTCTATGAGTATGGCATCAATAGGATTCTAGGTCTAGGGATATCAGACACCTACGCGGTGTATGAATCAATCAAAGATGGGGTGTTGACTGAGAACCGCTACCGTGTATCCAGTGCGGTTCGTCGGCTAGGGGAAGAGGTTGACCCTAGGATCGTTGAGTATCTGGACAGCTCAATGACAGCGTTCTTTAGTAGGTCAACGGCCGAAGCCTTGAATGCCTGTTCAAAGAGCATGGAACAAATGAAAAGGATTCTCATCAAGAAGGACTATTGGCAGGTGAACTTGGATAAGACAGCGTGGCGCAAGAATGTGATAAAGTTCTCATTCATCAATTCAGGGGACGCTAAGTTGCAGATAATCGGCAGCAAAGCAGCGATGAACGATATCACTGGGTCGCAGGGCATGATCAATTACCGTCTAACCTATTGACAGTGCGGGTTCATGGTGCTAAGATTCTCCAGTCGCATATGGAGAACTTCACCATGAATCTTAAGCGCGTTTCAATCCCCCATCTGGAAAACTTGACAGACGAAGAGTTTAACGCGGTTCGCTGGGCTCATAAGATCGACATTGACTTGAAGGTTGATGGTGCAGGAATCCGTTTCTGGAAAGAAGACGGTAAATTCATCATGGGAACATCGCGGGTTGCACGGATTGAATCCGCCCAGCAGTTCATTGACCATAACCCGAAATCCGCCCGCTGCAGAGCGTATGCCCAACTCTTTGAGGAACTGGAAAGTAGTTCAATGGTGACGGTCCTCCCAGAGAACATTACTGTTATCGCTGAAGTCCTGTATAAGCCTTTGGGGTATCGGGAAGGATCAAATCATGTCTATGTCAAGGTGCCATATCGGATCGGTAACAATCTGGCCATTGCGGTTATCGATCTTCTGGAATCGGATACTCTGATGCCGATTGACGATAACAAACGCCATGAGATCATGATGCGTATGATCGTAGAAGCTGGGGCAAGTGGTGTCCTTCTGTTCGGTTCTCGTTTGTTTTCGGTTGATGGTGAGATTCTTCCTACCACTGGTTCGCGGGAAGAGTTCCGCGAACTCCTTCTTTCAATTGCTGAGAAGGATGTTTTCTGGACTCTTCTAGGTGATATCAATGAAGGGATTGTCTGCCGTGTTGGCGATCTTGTGTTTAAAGCAACCACCGATGAATATCGTCAGCTGAGGAAGCAAAAATGACAGTCTTCGTCACGTCCGACCATCACTTCGGCCATAAGAACATCATCCACTACTGTGGGCGTCCATTTCAGGATGTTGTGCATATGGATGAGTGTCTGATTGAGTTATGGAATGCTAATGTGGGCCCAGAAGATGCGGTTTTCAATCTGGGGGATGTCAGCCTTGGGAAAGGGCGGTACGTTGAGGATAGACTAAAGAAGCTCAACGGTCGCCAGTGCCTCATTACAGGGAACCATGATCAGCGGTCGCTGCAGGAACTGTCTGTGTGGTCGAAGGTAGTCACGGTCTTCCACTGGGAACGGAAGGGGCGGGTTATCCACATGCGCCATCTTCCTTGGACGGTAGAGGATGTGATGGGGATTGAAAACGGTTTCGACTATGAACGTCATGTCTACCTGTCTGGGCATGTCCACGGGCAGAATGGTCTGGTATACACAAACGGGGTTAGGCAGGTTGATGTCGGTGTCGACAACTGGCAGTATCAGCCTATCCCTATTGAGACTGCGATAGAATATTTTGATGAGTATGATTGCATCAAGTCGCTTGACAAGTCTTCCGACATGGGGTATAGTTCTAACCATGGTCGCAACGGTGTGACCGCAAACACGATTAAGGAGTAACACACATGGAAACGATTAAAAGACTGGGCGTTCTGGCCGCCGCGGTAGGTGCTCTGGCTGCCATCCAAACCTGCACCGTCAAGAACGCTCAAGCACACGGCTGCGATGCATACAATTCCTGCAGCCAGAATAGCCCGATCGTCAACAATGATCCGCATGTGACTGGTAACGTTCAGCCGAACATCACTACGAACAATAACCAGCACCAAGACCAAAACCAGAACAGTCAATCTGGTGCATGGGCTGGTGGTGGTGCTGCTAACGGCAACGGTGGCAGCGTCCAGAACAATACGAACAGTCGCTACCTGAGCGTTCGTCCTGTGAGTGTGCAAGCCACTCCGATCGTCACCCCGTCTGCTACCGTGTCCCGTTATGCTGGCGGTGAGTGTGGTCCTCGGATGAAGATTCTGCGCAAAGCCGTCCGCGGTCTGAACAATCGTCCGATGAGTGTGCAGGAGTTTGAGGCTGGAGAAGATCAAACGCTGTATCCCGATGACGTTCCGTTTAAGCGTGTAACCGTGATTCCTGGGCTTGATGTTCTGATCGGCCATCGCGTCGTAGAGACTACGGCGGTTCAAACCGTGTCCACTGGCGGCGGCTTCGGTTTCGGTCTGAACTTCAACCAAGGTTCGGGGGGTTCTGCTGGTGTGCAGTCTTCGGGCGGCGTTCAACGCATGGTTACCACGATTCGGCTGATTGACTGCACATACCTCGAGGTAGACACGCGCAACCTAAAACCGCGTGGTTAAACAGGAGGGGCCGAAAGGCCCCTTTTTTGCTATGGAAACTCTGAAAGAAGAAATTAGAGCAAACCTACTTTCACCAGACGGGCGTATATACACATCAAGGTTTCAAACAAACAAGGAACTCGTTAGCACGATATGTGCCGCAAGACCCGCTGCGACGGTCGCCGCGTCAATATTTCTCATTCTTCATGATCTTGATAAACAACCCATCTGCCCAATATGTGGTAAAGTGCTGGTCCTGCGTTCTTTGAATTCTGGATTTCCGCAATACTGTTCAAACAAATGTAGGTACTTGGACCCTGCATATAACAAAAAGATGTCCGAATCTGCATATAATAGGGACAATGCATCCTTAGTGGAGAAACGGAAAGCCACCTATATCGAAAGATATGGGGTTGACAATCCAATGCGAAGCGAAGAGATTAAAAGGAAGGCGGTTCAAACATGCATTGAACGGTACGGGGTGGAATACTCCACACAATCACCTGAAGTTAGACATAGGGCGATACAGACGAATCTGGAGCGTTATGGGGTTGAGAGTCCACATCAGACCGCCGAAGTAAAGGAGAGGAGAAAGAGAACCCTTATAGAACGCTATGGAGTTGATAACCCGTCAAAGATAGACGGGTATCGCGACAGATTCATGGCTACGATGAACGAACGTGATGCATGGGGAAGGCGGCTAGCGAGGTTTGAGAGGACTTGCATGGAACGCTATGGGGTCCCAAACCCATCAATGACAAATAAGGTCAAAGACAAAGTAAGGGAGACCATGCTTAATCGATTCTCAAATGACGTTTATCCTCATTATGAGGAATCGACCCCTCATAAAATCATAAAAAGCTATCTTGAGGATGTGTTATCGCTTGAAGTTAAAAGCAACGATAGATTGATTCTATTCCCTAAAGAGGTTGACCTATACATTGAAACGGCTAAAGTTGGGATTGAAGTCAACGGGGATTACTGGCATTCCGCGCCGAAGGAGAAAGACGCCAAGCTTAGAAAGATTCATGCTTGGAAGGTTGATGCCATGAATTCAATCGGACAAGAACTCCTGCAAATTAGAGACAGCGACATAAGAAGAAACTGGGGTGCATTAACATCGTTCCTTTCCCAGTATCTTGGGTTCTGTGAAACAATCCCACTGGACCATTGCTCGACAAAGCATGTCACAGAAATGGGGGCTGTATATTTCTATAGGGAAAATTGGTTCAGGGATGCCGAAGGCGATGGGTTTTTGGGCATCTTCTCTGGCCAAGAACTGTTAGGCATATTCGCGTCTTCTAATGGTGTCTTTAGACCACCAGTTTTCAAAATGGGGTTTGTGGTTGATAAATGGTGGGAATTGTTGCGGCCTGGGTCGGTGGTTATGGCAGAACGCGATCTATACAGAACTGACACCATCCCCAGAGCATATGAGACGGTGGAGCAAGGTTTCATATGGATTGATTCTAGAAAGAATCCAACTGCATGTGAATCTGAAGAAGTGGCGTGGGGATTGGGCCTGCGCCGTCTATGGAACTCTGGATACAATCTTTATCGTCTATAAACAAAGGGCCCTTTACTGGATTGACAGGATTGGGCCTTTTTGCTATCATTGGGTATCTGTTAATCTGGTTTGCGCACCATGGATATCACGAAAGAAAACATTGAAAAGTATCTGCTGGACAAGAACGGGAATCCGTCGCGCCCGATGGCCATGGAGAAGGTGGCCGAATTTGTCAAGTCCATTGGTTTCGAGATTGTCGAAAATGACAGAAATATCCTCCCTAATGGTGATGGGATTGATATCTGGGTAGGTGAGAAGCGGGTTGGGTTCGAAGTCAACGGTGTATATTGGCATTCGTCATGGGACCAGAGATCGGATAGGGTTGCACAGAAGCGCCACATAGAGAAGTCGAATTTGGCCAAAGAGGCGAGGATTCGCCTCGTTCACTTCACAGACGTAGAAATAGAAACAAAGTGGCCAATCGTATCATCCATGATCAAGAGTATCCTAGGGAAGTCCGATTGGCGCATCTATGCCCGCAAATGTGAAGTGAAAGTCATTGACTACCAGACTGGCCATGACTTTCTGAATGGAACCCATATCCAAGGCGGTGCACCGTGTGCCATCTGGATTGGTCTATTCCATGATGAAGAGCTAGTGTCTGTGATGGGTTGGAACAAAGCCCGTTTTGACAAAAACTATGATTGGGAGCTAGTGCGCTTCGCCAGTGCATTGAACACCACGGTAGTGGGCGGGTTCTCAAAATGCCTGAAAGCCTTCCGTGAACTTCATAGGGGGTCTGTGGTTTCCTATGCGGATTACTCGCGGTCCAATGGGGACGTGTACCGTAACAATGGGTTCATTGAGAAAGGGTTAAGCAACCCGTCTTATAGGTGGGTGAAGGGGAATCGACTCTTTAACCGCCATAGCTTCATGCACAGGAACCTAGCAAAGATGTTGGGTGAAGAAAACTACAACCCCGAAGAGACAGAAACTGCAAATTGCTGGCGGAATGGATACAGGCGGATTTGGGACTGTGGTCAACTCAAGTTTGTGTTAGAGTGATAGTGCGTATGAACATTACTGACTTTGAGGCGGTGGCGTTAGACAAGAACGGTCGCTACTATTCGAGGAACGACCGTTCTTCTTTCGAAAAGAGGGTCTTCTGGATGTCTACGAATGGTTCCTAGAGGAAACATCCTTTATGCCATCAGACCTGTCGCTATATCATCGTTATGCGTTTTACAGGGAGGGTCACACGAAGGAATTCCCCAAGTGCTTCTGTGGTAAACCGTGCGGGTTCATGAACAGGAAACCTTCCAGATATTGCAGCCCCTATTGCGCTTTGCGTTGTCCGTTGAAAATGGAAGCGATTTCAAAATTCCATAAAGAAAACAGGGAAGCAATCGTCAGTAAGTGAAAGCAAACTATGTTTGAAAAGTACGGGGTGTTTACTAACGGACAGAGACCAGAAGTTAAAAAGAAACTTGCCAAACGTGACACTTTGCCACCGAACGCCAGACCCCTACTCATGGACCGCGATTGGCTATATCATCAATATATCACATTGGATAGAGCATCAACGGAGATCGCACAGGAACTAGGTGTTTATTATGGCACGGTGCTAGACTACTGCAGGAAACACGGATTCGAGATTAAGAATCGCGTGAATGTATCCAAGGAAGAAAGGGCCATCGTTAGTCTATTGGAATCACATGGATGCAAATTCAAGCACAGTGACAGGCGCCTGATCTATCCATATGAAGTGGATATCATCGTAGGGTCTCTAGGAATTGAGATTGACGGGCTATTCTGGCATTCTGCACCAAAGCGTGATAGGTGGTATCATTTGGACAAGACAAATCGCATCATGTATAAGGGGGTGTCTTGTATCCATATTCTGGATTCAGAGTGCGCCAGCGCAGACACCCACTCCTTTATCTTGGATAGGATCAATTGTAAATTGAACTGGCACGGTATAGAGAAGGGAGAGAATGGGAAGTTCATTGTAGATAGACGGTTCCACGATTTACCAGAATTGCAACGGCACAGATTCTCCCTAGTGGATATCGAACCTCCTAAGCAAATAAAGCATGATGGATATAACGTAGTAGAAAACGGAGAACTGATCTACTGGGATTGTGGTAGGCTGATTATGAAGTAGGAAAAAGAAAAGCCCCCTAGGATTTGTTCCTAGGGGGCTTTTTGCTTAGTTAGCCAAGTGATTAGATCACGTTAGCAACGTTAGCGATGCGATAGTAAGCATTCTGACGTACAGCGTTCTGGGCGTTGAACAGAATGTTTTGGCTGATAGCGCTGCGAGTTTTGAAACCCAGGCGCGGCTGCATCGAGGCAGGGTCAACGGCGCGATAGAGTTGCAGGGGAACGTAAGGTGACCAGATTACACCTGAGTCCATCGCCGACTCACCCTTATAACCAAGGCAGTAGAAATCGTGCTCAGCATATGGGTCTACGTAAACTTTGATACGGCCAGCAATGGAACCAACGAAGGTTGATTTTGTCCAGTCGCTCGAAACGTTCACGTCCAGATTGCTGGTGCTCAGGATGTTAGCGGCAGCCAGAGCTGAAGCAACGTCAGCGGAAACGATCAGAACGTTACCCTTACCGCGCTTGGTGTCGAAAGCGATTCCGTTAGCGTCGCGCTCGATAGCGAAATGCAGACCCTTGAAGCGCTCAGCTGACCAGCGACCGTCGGCGTCTTTCTGGAGGTCGAAAATACCTGGGATCGTGGTATCTTTGATGGCGCCAAGTTTAGCGGCACCGTAGATGGTGCGCAGAACTTCGCGGTTGATCTCAGCCAGAACTTCATTGCTGCAAATGTTGATCAGTTCATTCTCGGCATCCAGACCGTGAACAGCTTGCATGTCTTGAGCTAGTTCTACTGAATACTCGGCTTTCAGGGCACGGGTCTTGGCTTCGATTGCAATCTTTTCGATTGACACGCCCATTTGAGCGGAGATATCGCCTTCACCTTGAGCCGTGGACATGGAAGTGCCAACGGTTGGGATGAAGCTCAGAATAGCATCGGCGTTCGTGGCGGTGGCACCATTGCTCAGGGTAACGGTGTTGCCAGCAACTGAAGCGACGGTGGTGTTAGCGGGGATGCCTTCACCATAAACTAGCATGCCTTGAGCAACGCGGCCAGCACCATCACCAACGGTAACGGAAGTGCTACCAGAGGCCAGACCGCCTTTACGAACAACGTTCATCACGCCGCCGACGGTGTGGGTGCCAGTGCCAGAGAAAGCGGTGTTGGCTTCTTGGAACAGGGCTTCCGTGCCAGACTGGGAGGTATAGCGGCTGCGCAGGGCAAACACTAGACCAGTGGGCATGCTCATTGGCTGTACGCCGCAAACGTCGAAAGCGATCATCGCGGGGGCAGTACGACGAACCATTGACATCAGCACAGGGTCAAACTTAGCAGCACCACCAGTCACGTTCGTGGGGGTTGACTCGTTGATAGCTTGACGCTTGTTCTCAGCGGCTTGGTTCTCTAGTAGAGCTGCCGTTACTTGCTTACGATAGGCATCTTCGATCTTGGGCATAGAAGCATGCTCAAGAATCGGGGCCCACTTGCTAACTAGCGTGGGGTCTTGCTGCTCTTGTAGGATATGATCCATGTTTGTTTACCTCAGAGGATTTGAAAATTGACAAATTTATTTAGTGAGGCAGAAGACAAACGGCCTAAGTGCTCGCTGGCGTAGTTTGAATCCGTGTCTTCTGCGCATGACTTTATCTAGTGCCGAAAATTACCGCATCATCGAAGCGAGACGAGACATGTAGTCGTCTTCTACTTTCTTCGCAGGGGTGGCTTTCTCAACAGCTTCGGAAATGATCGGGGCTTCTTCAGAAACAGCCTTCATGGCTTTCTTAGTGAAGTAGCCTTCTTTGATGATCTTGGCACCGTTGGCGAAAGCTTCGGCGCTGGCGTAGGTTTTGCCTTCGACCAGTTCGCGCATCTTCTCTTTGTCAAGAGTAGACATACCTTCCGTAAGTTCGGTGAAGGCAATCTTGCGCTGGGCTTCGTCTAGGGCTTGCTCAATCCGAGCGGCTTCCTTAGCAGATTCGGCTAGCTTGGCTTTCAGAGTGCTAATCTCTTCGGCTTGCTCATCCACCTTGGCGATTTCGACCTCGGGGATGTTGAAATTGTGCTCAAGGAAGAGTTGACGTAGGCCGCCAATGAAGCTTTCCATGATGTCCACTTTCACGCTGTGACGGAGAGCAACGCGATTCTTTTCGGCCCACTCATTCACGGCATAGGACAGATATTGGTCAGCCTGTTCCTCAAGTTCAGCCTTAGCGGCAGCAACTTCCAGATCCTTTTCTTCCTGTAGGCGCTTGGTTGCAGCGGCTACTCGTTTGTTTACCTCAGCACCGATGGCGCTTTCAAACAGGATGGACAGTTGGCCTACGGATTCTTCTGAAAGTTCGGTGCCTTCAAAAATGGCTTTGAAGTGGGTGCCGAAGGATTCCTTAATACCATCCTTGTCTTCGGCTTCTTTCTCGTCGTCCGCGTCTTTGTCGTCGTCGGCCATGTCTTCGGTATCGGCTTCTTTCTCTTCCGCGTCGTCTTCCATGTCTTTGGCTTCGTTCGCCTCAGCAGCTACTTTAGTTGCCTCTTCTTGAGCAACCTCAACCGCGTCTTGCTTTTCGAGTTCGGCCTCTTTGTTGATCTCTGGCATAATGCCTCCAAAATGATTCATTGATGAAACTTATTTAACCGCCAATAATCTTGGCCAGCGCGGCCTTAGCGGATTCAAACATGGCCCGTTCGCGTTCGGCCTTGCTTGGGATATTCTTTGCGGCTTTCTTCTGCTCTAGGAATTGCATGAACTCTTCAAATAGAGCATGATTAGCACCTAGGGCCGTTTCGATTGTCATTTCATTTTCATAGACAGCGTTTACCAGTGCTTTCGGGGCTGACGGGTTCATGACAGCATCTACCGTGAATAGGCGGAAGTCGTCTTGGACTTCTGAAATGCCTTCACGTAGGGTCTTGACGGAACCACTTCCGCGAGTTGAAACGCCGAGGACTACGCCACCGTCTAGCATCGCTTGGATGATCTTCCCGCACGGGGTGTCTAGGACTTTGGCCTTACCGATATAATCGGTGCCTTCCTTGACGATGGACGTAATCAGAATGGCGGCGCGGTCTGGGTTGATTTGGCTATCATTAGGATGTGACAGCTCACCCACGGCACGCCGAGTTGCTACGTACTCTTCGGAGAAGCGATTCACTTCCCGATCAAGTGTAGCCTCTTTATAAATGCGACGGTTTTTATTGACGGTTTCGGCTTGAGCGAAAACACCCTCAATATACCAATCTTTACCTTCTTTAGTCGATTCGGCGACCAGTTCATTTTCAATCAGTAGCATGATTACCTTCCGTATAGGGTTTTCATTCGGATTTTGGAGCGGATCATAGTCCGTTTGGCTTTCTGTTTGCGTGCCGCTTTCCCGACGCGCCACGCTTTCCGTGCAGCTTTGCGTCGTGCGCGCTTCTCCTTTTGAGTCATGCGCACAAATTTGACGCTATTACCCTTCCGAACGACTTTAAAGCCCTTGCGCTTGACCTTGACCTTACGGACAATCTTGCCACCGCGCACAACCCTTTTCATCGCTACTTCATCTAGGAATTCTAGCGTATGGGCGGCTTTCCAATCTTCCAGGAGGGCATCCATTCTTTCTAGAATTTCCTCTCTACTGAACATCGCTACCTCTTTGGATTATAGGCCGAGTTTGTTCTGAATATCGCGCTCAGTCATGACGATTAGATCATGCTTATCACCCTGTGCGCGCTCGCGTTCTGCCCGTTGTTTGGAATCGAACGGGCCTGCTACCACTTCATCGCCCTTCTTGCTATACACGTAGAAGGCTTCTTCTGATAGGGAGTCAAACATGGCTTGCGCAATCTCGTGACGCATCTCTTCGATCTTTTCATTCGCCTTGATCATCAGAGAGTCTAGGATTTCGTCTTTATCAAACATCATGATATTCCGTAGTTATTAAGAAGGTAAAAACAACCGTCTAAGTTTATTTAGACGGTTGTAAGCGTTTGCTATCGCGAAGATTGGTATATCAGAAATTCACGCTGTTTAGCGCGGCCTTTGCTGTTCTGATACGCTTGCGGTCAGGGATTCCATCGTGGTTGCGATCAATGAAGTTTGGGCCGTCTTCATCGTCGTCTTCGTCTGGAGGGTCTTCTTTGTTCTCATGATCCATCTGCTTCTGCATGTCGTCTACTTCATCTTGAGACAGATTAAGGACTTTGCGCATCAGCCAATCCTTACTGAAGTATTGACCTTTGAATTGCTCTAGCTGCTGAAGAAGCGCGGCCCGTTGCTGCCACATTTCATTAAACATCAGCTCATCCCAGTAGGCGGAAGATTGCCATTTGAAGGTCAGACTAGGGGCCATCGCTTCAAAGTCTTCAGGGGTGACAATGTTCTTTGTGACGCACTGGGTCTTCAGCATCTGAACAAAGAGCATAGAGAACTTATTGCGGAGATAGTTCACAAATTTGGTGAACTTGATTTCCTCGCGGGTAATCTCACCAGATCGGCCCATGGAGAAGGTACCTTCTGCATTTAGACGGGTACGCGGAATATTCAATGCCTGATACATCTTTTTGTGGAAATAGTCTACATCATCCATTTCCCCGAGATTCTGGCCACCAGGCAGGGTAGTTACCTCAGTCCCACGACCACCTTCCCTACGCGGAAGCCAGTAATCTTCCAGCATCGACATAGTTTGGCGCCCGTCTTTAACCTCGCCCGTCACGGTATCATAGGTCATCTTGTTTTTAAAACTGTTCTTGACGCTATTCAGATACTGTTCGGCTTTAGTACGAGGGAGGTTGCCTACGTCCACGTAGAAGATACGGCGCTCAGGGGCGCGAGCTAGGCGATAGATGACTAGACTATCCTCTAGCTGCTTCATCTGATTAGCTACCTTCAGGGACTTGTCAAGGTGGCTGATCGCGATCGTTGTCCCGTCGCCCTTGTCGCGAAACACCCCGCTATTGGCATAAGCGATGGAGTCGGGGTGTACCTTGATGGATTGTGTTTGGCGTCCTAGTAGATTGGCCCCTCTACCGTTTGTGGAAGACGTGTACACAAAGTACGTATCTTTGACCCTCTCAGCCTCAATCCCATTCTTTAGCTTTACCGTCTCCGTCTCAATCACTTTACGGATAGTGCGCGGGTCAATGATGCGGATGGAAGTAATACCCTTGCTGTTATCGTCTGGGTCGAGGACAAGATGAATCAACATCCGTCCGTCTACGTACCATTGGCGGAATTTGTCGGTGGCTGTCCGATTGAATTCTAGTAGCTTTAGGCACTCTAGGAACTCTTCCTGAATCTTGTCTACTACCTTCTTCGGAATCTTCAGTTCTTCGGGGATTTCGATGTCCACGGGGTAACTTGCATAGTCCGTTTCGATTGCCTCATTAACAATCTCTTGGATGGCATAGTCAATTTCAGGACGGGAGGCTAGTTCGCGCCATGCGTTGATCAGCTCCACCTCATTGGTTTCGTTGGACGTTGCACCAAAATCGATAGAACGGGCGACCACGCCCCCAGTCTGGATGACAACGGCGTCATCAACAGTAGGTGGCACGAAGGAGGTATCCTTGATCTCGGGTTCCTCTAGCGCCTTCTCTTGCTTCTTGCCAAACTGGCTGAAAAAATCGAACATTGCCATAATCGGGTCACATTTAGTTAGTGATGTTAATGGTTATTTAATGGGCAAAAGAAAGCCCGCTTTATGCGGGCTTCTGTTCAGAACTCTAGAATGAATTTAGCGTTCCCAGCATTGTAGAGCTTCCGATACCCTCTGGAAAACATGATGTCGTTTTCGGTCATCTCTTTTGGGAATGTCTCGTTAAAGACCTTCTCCAGTTTATGTCGCTGATATTTCTGGCGGGATTCTCTGACATGTTTTCCATACCAGAAATAGCCGACTTCTGTTCTCCCGATTTCCTTAAAACCACACGCTTTGTATCCGTTACCCGTCCCGTGCATCAGATCGGCGTAGGTTAGAAGACACGTCATTTCTTGACCGATGTGCTTACGTGCTGCTGCGATGAGTTTTGAAGCGCCGCCGACTACAGCATGATTCAGGATAGAACAGAAGCGGACGATTTCCCATGCGCCTAGGTGCTTCTCATACCGCGACGGGGAGAATGTCATAACGGAAACCAGAACATCGCCGCTGTATAGGCCAATTTGTAATCTGGACTGTGCATATCCATTGATGTGATTGGCCTCGCAAAAAGCTCTAGCAGTCTTTGAATCGATAATCTTGGCTTCCGTCCTACGGGCATGAATTTTCTCTGACCTACCGACCGCATTAAGGATCATGGAAGCGACGATATCAAATTTATCGTTAATTTCATCCTCGAAGAATTGCATGAGACGGATGCCAGCAGCCTCGGCGGCCTCCAGTTTCTTCCTATGATAGTTCTTGTCTTTCAATCCGATGGAATCGTCGGGGTTGTAGGAATGGAAATAGTTGCCGTTGCATTCAACACCCACACCAGCAGACGGGATCAGGATATCAATTTCTCGCCCACCGCCAAGAATCGTCCGTACGCTTTGTTCGACATCAACACCGACAGATTTCAAGAACTCGGAGACCTTGGTTTCCAGACTGCTAGTCTTATAACCGCCACATTCAATCCCGTTCAGCTCCGCCATGAACTTGATACCCTCTTCAGTTATCTTGTATTTGCGGGCCACCGCCATTAGACTATTTTCGGAGACCTCTTTACGGAGGAGTTCAACATCTTCAAAAAGAATCCGTTGCTCTGGCGAGAACTTACTAAGCCATTTTTCACTCCCAAAAGCCCTTAACTGAGTCGGGTTCTCTACACCATAACGTGCCATGAGTGTCGCCTTTCTGCGTTCGCATGCCTCTGGTAGCATCAGGTAGCTTTCAACCCCATAGCGGTCCAATGATGTTTTGCGCACCTTGGCTCTAACCTCTTCATTCTGAGTCGGGTTCATTGTGCCGAATCTTTCTAGATTAGTCTGTCGGCGCTTATCCACAACACCATCAATCTTGCTGCTATGATCAACCCCATAGCGTTCCATTAGCGTCTTTTTGATTTGCTCTTTGTTATGGTCGCTTTGCCAAGACCATTCCACACCAAATCTTTCTAGATTAGTCTGTCGGATTTTCTCTATCACCTCTGGGGCTTTGGAAGGGTTGTCTACACCATACTTTTCCAGACAGACCTGTTTGGTTTTCTCTACCCGCGCTTTAATTCGTTCTGGGTCTCTCAGTTTCTCATTGGCGGATTCTCTGATGTGTGAATTTCGGCCAAGTGGGCTAGTGTCCCCGAACCGCGCCATGTTAGTCTTTTTACGCTTCTCCAGCGCTTCAGACTTCCACACGCAAGAATATGAGCAACAGAGTTTTACCCACCCCTTACCAAAGCTCTCTATGGGGAGAATACAGCCACAGCCGCCGCACCGTTTTGGTTCGATTTTGTGAAGTTCACAATATGCAGCAGTTCTCTTATCTGGAAACCCATCAGGGATTGGGATATCCTTTGCCTTATTCGGGTTCCATCTACCGTTTTCCGTGAAACAATTCTCAAACATAGTAATAGCCTATGTAATTATGGACTACTTTAGTCTACCAAAGAAAAAGCGGGCCGTCAAGCCCGCTTTGTGTACTACTTCACAGTATATCACTGTACGTTTTCGTTAGTCCAAAAGTCGGTGCTTATGCTCACAGTGGTTTCTAGCACAGTGTCGGTTGAATCGTAAGACATATCCGCCGCGCTGATATTGGTCGGGAAACAGCCTTCAAACTTATAGGACTTCAGGGCTTTACCATCGCGGCCAAGAGCCGTCACGATGATATCCGTTTTGTATTGGTTTGGATTAACGACGCCCAGATTGGAGCGGGTGCCGTTGATTAGGTTCATCCACTTCTCGAAACTAGTGCGCGGCTCAAAGTCAACGTCGGTAATAAACGTTAGTGTAAACTCTTCCGACGTTCTGTCCCCAGCGACATACGTTTGACGGCCCATGTAAAACACTGGAATAGCAGGGATGTTACTAGCAGGCAGTTGAGCGCCCTTGCACAGCAGCTCCGCCTTACGTGGGTTGGCGCCCTGAACACCAGCGGGAAAGCTTAGAGAAACACGGTATAGAGACGGCCGCGCACCGCCTTGGAATACCGATTTAAATTCCATTAGAGACATAGGTTATAACCTCTTTGAAAAGAGAAATGTACACTTCTGTATTTAAACGAAAAAGCCCCCGATCCGATTGGAAAGGGGGCTTTCTTGTTTCAACTGCTTACGCGATCTCTTCGAAGTTGACGCCCGTCGGGGTGGCAACAAAGTTGAGGGTCACATAGTTGATGCTGCGGCTTGGTTTCAGGTAGATGTCAGCGACAAACCCGTTAGAGTCGATAACCTCTGGTGTGTTATTTGTAGCATCACACTGTACGCGGAAATCGGTCACGCCGCGTCGCCCTTGTACTTCGCGCAGATACGGCTCAACACGGGCAACAAACTGAGCGCGGGTGAAGTCGTCGTTAAACTCGAACATCACATACTTGGACACGGTGGCGATTGCCTTTTCCAGTACGATGAAGAGACGACGGACGTTGATGCGGTCGAAGGCGCTGGGTTTGGTCTGTAGCGTCTTGTCACCATAGAGCATCACACCCTCACCAATTTGGCTGGTAACAGGGTTGACCGCGTTCTGATAAAGTGTATCGCGCTCGGTCTTGGAGCCAGGATTGTAAGCGAGACGCACGGTGTTGCGGATCATACCACGAGACCGACCAGCGGGGGAGAACCACGGGTCTGCTACGTTGTCCGTGTTGGCGCATAGACCAGCAACGTCGCCGCTCAGAGGAACCCAGCGATTCAAGTCGCTGTAGCGGTCATACATCAGTTTCCAGCTAGAAGCCATAACAGCATATGACGTAGAGCCCAGCATCGCACGATCATTCAGAACTGCCTGGAGCTCATTGCCCTTGTTACCAACAACCGCATTCTTACTCGGTGAAACCAGCGCGATGCAGTCTTTGCGATAGTTAGCGATGTTCTCAATGACGTAGTTTGAAAGCGTGGCCTGGTCGGAGGCGTTATCCAGACCAGCAACGATTACTAGGCTAACATCAATTGATTCGGCCTTCTGGAACACGTTGTAGCCCTTGATGCGATCGCCAACAGTAACACCGTCGCCATTGTCGTCTTTGCCGTTCAGAAGGGGCTTATCATAAGCGGCTGTCAGTGAACCAAACGTGCTAGTAGCATCCTTACCGAATGAACTTTCCTCATGCGTACCACCAAACCAGACGTACTTAGAAGTACGGTTCAGCACATCAGCATAGTAGTTCAGCGCGCCTTGATAGTCCTTGGAGTTGCGGGCTTTGGACAGACCTTGATATTTCTCTAGGACCGTGCCAGCTTGACCAGACCACTTGCCTAGCTCATCAACCACCACTAGATGCAGCTCATCATTCTTACCGCCCTTGGAAGCGACATAGGATGACGTGGCAGGGGCACCAGTGTACGTCGTGAATGTTAGGGCAGTGTCGTTGCCATCAGCGGTCGGCGTCTTGTCCAGCTCAATCTCAGTAGCTGACGTGATGGTTTTAATGTGCGTACCTTCAGCGATACCAACTCCCTTAACAAGCATACCGACAGCTAGGTTAGCTGACGTGACAGCGCCTTTGAACGTCACTTTAGCGTCAGTTGTATTAAAGCCACCGACCTTGTTCTGGGTGATGGCGGAACCGAATAGCTCACGGTATTTCCACGTTTCAAAAGTCGCGCTATCAGCGAACGAAACACGGAGACTGTTACCTAGCGCACCAGGATACTTGGCTGCGAACTTCACGCCAGTCAGGCCGTCAACTTTCGCCTCATGATCGTCAGCATTTTCGATCAAGGGAGCGGTGCCGCCATCATGGGCGTTCCGTGCGGCTTGACCGACTACGCGTGTTAGGCGAAGGTTATTACTGTAGGCCAGATATGAAGCGGCGGTCAGGAAGTCCGTAGCCGTCTCATCGTTGGGTTCGCCGAAGATGGAGACTAGGGTTTTCTCATTGTCAATAACCGTAGCTTCATTGACAGGCCCCCACTGGAATACACCAGAGAAAGCGCCGATTGACGTAGAGACAGCGGGAACGATCAGGGTTAGATCGGTCTCTTTGACCTCTACGCTCGGCGATAGGGAAAATGATGCCATTATAGACCTCTTTGATCAAAGAAATTAAAATTCTGGGCAGAATTCTATTAAGTTATTTATTGACGACTGCCTGATAGATTTCGGCAAGCAAGGCGCGCATGTCCTTTACTTCATTCTTGAGGGTCTGGAATTCCCGTTCCCTATCCTGTTCGCGTAGCAAGTCTGCTTTACGTTTACGGTACCGCTGCAGCTCTTCCTCATCAATGTTCAGGATAACCCCAGTGCTGCTATCCCTAACGACGTCATCATGATCTTTTACTTTGATATCCATTTCCTATCCTATCAAAAAGAAACCCCGCCACCATTGATTTAGTGACGGGGTTTTGTCTATTACACCCTTACTACATTAACCTGCTACTGCGATTGCCCTTAGTTCCTTCAGGGAGGGTCTGCGCGCAGAGTCGGTTCCTTTCAAAACAATCTTGAGCTGGAACTCGTCGAATTCAGGAATACCCTCCACCCGACGCTCATGCTCAGTAAACGTATCATTGTCGAAGGCCACTTGAGACGCAACGGGTTCCATCTTCGTCCAGCCTTTCGTTTCAATGTCACGGTTAACCGAAGTACGATACCACACCTCAATATCGTCATTTGTCGCCTTGTTCTCCGACGTATAAACGCGGAGAGTGTCGGACGCCGCCTTAAGTCTGATCGTCTGGGTTACTACCTTACTCGCGGCTTTACCGCCTTCTGGTAGATTCTCCTGATCGTTTTCTGGCTTGTTCAGCGCAAGGGAAGCAACCACTACCGCATTGTCATCCAGAGACATCATCGGAGACACGTAGTTATTGCCTGTCTTCACCGCACAGCGGATCATCATTGACTTGGACGTTTCGTTGTCGGCGGTCTGCACTAGGCAAACATCCTGTAGCGAGTTGTCGTCTTTGTCTTTGATTTGGAACTCGGCTAGTTTGACCTTCGGGGTCTGCCCACCATCGAAGTCCTTACCAGTAATCAGGTTAGCGAAGTAGCGAACTTCTCCCTCTGGTGGGGTGAATGTTTCGGTTACTAAGCGGAACTGGTTATAGTTGATATTGGATTCAATGTAGACGTAGCGGCCGACATCCTCAAATTTGCCAGTCACCGTCGCAGGGGTTGCTACTTCAATCGTGTAGCTATTGATCCCGTTAACCGTCTTGACAATCTGATTTCCATAGACCTCCGACATCCTGATACCGTTGAAAATCGTTGCTGCATCTGCGCTTTCTGCCAACATCGTTACTGCTGATTCGGCGCTGATCTTGACGATATCATTAACAGCCATGCCGTGGTTAGGATGTTCGATTGTCAGGAATCGGCTACCTGCTGTTGTGCGGAACGCGGAGAGGAGAACCTTGCGGGTTGCTGCCTTGCCGTTGTTCTCAAACTTCCAGTCACCAGATACTGACGTATTGAACTTGGCGCGATGAATGCGGAACTTCAGGTCTTCCAGTTGGAACGGGGTCCATGTCGTGGCGTTCTGTGATTTAAAGAGGGAACCCATTGAAGGCTGCTGGCCTACGATGCGGTCCTCGTTAATCACTTTCTCGCCCATTCGGCTGATGAACACGCGATACTTTGCGCTGTCACCAAACACAACGATGCAGAACTCTTTACCACTTGGAAGCCACACAGGTGCGTCAAACTCGAATGACGTTGCCACCGTGCTATCCTTCGACACCTTCACGTCAGCGGCCGCTACAGCAACCATGGTACCAGCGATGCGCTCACTGGAAGGCATGCCGTTCATCATTTCGCGTAGCTCAATGAACACGGGGGCTTCTGGGTCTTTCGTCTCAAAGAAGAGATCAATCTTCGTAGCATACATTCCAGCCGATTGAATATCCTTTGTGAAGAAGGACTGTGCCAGCGGATCGCCTACCTGCTGCTGACGATTGAATCCTAGATCAAATTGACTTGAGTTGCCGTCTTTCACTACAGTCACACGGGACATGCTGTTAACGCGATTGATGGTATTAACTGTCACGTTAGTACGGTCAATCTGTTCTTGCATCGTCACCAGTACGCCAGTGGACTTATAGTTGGCCGAAGCCTCGCACTCAGTAGCAGCATCGGGGAACTTCAACACGTTGACATCGGCTAGAGCAAACGTCTTCGTGCCAGTGCTGAATGTGTTAGGCGGTAGCTCAAACTCGCCTTCAACTGTACCCATATTGTCGCTAATTAGAGCCGCGCCCCATGCACCACCTACAGGACGGCACCATTGATTCACGTCGGTGGCATCAAAGGTTGCCCAGTAACGGGTATTTGGTTTTGCGCCCTTGACCGTGAAGCGGATAACCCTACTACGCATATACGGGATGATGCTATTCCCGAGGAACCGCGTGAACTTGCGTTCATGGGTCTGCGTCACACTAGTAACCGTCTCACGATAGTTAACCAGCGTACTAATATTGCGGTTAGTAGGTCCGATTTGAGACCATCCAGCGAACTGGGAAGCAATCTGGGATTGCGAAACACGCTGTACGCGCCAGTTGCTTTCCACTACGTCCCGAGTCACGGTCTTGGAAAGATTGGTGACATTCGTAACAGTAGGTTCCCATTTGGTTTCCATCCATGAGTCAGAGGCGGGCGCCATCGTCATCTGGGGATTCCATTTGATGATCAGATACGGGTTAATGCTTTCCGTGGTGGTAGCATATGGCTGCTCAATCTCTACCACATGGCTATATGGCAGGAAGACTTTACCGCCTTTAACAACGTAGTTTGAGGACGAATTCTTGTTCAGTTTCAGACCGATTGATTCGCTATACTCCATCGCCCCTAGCATATGCTTCTCAGGAATCAGGGTGGCTTGGAAGCCGCCATCAAACGGAGAGAACACGCCAAAGTCGGAGAAGTCGGAAACGAAGAAGCCCGATTTGAACCGATCCAGCCCAGCGGTATCGGTAATCTTCATGTCCTTAGTTTCCAGCTCACGCATGGTTAGCGTGGTGTAATACTCAAGGTTTTCGATACGGCGCTCAAGCTGACCGATATCGCGCATTGTGTAGCGACGGTTGTCGTCCTTCACGTAGCGGACATAGGCGGCCTCACGTGTATATGCTGGCACGATAAGAGTAGCAAGGGACATAGCATCTACAGGTACATCAGGATACCGTGTAATCCCAGGCACGCCATAGATGTACTTGATCTCGCCATTCTTATAGTAGACCACGCGGTCCCAGCGGTCGACAAAGTAGCTCGCGTCATAGACGATCGATTGACCAGCAACCGCACTCCATGTTGCCATGGCAGAACTGAATGGTTCAGCGGGCGAAGCAACACCGTTGCCGTTCACCACAACATAGACGGTAGCCGTCTTGCTTGCATTCTTGCTCGCAGTGATGCCGTCTTTGTCTACGCTATTGACAATCGTATCCGCTTCAAAGCCGTCAGAGTGAATCCGTGATGCTACGCCGATTACGTTACTGTAGTCGTGCTCTAGAGCAATCTTCGCCTCACCCTCTTTAATCTGACCTTTCAGGATGAAAAAGCCATCACGCGGAGACTGGCGGAAGTCCAGATAGTCGCTCAGGATATACGCTTTCTCCTTGGTGCGGAAAACAGGGATGCGGCCAATATGAGTTACGTCATTGTCGTCTGTTGGATTGTCTTTCAGTGATTCGTAGGAATCAACCGTGAAAGCCTCACCAGCGCTGTGCAGGAAGTAATCATAGACTACCTTGATTTGACCAGCAGGAGCGGCGAATCCAGCCTTAGCTTTCAGCAACGTGTTCTGATAGAAGTCCAGCGTATCATTGTTGACAAGCTCATAGTACTGGGCTACATCTGTATCGGTTTCCTTCGGCTCAGTCGTCTTGTTCTTGCTCATGTAAACGTGCTTGATGCGATACACGTCTTTGTGCGCGAGAACCATATGACGATCAGACGGGGACTTGATTAGGGTGAATCCTTCAGCTAGCGTCTTGCTGCGAATGCTGACCGATTTCTGTAGCTGGGCGCTGATGGCGAACGTAGCATTAGGATACTGCACGTTATTGATGACAAGCCGTTTCCCGTCGTTCTCGATGTTAACGATATTCGAGAAGTAGGCATTGTCAACGCCAGTATGCGCAGCCACTGGGCGACCAACAAACACACCATTGCCAAGATGATCATACACCCCGTAACCCTGTGCGTTCGTGCGAATGGTAGTGGTGAACCCCATTGGCGTTGTTAGCTCAAAGTTACCAGTGCCGTCTTTCGTCGTCTTGACGTTTGCTACGTCCATCTTGACCAGATCGCCAGTGCCGTCGGCATATGCTTCCTTCTGACGGACGCCAGTGGCATAACCGCTAGCTGGGGCTTTCTGGACTTGCACAGACTTGTCAAATGGCGCCGCGGCCTTGCTCTTCTTCACATAAAGATGGGCGTTAGCACGGTCCCAAGCATATGGGGTCCAGCCACTATGAGAAGTCAGCGGAAGACCGTCATCTACCTTGAAAGTCGACACTACGTTCTGTAGAGTTACTTTCTGGAGGATTGGGCCGTTTCGCAGATCATCCAGTTTCCAACCGCCAAGATGCTGCCAACCGTAGGTCTGAGACTGGGAAAGATGGAAGGAGCCGAACAATTTAAAAATCGTCTGTCCGCTGATGCTGATGGCTTCCATGTATTTCGGAATCACGTAGCCCATGATATCAGCCGTGTTTTCCTGCCCTGTTGTCAGCCAGAGAACTGGATGCTTTGAAATATCAATGAACTGGTTACCAGCAGCAAGATAGACGTATTCGCCATTCTCGTTAGACTGAATGACGTTGGTCGCCACCTTCACGCTGTCGGCCGTGCGGGCCTTGTCGGCAGTCAGATACAGGGAAGCAAGGTTCTCTACCTCATAGCCCTTGACATAGGCTTTACCAGCAGTAATTTCAATGGCCAGCTTATTGTCGTCGCCGCCTTCCTCTTTGGTCTTGAAGCCAGTCGGGTGAGCGTCGTCTTTCAAATGGTCCACTACGCGGATGTCGAGACCGTGTACGGCATAGTCCCCGCTTTCCTCATACGTCCGACGGGCTAGGGTGTCCTCCAGCGCATTGTATTGCGTATTGAGCTTGGCAACCCGTAGGGAACCGTCTTCATAGCGCACCAGTTCGATGAAGTCTGCCGCTTCCTCTTCTAGCGAAGTCGTAATAAGAGTCAGGCCGATGTAGAAACGATCAGCGCCTACGGCTGCTTCATTGGGCGAACCTGCGGCGTTATCGAATAGGGACTTATCGTCATAAGCCGTCTTTACCCCCTTCTCTACGCTGAAACCCGCTTTGGCAGATAGTGTCTTGACCTTGTTCCAACCGATCAAGGTTTGCTGACGTGGCGTGTAGACAAAATACCCGTCAATGTAGAAGACACCAGATTCCACCACTAGGAAAATAGCTGGACCAGTTGCGGGCTCATTCTTCGGACCCTTCTCGGCTACAGCCACTTTGATGGCTGGCTGGTCGATCACTTCTAGGGCTAGGTCGCTTGAGAAAGCGGTAACGTTCTGGACTTCGCCAGCTACAGTCTTTGTAGCGCTGTTCTGGTAACGGACAACCGCTAGGACTTGATCTCCCTCTGCTTTCGTCATCAGAACGGTAGCCGTCAGAGCATTGCCGCTCACGTCTTGGGACAGCTTCACACCTTCTAGTTTCTTGATTAGCTCAGGGTCACCATCAACGTTCTTCAGCAGCACATACTGGGCGTCGCTGTTTAGCTTGCTTTGCCCCAGCACTAGGGAACCCTGTTTGAATAGGTGGGTTCCGACGCGGCTGATTTGCTGCTGTAGGATTTCCTGTAGCTGATTCAATTCCCGCGCTTGGACGGCATGGGACGGTTTGAAGAGGATTTTGTGGAACCCTTTCTTTTCGTCATAGTCGTCAAAGTACGGCTTTGTATTGAAATTCTCGGCCATATTGGACACTCTTGGGTTAGTAATAGACTAACGTATTTACTGTCAGTCTTTCAAATCGAAAATCGGAAAATGCCAATTGGCTTCCATTCCGACCACATCGCCATGTGGCATCGGGTACGAATCAAGCACATCAATGGTGTACTCTGGTGGTGATGACGGCATCAGAACGTGCACAGTCTTCCCCGATTCTGAAGTCACTAGCTGATCGGACGGAAGATTACCCTCAACATTGATCAGACCCATCTGTTCCTTTTCTGTCCAACGCACGAAGGTGGCACTACCACCATTCCATGTCAGTTTCTCACCTGCTTTGAATTCTGGGTCTACGCCCGTGTAGCAGTCTTTCATCCGCGACAGGAAGCGCTCACCGTCAGTATTCATCGAGACGACGCGGACACCATAGTAGCGTACAGCATAGTCCACGTCATCAGGATTAAAGTAGACGGACACTGCTACATGCGTGGCGTTCTCCTTCTCGGCGGTCTCTGGGGTGACGGGGAGCCAGTTTGAATCATAGAATGTGCCGAGCTCATCAAGGTCCACGGTCTGGATATATTCCCACACGCAACCGTCTGAAGTCGTCACCTCATCCAGAATCGTGTAGCGGGGCTCCACCCCACCAGAGCTAAAGCCCTTCGATTTCAGGCGCCAGATAACTGACTGAGACTTCCCGAAGACCAAATCCCCCTCTTTGAAGTCCCCATCTTCGGACCACACCTTATAGGATCCGATGACATAACTCACCTCTTGCGGGAGGATTTTCTTTGCAAACAAGTCATCGCTATCTTTCAGGGCAAGCACTTCACCATCGGCGAATGGCGTGACTCGGCTGCACGTCATGTAGATGTGCTCTTTTTGAAAACGTTCATAGAACGCTTTCGCTTTATTGGATACAGGCATTCTCTGTTCTCCATAGTTGAATCAATGGTATTTACGAAACGACAAGGGGCTGGCCCCGTTTGGAACCAGCCCCTCTATTGTATCACTCTACGTCAGGTTTGACAACTGCTTCGTAGAGTTGCTCGAAGTCGTCTTGCTCATCCACGTTATCTTGATAGTTTTGCTTATGGAAAGTCCGTGCCATCTTGGCGAGGAACTTCTTAGGAATCTCAAACTCTTCTGCTAGAGCTGCAATTTCGTCTTTGATCAGATCTTTCTCTGCCTCGATCCGCGTGTAGCTGTCGCTGATCGTCTGAAGGCAGTTCTTAATGCGCTTCTGATCTTCGGGTGAGCTTGGAATAACAACTGACTTTGCCATGGTATTGTCCTTACAATAGGATATAGGGATTCAGGTGGAAAAACTCGTTCTCGTAGATGCCGTTCAGGTAGACCTTATCACCCATGAAGGTCGCAGACCATGCGATTTCATGGGGCGAATCGGTTTCGACTCGATGGATGCTGGCGTAGCCTTCGGATTCAATCATCTCCCACCCGTGCCATTGACGAATCGTGAACTCCCCGTCCACGATTTCATTCATGGGGAGTTCTTTCATCAGCTCTTGGAGTTTTTCAAACTTCCAGAGAAGAATCTCATTATCGAACTCATCGGCGGGTCGCTCCTCGTAGTTTTCATTTTCTACGATGGGTTGCTCGGGGTTCACATCAGTAATCCATTGCATGTCCGTATCCTCTTGAGAAGGTACCGCTATAGTACCCCCTTCAAGACCAATCGTCAAGTGGACTTCTTCACGGATTGAGGCATTCAATGACATATTGCGCTTGCTCTCGGGCGTCCTCTAGAGCGTTGTGATGTTTGTTTTCGTCCCGCTTGATCTCGACATTAAGCAAGTGTTGGAGGGTTCGACCGTCCATCACGTCCCAATACTTCCACGGGGCTGGTAGGTTAAGGACTTGCAGAAGGGCGGCTTCAGTATTGACGACATCGAACTGTGGACCCCATGCCCATACTTTCTGTCCCTTGAATCGCTGGGCGTACTCGTAGAACTGGCTATAAGCATCCTTAGCGGGGAGTGGATTCTTGATAGCCTCTCTCAATGCCTCGGGTCTCTGACCCTTCCACCATTCCACTGTTTCGGGGTCCGTATGGAGGCCGTATGACTTTGAGTCGGCGGCGTCAATCGTGACATAGAATTCGTCACTGATCTTCTTGGTGTCGATGTCAAACCGCACAGCCCCGATTGACAGAATGACACAACCAGCCCGACGGCCAAGAGTCTCAATGTCAAACATTATCCCGCTAAGGTGCTTATAACTCATAGATCAATCCTTCAATATTTCAAGAACAGCTTTATTGTATGCGAGAAGAGCAAGAGCATGCTTTACAGCCGACTGCCTGTTCTTATGAATCAGGCCGCTTGTCTCTTCGTGGATAGTAGCTGGCCAAATACCAGTGTATGGGTTTAGAGGATACCGCAGGTTGGGGATATAGTAAAGCTCCCCGTCGTTGACCGCCTGTGGATCGGGGACCTCAAACGTAATCCCCTGGACCATGGCCCTCTTTGGGGGCGGCGCGGTTGGCTTCTCTTCCGATTCGGCATACTCTAGGAAGTCCAGCCACTGGAGCGACGGAACTTCAACCCATTCTTTCTGGTCAGGGGACCAGTACCATTTTTTCAGCGCCATTTCTTCGTGTCCTCTTCGAAGGCCCTGTAAGCCTGTAGGTTGTCATACAAGCATTTAGCCTCTTGCTGGGATGGCTCAACGATGTTTACGATCAGTAACTCTTCCCCGAAGCGGAATGGCTTGCATTCCGCAAGTTCGGCGACGGCCAACATAGTCTCACTGTGGGGCAAGCACATGGCTAAGCCGTCGTCTTGTACCATACACCGAACCGCGTTGACTTGATGATGCATTGGTGTGTTGTTGTGAATATCCACAACCAGTTGTGGCATGTTCTGGTTGAATGGGACCTCGGTCGGAAGTTCCATGCAGCGATCGTAGTGTACTTCAAGGGCCCGACGGACGGCTACTTCATAATATTTGGCATCGAAGCTAACACTATGGAGATATAGAGAGTTTCCTCTTGGGTCGCGGGTCAGCTCACAAAGCGACTGTTCTTTCTCCTTTGAAATGACAACAGGGGCAATGGATTTCATTGCCTGAAGATCATACCCCTTCGTGTGTACTAGAATCGGGCAATCCTCTCGCATGGTAACTTGGAATAGGTCATTCTTCGGGCCTCCATCTTTCAGGGTCTCGAAGATAGTATGAATCAGGGTGATGACCACATCGTCGCCTACGGTGGAATCAGGTTCCAGCGATCTCTGGTAGCTGATACAACCCATGATCGGGGTATCATAGCGTCGCCCGTTTTTATATTCTGTCCGCATCAACGACAAGAATTTGTCAAACTTGGCCGAGCTGAAGAAACGGACACTATCAAATTGGTGCGAGTATTCACGAAGAGTAACATTCATGATTAGACCTCGCCTGCTACAATCAAGCAGTATTGTTCGATGGAAGCCAGTCGGCTATTGAGGGAATGCAGCACTTCATAGTCGTCCGTGGCGGAGCGACGGCTGATGTAGTATTGACCTTCGTTGTTATACAGGCTGATGACGACACGTGACGTTTTCGAAAGTGTCTGCAAGACAGGCACCGCTTTGCCGATCATTCCAGCATGGAGGCGACCGAAGATATCGCGGGCTTCCTCTTCGTTTCTGTATTCATGGCCGTTCACGTTGGCTGCACTGCGACGTGCGATGATCATTTTGCTTACCCCTTGATGAGTTTCAGTGTCTTGCAGACATCATACACCACTCCCATGCGTTCGTCAAACGAGACGATTTCTTTCGGCATGACGAAGTAGCGGTTAGCTGGTAGATATGCCTCAGCGGCCTTGACGATCAAATCATTGATGATTTGCTGCGATTCTTGGCTAGCCTTGGTTGTGTCTTCATGATACGGGATTCCAGTTTGGATGACGAAGGTGAAGTCTTGCAACACCATCCGTTGGACAACTTCGCCCAGCAGGCGGTACAGAGCTTCAATATGGCGACCGTCATGATTGAAGGTGTTCATCTGCTGACGGAGATAGTATGACGTATATGCATACACGTCAAGCATAGTCCGATCAAAGACGGATTTCGGTTCGCTGTAGATCAGGATTTTCGCAATATGGTGCGTAATCATTTCCTGCTGGGCCAGTCGCGCCTTAAAGCCTTCTGGCCCAGTCATGGATTCCATGGCGCGGGCGGACTGCTGGGCGAAGGTTGACGTTACCTTTGTCTCATGAAAGGCGAATCCGTGTTTCTCCGCGAAGGCCTTTGCCAGAGTCGTCTTACCCGTCCGATGCGCACCACTGAAACCGATCTTTTTCATTTGGGGAAGCTCCGTTGATTGAGTGAAGACATAATAGCAGAAAGCCCCAAGGGTGTCAACACCGCTAGAGGCTTTGTGTGAACTAAATCACTGATTTTCCATGTCAGGGGCCCATTCCCCGTTTAGGGTGTGGCCCCAAATCAATTGGCGATACTGAACCCAACCTTTGAAATTACCAGACCAAAGGTTTCCGTGGATGTCCTTATGAGTGACACCGAGTTCTCCAATCTGACCGTTCATGGGGGTTGCGCAATGCTCGAAAGCCGATGAGTGTTTGCGAGAAGCGCCTACAAGACGGTCATAGAGCTGTTCCGCCTTCTCGATAGAATCATCCCGCTTTCGATAGGAGACCTGAGCACAGCACGACGAGGAGACCTTGAGTGCAGTCTCGCGGTCATACTTGCTGTCGGGGGTCCAGTATCCTTGCTCAAAATACGGGGTGTGCCACTGACCGACCTCCAGATTGATCGGTGTGGAGGTGGCGCGGGCAGTGTACATCTTACGGGCCAGTTCCTGAATCTCTGGCTGAGCGCTGGATTCGCAACGAAGCCAGAAGAAGTTACCCCACTCTGTAGCAGTGGCAATGGTCTTAACGGTTTGGAACGGCTCAAGGATGCGGTTAACGATTTGCTTGTGTGCACCCTGAGAAGCCATGTATTCGGCTAGGTCGCATGCCACTTCCTTGGCTACGTTCCATGCGTCTTGGACATTACGGAGCGCCTCGCCCTCTAGCTCACCGTTTGCTTGCATACCCGCCTGATTCTTACCCCAATGAACGATGACGCCCTCTTTGTCGTTGCGAATGAGTTCGATCATCTTTGCGACAGGGATCGCGCGGGAAGATGCGGTGTTACGGCTAAGTTGTCTATGTGTATTCATTTCCGACAAAATTAGTCGGGGATATTCCAACTCAAAGGTAGTAATCCGACTACCGTTAGGGGCAAGGCTATCTGCCACTACGCGCGCTTTAATTTCCATTCTCATTTCCTCTATAGTAAAAGGGGTTGCCAGTGTATAACCAGCAACCCCAGTTGTCAATTCTCTTGTGTCCAGCCAAGCCAGCCTTGTTCGGCGGCGTGATTCATTATTAGGTTGGCGAGCCCGCCAGATTGAATCCATGCCCCAGTGTAGAGCTCTGAGAGGTCATCCAAGTCTTCGACCATTCCATTACGGAGATACTCATAGAGCATTGAGTTCTCTCCCTGATAATACTCGTAGACGGTCTCAACTTTCTCTTCGTCGCCCCAATCGTCTGGGTCGCCATCACCTCCCCAGCACATTTGGCACATCACTTCCTCCCGTATTCGTAGAGGGCAACTGTCACTGTGTTGACAGTGACACCGAAGATTTTGGTTTTGAATATCAGACCGCTTTCTTCGCGGACAATCTCAACGCTGCGGGGGTTGAAGCGCGCGGTGCGGAACACCATCCGTTCCCGCGGGCTCTCAATCGCCCAAGTCCCAAACGGGATCGTAGCATCCAGATACACCAGGCCACCGCGGGGCACTTCAGAGGTCCACTGCATGGCGGTGTCGGAGTTAAGCCACTTGCGTGCGTCGTGCAAGGCGACTTTCAAATCAAGGGCGTTCAGACGGGCAAACTGGCGGCCTTTCAGATACAGCTGACGGTTTTTGATTTGCACTTTCATGGTGATGAACTCTGTAATGCGTTGATGATGGAGAGGATTCTATCGGAACCCTCTCCACTTGTCAAGGGGCTTAGACCCACAGATTCATGAAATACTTCCCAAACAGCCGATATCCATTTTCCATGCGCTTCTCATGTGCATCGCGCTTGGAATAGTCGGGGTCGGTGTCATAGTACTGTTCTTCCCAAATATAGTTGGGCTGTACCTGTTCCATCGACCAAATGATTTCGTCGAGGACCCATTCCCAGCGAGCATGGACAAGGCGTTCCTCTTCCTCATCCTTCAGTGCATACTCTGGCACGTCTTCGGGGTCGACCAGTGCGCTTCCGCGAAGATCGCCGCGCATTTGCTTTAGCAGGGGTAGAGTCACTGCAGCGATGATCACATATGCGTCGAAATGGTCCCAGCGATCAACACGAACCTTAACAGTGTCTTTGCGCTTGGATTCGATCCAGTCAAAGATTCGATTCAAGGGCTTGATGTTTGAAAACCGCATGCCCCATTTGTCAACGAATGCTTCGGCCTTGGACTCTTCCTTCCAAGGGTTCAGGGTGCGGGCCAGTGAGAAAGGCCCATACCACGAACCGCGGGGTTTGTAGATGAATTTCATTTCAGAATCTTCTCCATCATGGCTTTCATGATCGCGCTGTAACGCACGCGCTTGACTTTGTTGTCACCAGTCTTCATCTTGTAGCGGCAGGTGCCGCCGTCTTCGATGTCGCCTTTCAGAACCTTGAGGAACCCATCGCGGTCAGACAGGATGCGGCCCGTCGAATCGATGTAGTACTCGGAGGTGATATGTTCGAAGCCTTTCAGGCGGTTGATTTGGATGCGGGTTACGAGAGACACGGTGTTTACCTCTAATGGTGTTGAAGTGTTGCTATTATGGCAGGGTTGGATTCATCTGTCAACCCTGCCTGTCGGGTGTTTACAGCCGTGTAACCGTGACTTTGGTTTCCATCTTGCCAACCGCAACATCGCGGATGGCAAGCTTAACAAAGAAGATGTCGGGATACTGGGTTGCCAGTCGCCCCATCTCTTTGTCGCAGGATTCCTCGTCTCGGTGGGTCTTCGGGTTGCGGGCAATCCGAATCACACCGTTTACCAGTTTACCAATGATGAAGCCACGATTGGAAGGAACTTCTTCACGTGTTTCTACGGGTTTCGGGGTCATTCCTAAGGCCTTCATGATGACGCCGACGGAGATAGGATACATCCTACCATTGTTTCCCGCCAGCACGTAGACCATACCATGAGACATCACAACGGGATAGACGCGCTTGCCCAACTCATTGGTGTAGTATACCTTCTCTTCTGCCATCGAGAAGCAGTAGTCCTCTGCTACCCAATGGAACCCGCCAAGGGTGTTAACCTTGACATCCTTGGCGCTGGCCGAGGTGGCAGCGCGGGCATAGTCAACGCATGCGGAGACAAGGCTTTTCATCCCAACGGGAACACTCTCCCCATCATCGGCGCGATTCAGGAGGATAATTCCCTTTGCGTCTGGCATGAGATACCATTTCCCATCGTCGTACGGCTCATACACCCGTTCTTCACGGACGGAATAGAATAGGTTGTCGGCAACCCATTCATACCCCTTGACTTTGCAGATTTGAACATTGTTTTTCATTTCTGCACCTTCTTGTGAGACATATATCCTTCCATCTTAACCACGATGAAAGTCTGATCAGGGAACTTCTTCAGCATGTTGCGGGCCATGGTTTCGGCGGCCTGCCTCGTCTTGTGGAGGATCGGCTCATCAGCGAAGCGGATGATACCGTTAATGGTGTAGCCGACAATGTAGCCTGCTTTGTGGCGCTTCACGCGGTCGCGGTTGACGGCATAGACTGCAGTGGCTTTATCCATTTCAAGTTACCTCTGTGTGGTGAGTTGATGGGATGAACTATACTCTCAAACTTTCTGTACGTCAACCCCCAGTTTCTGTAGGAACTCTACGCCCTCTGATGAACGGTAGGTATTGCGGTAATAGACGGTCCTGATACCGCATGTCTTGATGGCTTTGGCACATTCCATACAAGGGGCATGTGTGACAAACATCACGGAACCTAGGGCGGGCTGACCGTCTCTGGCCATTTTGAAAATCGCATTCTGCTCGGCGTGGATGACTTCTGGCTTCGTGATTAGCCCTTTGTCTGTCTCATCCTCGCAGTTGTTATCATAGTCTGGTGGTGTCCCGTTGTAACCAATGGACAGGATACGATGATCCTTGACGCAGACCGCCCCGACCTTTAGCTTACGCGCACTAGAGGTCTCCGCCACCGTCTCGGCGATGTTCATATACAGATCAATGAACTTCTGCTTCACGTTCCTTTACCTTTTCACCGTTGACCTTGGGTGGCTCAATCTTCTTCAGCCACTTGACTGGAATTATACACTCAGACACTACCTTCCCGTCAAGTTGTACTAGCTGATACCCGACGATGTATACCATCCTCCCGAAAAGAGGCCACTCACCAAGAGTCTTACCAACAGTGACAATCTTCCCAACATTCTTGGATTCCTCACCTCTCGCACCTTTAATCACAACGGCCAAGTCGCCTGCTTTCAATGGTTCCATGCTCTTCTCCAAAAGAAAAGGGGTTGCCTCATATTGAGACAACCCCTATAGGTTACTACTCTTATCTAATCAAGGCGCATCGCCAAACCCAACGAACCATACGGGTATAGTCTTACCAGTGTCAGAACCGCCATGCTGGTCAACACGGAATCGCAGGAACTTATTCACGGGGTGAACCATTATAGTGATGTTACCGTTACCAGCGAACCCGTTACCAACGGCACCATGCCACGACACATCCTTACCGACAATGTTCGTCACGGAGATATCATGTAACCCGCCGTTAACCCTAGCGTTACTACAATAGATTCCATACACAAAGAGGCTACCAAGCCAGGACGGGAACTTGATACAACGGAATGTACCTACTGGGGTCAAGTTACCAGCAGCCCCGAATGTTACACCGCCAGCCTCATGGCCCCGCGTGATGTTACCAGACCGATACTCTCCGCCAAAGGCTTTGAACGCCCACTCTACTAGCTTCTGGAATACCTTCCGCGTGACGAAAAGATCATGCGTACCTGGGAGTGAAGGATTCTCAACAGTGCTGATGAACTGGCTTAGTGTATTGTTCCGATGAGAATCACCAGTTACCGAAGCGGCAGTTTCAAACGTCCATGACCCCTTAGCTTGCCAGTTGAGAATCCTATTAGCAGTGTTCGCGTAAGCATTCAGGTCTGTGGCGCCAGCCTGTGGATAGAACGCCATGTTCACATATGCGAAGTTTGGCACGTCTCCATCAGTAGAATAGCGGGCCGTGTGTTGAATGCGTCCCGCTGTGATGGTATGGCCTGAACGGATAGGCGCCTGGGGGATGATACACTGGACGTTATCGTATCCCTGCGGGTTAGACGTGTATGCGTCGACGTTATTGACCTTGAATACGCGGTCCAATAGACCACGGGTCAGGATCAACTTAGGATTGCGCGTCAGATATGGCGTATTGTTATTATAGTTCGCTGTAATGCCACCACGGAAGTCGGTGTTCAGCGTGACGCGATTCAGAACTAGGCTAGAATTCGAGTTGTAATACAACCGATCCTCTTGAGCCAGACCTGGCGTAGTACTATAGGTCATGGGGTTGGTAACCGACGCTTCCCTTACCTTCGTGTCCACATAGTCGCGGTTAGCCGCGTCGAATGCATCGGTCGGGGCTGATACATGGCGGATGCGATTATGCTTCATGTCTCCATCAAAGGTAACACTGATAGCAGCAATCTTCGTATCAACATAGTTCTTCGTCGCGGCGCCGTCAGCCTGTTCTGGGTCGGCCAGACTAATCAGCTTCCGAGGTGATGATGGCAACCCACCAAGGATAAGACCGTTTGCGGTTGGGTAAAGAATATCCCGAATCGCAGTCTTCACATACTGACGGTTTGCCGCATGATCGTCTGCTGTCGGTGTAGCCACCCCGCCAATTGGCTTATCCTCAGCATCCCATGAAGTCTTATTCTCATCCGCATATGACATGTAAACATCAAGGTATTCCTTCAACACCTTATTGTTCACTGCATGGGTCGGCTCATGACTGTCTGCTACATTGATGATGCGCTTCGTGCCCGCATTGAAGTCGGCGGTCATCGCTACCGTACCATCCGATTTCAACACGCCACCAAACTTGCCGTCAACGTAGGTTGTGGTGGCAGCAGAGTTCAGTTTCTGTAGGTGGGCATCCGTAAAGTCGTTACTGGACAGACCCTTGCCCACCACAGCATCTACCTTGTTCGGTATTGCCGATTCAAGACGTCCAACTTTCGCAGTCAGATCGATAACATCACTGGCGGCTGCTTTCTGTGTCAGTACACTGTCAACATGATTCATCCTAGCCAGCAAACCAGCAACTGTGCTTCCATCCGCCTTATTGCTCACCAGATTGTCAATTTGAATTACCTTGGTTTTCAACGATGACACTTCACTGGCGGCCGCTTTCTTCGGTAGCTCTTCCTCTATGGCAGTTACCTTGGTCACCACACCCTGAACGGTAGTACCATCGGCTTTCCCACCGACAGCGGTTTGTAGAGATTGAATCTTGCCGCTTAGATCATCAGTTGTTTCCTTGGTTGCCTTTCTGGCTAGCTCAACCTCGGCGTCGGTTATCTTCTGTGAAAGTGCGGCTAGGTTTTCGCTAGATGCTTTCTTGTCAATCTCGGCGCTGTTAGCGGCGATCTTGTTCTCTAGTGACTTATCCGCAAGTTCCAGTTTCTGAATGCTCTTGGCAATCTCTGTAGCATCCCCGCTTTGCTGACCCAGACGCTGAACACGTTCCTCAAGACCGTCAACCTTGCTGCCGAGTTCGGTAACAGAAGAAGCAGAAGCTTTATCGTTTACCGAAGTCTTGAGCGTCTCTAGGGTCTCCTTGGTCGCATAACCTTCAGCGGCCGTCTTGAGCATCTGGATTTCCGTTTCATGAACGGTCACCTTAGCATCCGTTAGCGCAAGATTCTCTGCACTGGCCTTCTTCTGGATATCCGTTTCAAGACGATCAATTTCAGTACTGTCAACTTTTGAAAGGATAGACTTCTGCAGAGCTTTCACTTCGATCTTATCGGCCTTACCATCAACAGCAGTCTCAAGAGTCTTTACAGTGTTCTGCACCGACGTTAGAGCACTGGCATCGGCCTTAGCCGCAATCGCTGCGTTTTGAGTCTTAATCGTCTCGGCGTTAGTATCCATAGTGCGGCCGAGTTCGGTTACAGACTCTTTGGAGGCCTTGCCGTCAACCGTGTTTGATAGTTGCTGTAGTTCCTGCTTGCTGGCCTTAGAATCAATGCTATTGATCTTGGCTAGAGTCTCGCTATCCAAAGACGGGCCTTGGCCCTGTGGCTGGTCTTTGTCCGCCTTCCCGTCAACACGTTTTGAAAGCGCGGTGAGTTGCTCACCCAGTGACGTGACAGAAGCAGTGGTGGCTTTAGTGTCGACGGCGGTGCTTAGAGTGTCGACCTTCTGACCAAGAGTCGTTAGATCAGCAGCTGAGGCTTTCTTGGCTAGTTCTGTCTCATTGGCGCTGACACTGGTGGCCAGTGAACTCAGCTCAGTCGTCGAAGCCTTGGATTGAACAGCAGTGTTCAAGGCGGCTAACTCAACAGTTGAAGCCTTCGACTTCAGGGATTCCGTGTTTGCCGTAGCCGTCGCCTTGACACCTTCGATTTCCTGTTCAAGCCTCTTCACCGCCGCGGCATCGGCTTTTCCGTTTACCGCGATGTTGGTGGCGTTCAGCTCTACCTTAGTAGCAAGGTCGCTCAGCGCAGAAATATCAGCCTTCCGATTCAGAAGACGGGTCAAGTCGTCGCGCAACTGATTGGTCAGCCCAGTAGCAACACCAGTAGCGGCATCTAGGGTCACAGACTGATTGATCTTGTTTTTCAGATCAGGGGTGAAGCCTACTTTGTCAACGATTTGTGCGATCGTCGCTTTCTTCGTCTGTGAGCCGTCTACGAGAGGAACAATCTCGCCACCGTCCAATACGTCGTCTTTCGGTAGCTCTCCGATTTTCACTGTAGAAAAATTATCCGCCATTTCCTACCTCAAAGTTTGATCAATGAATCGCGATAGAAGCCCAGCAATTCATCTCTACCGATTCCAAATACGCTATATTTATAGTCGCTGTAAAGATGGATGTCTGGATTCCCAATTGTCGTCACTGAATACGCACCACCATGAATCACACTGTTACCGTGACCGTTCACCTCAGAGAACAGAAGCTTATGTTCTTGGTCTGCAGTAATCCTGTTATTGAATAGGATGTTATCTCGCATACCACGAGAAGCATATCCGTCGTCATTCGGCGCATTGAAGGCTCTATGATACGGATTTGGGAGCTTACTATCCCAGTCACTTTCGATACCAATGCAAGCGCGCAGCCATGCCCCTTCAAACTTGTTGTCGGTAATCCAGTTGAACGAAGACTCAACACCGATATAGGCATGGAACTTCGGCCCAGCGCCAGTCATCTTAGTGTGATTTAGGAAGAAACGGTTATGATTGCTGCCGACATAGGCCTGCAGAAGCCCTTCACCATGGGCAACAGAACTCTCCAGCACATTACACCCGACTTCATTATAGCACGAACCGTAGGCTAGATGGATACCAGCTGAAACGTTCTCAATGATCCTATTGAAATGGACCGCGTTCCTGCATGATCCGTCCTGCATACTGATACCGCGTGTATTGTTCTTTAGTGTGCAGTGATTGATCTTCGAATCAACAACACTTGAGAACATAATACCATAGTAACCGCCGTCTACGGTGGTGTGGCTTACACGGACTCTTGATGCTGGAATTTGGCTCACTAAAGGGATGTGCGTTGACATCCATGTGTTGCGGGCGGTGCCGTTAAGTGCACCGTCGATGCGGATCGGTACTGGTGTATCTTTGTCAGTGCCGATCTTGCACATCACGGAAATGTCGGTGATGTTTACCTCCGATACAGCCCTTTCCCTGCCTCTGACGAGAATAGCCGCGCCCTTTTGGATTCGAGCATCCGCGCCTGAACCCACAAAACGAATACCTTGTATATCGACTTGATTGGCGTCAAGGAAGTGTAGGATGGCTTCATGGTGTTGATATACCCCCTCTGTGACGAAGCGACCACCCCTCACCATACCATGCGCGTTGCGCCAGAGTAGGCCGCTCCGTGTCTCGTTTGCGTCAATTTTGAAAGTCGTGCCACGTGCATAGATGCCACGTGCGTGCGCTGGAATAGTAACCTCACCCTTGATTGTCATTGAGCCCTCGCCAAACTCCAACAGTTCACCCGCTGGAAGATTGGCGAAGGCCCGTCTAAGGTTTTCTGTTTGGTCACTACCGTCTAGCGTCACTCCTAGTTCGGTAGCTCTCATGATTTCCTTTATTTCTTACTCAGTTGCGTAATCACTACGGTCATATCTGGTAGCGGCTGGCGGGTTTCTCCGACAGTTGCCAGAGGCAGGCGAACTAGACGGTTAGGAATGTTCGTACCGAAGACGAAGCTAAAGCCAGTGCCAACAGGAACTGCTTTGGATGCTTCGCGAGGACCCTTGTAACCGTCCATCGTACCTTGAAAGTCATGCAGGTAGATTTTCGTCTCTGATGGTTCAGACGGGATCAGCTGACACATATACATGCCAGCTGTAGGGAGAGTCAAAACCCAATTATCAGCAGCTTTAACGTCGGGCCATGTCAGCTTCACGGAACCAAGGTCAGCTTTCGTCAAGGTCGCCACAGGGACCAGAGCTGGGGCAGCAGCAGGTTTCGCGCCCGCTTGACCACCAGTGTATTCTAGCGTGGCAATGTGTTTCGGGAAGACATCTTCAGTCGAGCCGCCCTGCGGAACCTTGGCGATTTCTTGACGAACAAAGGCCTCGGTGGCAAGACCGTTCAGCGCAGTCTTGTCGGCCTTGTCTTTAACAGCATCATTGATGGCCGTCGTCATCTGAGTAGCAGTAACGGCATCATTCAGTTTCTGAGTCTGAGCTGGGGTGAGACCAGCGGCCTTGGCCACAATGGCATTAACCGTTGCTTTCTTAGTGGTTGCACCGTCTGACACTGGCACTAGTTCATTACCCGTCAGGGTTGCAGCAGCCTGTAGCTCATCAATGGTAACAATTTTTGGATCAGCCATTATTCAACCTCGATCAGATTATTTTCAGTGGTCAGTAGTGCAGCATTATTTGCGCCAGACAAAACCCGCTTCGGTGTTTTCGGGTTTGTCGACTTTGAAATTTTAATCAGGAAGTCACCGTGGAATTTAATCATGGTGTCTGATTTGGAACCTAGGACCTCGTCTACGCCAGAAGGCGGATTCGGTTGCGGTGTAGGTGGCTTGGGTGGTTTTGGAAGAATTCCCTTCCCGCTGTAGATTGAAATTGCGGAAGCAAAGTCGCCATAGTCGTTCCAATCCTCAATGTCCCTGTTACGGAAGTCGTCTGGAATGTTATCCTTGGCCGATTTATATGCGATGTGATACTCTTCCCACGAGTCGTTACCGCTTTCATAATGGGCTTTCTTCAATGCCCCGAAGATATCCCATGCGACGGCTCTAGGTGACATGATAGGAACGGGATTCCCCTTTACATCCACCGCGTTTCTATACTTCACCCACTTTGCACCGCCGTCTAGGATGGCAATTGCTCTTGCCAGTAGTGCCTTAGCATCCATAGAGAACCCTTATTGATAACACTGCTATTATTTAACTAGCTTTCTGTTAGCGTCCTTATGTATACCAGCAGCCCCAGAAAGAGCAATCGCATATGAGTCCACAATATCATGGGCTGGACTGTCCAGTTTATCCATGTAAAGCCACTCAAGGATATCAACCCCTTCTTTCTCTTTGAGGGTATCCACCATGGCTTCCTTCTTAGCATTCCCTTTCCCCGTCCAGAACTTTTTAACCATTGTCGGTGGGACCACTTCAGGATAGACGCCGAAGCATTTCCATAGGTGATACTTGAGCATCATTCCATTCTCTGCGATGTTGAATGAGAGACCAGCGGAAGCCCCGAAGGCATACCCTTCCATGATGATCTTTGTCTCTGCTGTCACATGCGGCTGGATATTCTGGCACACTGTCCGTGCAAGGAACTCATAGCGCTCGGCATCATTACGCCATCCCTTTTCAATCAGAGTGCCCTTATAGTTCCTAGCTTCTACTGCATGCTTCTTCTTTGCATTGCAAAAGTAAAATTTGGAATTAACAAAACTGTCACCAAGGATACAGACAGCGGGGGAGGTGTAGCTATAGTCAATGCCGATGATATTCATTTTTGAGGGTAATCCGTTTATAGGGTATACCCTCATTTATCACTTCATCGAATCCACGGCCCGCGAACCGCCTTCGTTGTCTGTTTCCGCGCCCCCTTCCAGACCTTCGGTTGACTGGCGACCCGTTTCCATTTTGAAAACTCCAGCATAGCCCGCACCCCTTTGAAGACACGCGAGGCAATGACTTTCAGAACAGGGACACCCGCCAATACCATCGCGTTGATATCCTTCTCTTCGATGTCACTTGGGAAGATTACAACTCGCTCGCCCGCACTAATCGCCTGTTCGATCCTGCGGCAAGTATTGATTGACCTCGCCTCGTTGTCCCAGATATGGATGGCGTTTTTGATCCCCAAATCCCACTGCTGATATGCTAGTAGGTTGGCGTCAAGAGTCGCAATTGAATTCGGAATGAACAGACTATCAATCGCCCCCTCCACGACACAGACTGGTTTGCTTAGGTCTAGATCATGCAGCCCGAATAACTTCGGAGCTGTCTCATCAACCTTGATGGTGACATAGCGCAGCTCACTAGTCTGTATTGCCCTCGCGATCATCAGCACCAGTTCCCCCTCTTTGTTAGTCTCCACCAGAATCAGACGGGGGTCGGCTGGCACCACTTGATCTAGCCCAAGTGACTGCACAAACTCCCTGAAGTTTGCGACATACCAGAATTTTGAAAGCTTGCTCTTCGGAATCTTCCGCGACTTCAGATACTCACGTACTGGGTGGATACGCGACAGCTCTTCCACTGGAGTTAGCTTCTCCTGCCATGCCTTTTTACTAATGCCCCCTTCTGTGGGTTCTGGTAGACGCATGATATCCGCAAGTTCCGCGGCATCGTCACACTTCAGGGTCTCTAGAGTGTACCCATCATAGAGCCGCTTATTCAGGAAGCGGAGGAACGTCTTGAATTTGTGTGCCTCTCCACAGTTATGGCACTGATAGGATAGTAGACCGTCCTTGTTACGATAGACATATCCGCGCGCCTTCGTCTTGCTCTTGTCACTGTCGCCGCAGTAGGGGCAGCGGCAGTTCCATAGAGTAGCCCCTTTCTGTTTGAACATGGATAACTGGCCCGATACAAACGAAAGGTATTTCTGCTGCAAGAAAAGTTGTTCCATAGTAATAAGACTCCTAGTAGGAACCCTGATACTACCATAGTCAAAACGGTTTGTCAAACAAAAAGCCCCTAGACCGTGATGTCGTAGGGGCTTATCATTACTTCTCTTGCTGATTGATGTAGGCTTTAAAGCCTTTGATCTTCTTCCGCGTCACTGGATCGATTTGACCAGTCTCTATGGATACATCCTTCAGTTCCTTGGGTTGCTCTTCATCCCGCCGAACGATTTTTGAAAAACTAGGAACATCCACGTTAGTGGCCACTGCTGAACCCGTGACATTCGCTGGTGTGTCTTCATTCATCATAACAATTCCTTCCTCAATTGTTTTCATTTGCTCCTCGGAGAGAATGACACCCTCTTGCTCTAGCCCCTCCTTCAACAACACAAGGGAAGCGGTGGCAGCCGCGGTCCAAGTCTTGCCAAATGGGACCTTCTCAAGAGCACGCTTCATGTTGAAGACCATTCTATGAAGGTACGTGAAGCTATCCTTTTCTTCACTGGTCTTCAGGTCCTTTGAATGTTTCAGAAGGTTCCCTTGATCATCAATGATACCCTGCTTATAAGCGGCCTGTTCTTTCCATGGTGTGCATAGAAGGGTCACAATCCGCATTGCATAGGCGAAGTCTGTCAATCTGGAAATACTCATTCTATAGCCTCCTTTAGATCAGACCGTAAGCGTTCTGCGAATTGATTGATGAACAACCCTTGCTCATAACGTGAAATGGGATGATTTCCTAGTACGGTGGAAAGGAACGTCATCATGATGGCGTGATGCTCTGGTGGAAGCAAGACGAAAAGTGTATCAGTTACAAACTCAGTGCCAAAGCAATTACAAGCAATAATGAACTCATTAAGGACTAGCCTACTGCGGAACTCTTTCCCTTCAGCGTGTTTGATGAAGTGCCCAGCAATGGATTTAATCCTGTTCACCTCACGTAGGAATTCCCGTGTGTTGTAAACAGGATGTTGGTAGAGTTTCGCGGCGACCAGTTTGTAATTGTCGGCCGTGATTTTCATTTTAGAACTCTTCGTCGTCGAGATAGAAATCTTCGTCGTCGGTCTCCCACTCATACTGAAGCTCTAGATCGATCTCATAACTGCCGTCATCCATAAAGTAGGTAACGATCAGGTTATATTCCGTCTGATCCTCGGCTTTGTATACTGGGATATTGAAATTCACGGCCTCGCCTTCTTCTGGAGTTTCCAGTTCGGCTTCCACCTGTTCTAGGTCAGCACCATCTAGGTTCATACCGTGGCGCTTGAGAACCTCATCCGCCTTCCGAACGCGGGCAATTGTTTCGGAAAGATCGGTGTACAGGTCATTAGTTAGTTCAGTCAGTTCATCATTGATGGCGTCCATCTCGTCTGCGAACTGTTCTAGTTCATGAAGGTTCATTTCTTCTTACCCTTCTTCGGTTTCTCTTTGGGTTGCTCTTCTACCGCAGGTTCTTCTACGGTCTCTTCTTCGGCTGAAGTCTCTTCCTGTTCCTCTGGAAGTTCTTCTACTTCCTCTTCTTCCAGCGACTCGTAAGCTTCAGGATGGCAGCCCCCTATTAGGGAAACCAGCAGTTCATTAGTTTCTGGATGACGCCATCCTTTATCAGTTGGGATCGCGTTCGGTTCCCATGTTGGTGGGTACTTTGTGATGTCTGGTAAGGGCATTAGTGAATACCTCCGAATTGAGTGCATCAGGGTTTGACGCTTCTACAATCAATTTATAGAGGTAAAGTGAGGTCTGTAAGGAAAGGTTAGCCAGACCGCCCCAGAAATTACAGAACTCACCTTTAACAGCGAGAACCCGCACCTCACTAGCTGACAGGAATTCGTCATCTCGGTCCCCTGATGAGACAAGCGCAACGGATTTGAAACGCGTCTTCTGTCTTTCCACCAGATCGAAGTATTTCCCGATGCGGTCCCCGCCAGCAACCATCACCACTTTCTCATACCCTTGTTCGGAAAGCCAGCGGAAAACAGCTAATGGGGATTTGACAGTGGCGATGTCTGGAAACAAGACATTCGGATACTCTTCACGGAAAGCCTCTTGGCAGGCTTGGCGTTTGACGTCAAACGGAAGAGGGTTTTTCTTGTCACCCTCTGAACGGGACAGGAATACCATGCCGTCTCCGTTGTTCTCGGCTGCAATCTGCTGAATGGTATTCACGACGCGAATATGTCCCTTGGTGGGTGGATTCATACGTACAAAAGCAAAAACGGCAGTTTTCATGGTTCCCTCTCTAATGAAGTCTTGAGGATACCACTACTCATGCCGTTTGTCAAGTTCACCAATTCTTATCGGCGAACAGGTCTTTCTCTGTGATGATCTTGAAATGCCAGCCGCGGTCGAGGCAGTACTCTTGGGCCGCCTTCCACTTGGCCAGATTCTTACTGTAGGTTGTCACCTCATGAAGTAGGGTCTTCTGCCGCTTACCCTTCGTCTTCCTGGGCTCCTGCGTCTGACTGTATGGCTTCACCTCAATCATGACACGTTGTTTCTTCCCGTCCTTCGTGACAAACGTCACCATGAAGTCGGGATAGTATCGGTGGTGTTTCCCGTCTACTTCCCAGTAATAGGGGACAATGAGTTCTTCGGACCCCCATGAAGCGACGGATGGATGATTGTCAAGGAAGACCATCAGCCGCTTTTCCCACGAGGAGCGGTAGATGACGTTTGTCGGGTCACCCTCATATTTCTGAGGGTTGCGAAGGGAATAGCGGCCTTGATGGAATTCCATATCAGTTGACAGGTATCATGTAGTCAAGATCAAAGTAGCCGCCGACGGACCGAAGATGGAACTTTTCAAAATCGGAATCGGGCGCTACTAGTTGCTGAAGCTCTACCGCAATGAAGGTAAAGGCATCCTTGCTGAAGCCCTTTAGCTTCGGTTTAGTGGACCGTTGATCAAGGTAGGCGATGATCTTTTGGATATCAAGATCGGAGACCTTGAGAGTAGCATGGAGGTCTAGGTTGCAAATGGAACTCCAAACCATATCTTTAACGGTCATTTCCCTCTCTTTGGAATCCATCTTCTTCCACGTCGACCCCAACTTGATCCATTGGCTTTCATCGTTATCAAGAGTCATGATAATAGTCCTCTAGTATTGTTAAAGGTATCTATGGTGTGTTGACGGTCTTCCTCCTTTCCTTTCGGTCACTCGTCATCCCGTGTATTCGTTCCGCCT